ACACAGTTAATAAAATCAGCATCCGGCTCGCCATCACGCTTAAATCTTCTATCTACTGCAATGGAAAAACGAGCGATCGCTGTTGCGGTAGCTCCCTGAGAATATCTCACCTCAGGATCTCTGGTTAATCTTCCAATCAAAATCACTTTGTTCATGTATTTTATCCTCCTAAATTAAGCCTGTACCGGCTGAATATCCTTAATTTTTGCTAAACAATCTTTTGCTTTCTGAAGTTCTCTGATTGCATTGGGGTTTCCGCTAGGAACAAACTCCTTTAAGGCTGACATCAAAGCTTCATTCTTTGTGCCTCCGAGCTGAGTGCAAAGAGAAATAATTTCCTTCTTAATAGCAGAAATATCTTCTTCAGCTGCTTCCGCCTTCGTAGGTTCAGCTTCAGGTGTTCTTACAACTGGCGTATAACCTTCACCAGAATTAGCCCACTGCATAATCTTCTTACCATGATTCTCTGTCAGTAAAGTCGCTCCTTCATGCTCAAAAATATGAGTGTTATCCTTCTGAACTTCAGCACAATTAGTCTTCTGATCAATCAAGAATGTACAAGTAAATTCATACTCAAATCCATCTCTCTGCTTTGCACCTACACCCAACTTCTGCACAGAAGTCTTACCTCTGTCGTCCTTGCTGACTTCATACTGATCCTTACCTCTCATCGTGGCAATGATATGAATAGGGGAGTCTGCAATCGCATTGATAAATTTGTTATGTCTCGGAGTGACTTTACCCCATGCCTGATATGTACCACCAGCTTGCTGCTGTAATTCCAAACATCCTCCCTTTCCTTCCCATTCATGAGAGGAAGAGTCGATAATCAGAATGTCGTAGCCTTCTGCTACTGCAAACTCAATCAATTCAACATACTTCTCAGGATTATGAGGAGCATCAATATCTACAATGTCATAATCAAATTCGTTAGCATAATAATAACCACGCTTCTGCTCAGTATTTGCTAACAGAATCTTTGCATCTTTGCCAGTCTCATTCTTGATTTCTTCCTTCATACCGGTTGCTAGACGTAACGCACCATATGTCTTTCCACCACCAGACGGAGCCATTAAAGCAACCTTTACATAAATCTTCTCTCTTTTAGCTTTCTTTACTTGAAAACCCATTAATAAATCCTCCTTAAAATATATAAAATAAAATATAGAACTATCTATTTAAACGCCCAAATTGGACGGAACATAGAAAATAAATTTATGATAAATCTATCCTCAACAGTGATTTTTGAGTATAAAAACCCAAGGGTATGCTGTTCTTCCACCCAAATATGAATGCTTTCCGCATTTATTCTCTTTTTGTCACGGATTTTATATATTATTCGTGACATTTTATTTTGGATTTTTTGAACTGAATTGTTCAAGACTGATTAGATATTATCTAAGATATTCCCTGTTACTTCATACATATCTAAATCGTATAATTCTCTCCATGATTCAAAGTCATCTCTCTGAATATACCAACCAACATTCATTCCGAGAAATTCATTCTCACCATTTCCATAAGATACTACATTATATAATTCTCCGTTTAGAATGTCGTTTTCAAAGATTAACTTACCATTCTTATCATGGCTGCCTGTACATCTACACAATGTCTTTGGATCTATTTCATATTCTCTAAACACATTTGGCAGTCCCCAATCTGTCATCTCATCACAAATGATATAATGACGTGTCTGAACAGGATTTCTATCATAATCTTCTTTAAAACAATATGTAGTCTCTTGTTTACTCGCATAAAATCCTGTAATCCATGTGTTAGTATTTAGTAATTTTGCTTTACATAATTGCGTATCAATCATATTTTCGCCTCTAAGTATTTATTCTCTGATTTCAAACAATTTTTCTACTGCTTTAACACGTTTTGTATTGTCAATTGTTCTTTTTACTTCTTGCTGCCATATACATTCCCATTGTGAAGGAGCTTCATGTTCGCTGACTAGCACAATATTTTTCTCGCTCATCTTCTCTGCCCAATTCCAAAATCTATCATAATCAAAATTCTTACTTACTCCATACTGCTTCGTTCCTTTATATGGAATATCACAATAAAACAAACAATCAATTCTATCAGAATATAGGTCTTCATAATCGCCATAACAAAATTGAATATCTTTTAATCTTGGAATCTGTTCTAACAAATTCCTTTTAGCTTCATCATAATAATTGCGTTCAGTTCCAGCTTTTGTATGTACAATACCGGCATAACCACCATCAAAAAATCTGCCATTATAACTTGCAAGAAATCCTATGGCTCCAATATACCAATCAGGATATGTATGTAATCCTTTATTAAAACATTCTCTAACGTCTGAGTAATGATCTTTTGTTATAAATTGTGGAAGATTTTCAATCTGATTTGGATTTTTGAACATTTCGATAAGATACTTATGATTGTCGGATGCAATTTTTGTATCACATTGCACTTTGTCAATTACATTACAGCCGCCGCAAAATGGCTCTATGTATGTTTTGATATTATAATCTCGTAGTCTTTCTTGTATAATAGGAATGATATTATCAACTATTCGAGATTTACTTCCCATATACTTCAATTACATATACACCAGAAAGTGACATGTCCTTAGTAGCTACCTAACCTTTTCCTTTCTGATTTTTATTCTTTCTTTACTCCAGGTTCTTCCAAAACCGCAATACTTAAAGTTCCTGTACTGCAATTTCTACCAATTCGTGTTTTGTAACCAGATTCATTTAGTTCTCTATCTAGTTCATACAAAGCATTTTCATCTGTGCTGTAAATTTTGCTACCTTTACATATTTCAGCAACTCTTGCATAATGTTTGTCTTGGTTTTGCCAATTTGAGCTGATATATATTTCTTGATTTATTGGAGATACTTGCGAAATTGTTGTGAATGGTTTAAGAATTTCTTCGATTTCATCTTTATGCTCTATATAGTCATCAACTGGATCCAGTAGCATATTTAGAAATGATCTGTATCCTCTTGTGCATTCCATAATATTCCTCCATTAATATTATCCTGATGAAACAGTGATTTCCACTGAACTGCTTCACTTACTTATTCTCTATTCGATTTTCATTTTTATTGGAAATTGTTAGCTGAATCGCTAAGATTAGTTATTCAAGAAATTCCTAATATCAGTCATCATTTGCTCTGATTCGTTAAGATAATATCTATGAGTATCTTCACCATCATAATATTCAAAATATGGAATTGGCTGCTCATCTTCATCATACATCCATCCAAGTTCTGAATACGCATCAAAATATACCGACACATGCTTTCCATTATAATCAATTACAAATCTGATAATCGCACCTGCAAATGGTGGAATAATTTTTACATCCCATTCTTTATCAAAGTGAAAAGCAGGAAGTTTTATTGCCCAACCTCTAAAATCATGCATCTGTTCCACCCTTGATAACATTAGTGACTTATTTACATTTTCCTGTAAGTTCATTTATTTCTCACCTTCTCTAATTATATATTCTCTGTTTACTGCAACATTTCTGGATAAAAGTCATAAAGGTAATCTCCAAAATCCCCACTTCTTTCTGAACCAGTTTGGCTCTGCCAAAAATGTTTCCACTCTTTACCTCTCTCAGTCTGAACAAACTGTTCGTATTTAGGTCTTAAAGCTTCTCTATCTTTACAAATATCACTCATTCTGTAATTCTCCTTTAAAATTGCACCAAGAAATGTCAGTTTCTTTCGACTCTATCTCTTCACTGTTACATTGAAAACTGACCTTAAAATACAGATAATCAACCAAATACCAGTTGCAATAGACCATTTAAATGTCAAACCAAAGCACATTGTAATAAGCTTGATTATTCCACATGTAACAATCCAACTAAATCCATAGCAGAATGCCAAAGTTGTAATGACAATAACTGCTGTTACTCCACCTTTGGTTAATTTTTCTCATTAAATTACTCATATGTACCTCTCTTTCTTTACTTTTATATTCTCCAAATACTTTTTCTTTTCTGCTTCAACAACCTTTTTGAAATCAAAATCGTTAATTCCATCATTATATGCTTTATAATTTTCGTAACTGTATATCATATTTTCCGCTTTTACTGCTCTATCTTTGTAATTCTCAACATCTTTTTTTAACTTACGAATACCACTATTGAGTCTTTTGATTTCATCTAAATCAGAAGCATTATAATATTTGACCATTTTATAATACATAGAACGAATCATACTCTCTTTCAACATTTCTGATTGTTCTTGCGATATATCCTGTTTTTTACATTTTCGATAACTTCCAAGAGATGATCCTAAAATCCCAATATATTTTGGTGTATTTTCAAGTATGTAATCTTTATGCTCATTCCACAATTCTTTACCAACCACCAAATAATTGTAGTGCCCATACCATGATTTCTTTGCATCAGATTTAAAATCCTGAATAGTAACTTTTATCTCATAACATTTAATAATTCCTTTTGAATCCATTGTCATAAAGTCAACTATTTCATTTCCATAACCATTGTTATAAAAACCAATTGTTATTTCCTCACAACCATATATTCTTTTAATTCGTGTATCTTTTTGTAATGCGGTTTCAATATCTAATGTCTCTTGACGTTTTGACAAACAGTCTCACCTCCGAATATAATTTTTCATTCATTATCCTTGGAAGCTATCAATATATCCGTCATATATATGCCCATAACTTTTTGGAATAAATGTATCTTTTCTTTTTTCTCCACCACAATCATCTTCAAATATATAATGTTGATATCCCAAATGTTCCATTTTTTCTATGTCATCTTGACAAACATTTATAAATCCAAGATATTTTCCATGACCACAGCAACATCCGGCTGTTCTAATCCCTTTATTCCATAAGCTTTCTATTTCATCTGCTAAACACTCATCAACCAAAATATTAGTTTTGTATTTTTTTCTGTCGCAATTATACGTAATAAAATTTTTAGGTGGATATATAATTCTCTTCTTACAATTATATATCATTATATATTCTCTCCTTTCACTCCAAAGAAACCGATAATTCCTACTACTATTCCTCATCAAAACCACAAATTTTGCTAATATCTTCAAGAAACTCTTTCTCATCAGGAAAATTACTGTTATTTCACCACACTTTCCAGTATCAGTGGGGTACATTACTTTTGAATTGTTTTGTACATCACTTCTTCCATCCAAGTCTCTCCACATATTCTTTGCGACTACCATTTCATACAGTCGCTTGGGCTTACGATCTCATTGTTATGAATTAAATCACCTCTGACTATTACATTTCCGTTTGGTGTAAACCCTATAATCTTACTACTTCTTGTATAACTACCTTTAGGTGCTGTGCAAGTATAAAAGGTTACCTTATCGCCAATATTAAGTGGCTTACCAGTTCTGTCTCGCATCTTAATATCTCCTATCTCTGTTTAACTCACAATCTCTGGGATCTATTACTTCCATAGGGCTATAGCGATCTTTTCTAACAATTATATTACCAGTAGGCGTAAAGCTCATTACTCTACTTTGTTTAGTACCGTACCCATCTGAAAATTGCACCTCATCGCCAATGTATAGTCTATCGTGATTTCTATCGTACATATAAATTACCTCCATTTAAAAATTATATATTTTATGTTTATTTCAACAATGCTGCGATCTCATCAATTTCAAGCTCAGTCTTTTTATCATCAGATAACAACTTGTCCAGCTTACTTTCCATTCTATTCAGATCAGACTCTTCTTTCCTTAAACCAGACACCTCTAATTTGCTCTTAATATCATTGATCCATGCGGTTACACTATAACCTGAAATTTCAAAATCGTTCATCCCAAGATCTACGGCTGACATCAAATAAGAATTCAACCTAATCAAAAGTAACAATAGCGCATCATCTGAACAAACATTAATGTTAATAGTCATCCCGTCCATATTGAGAACACAATTTGTTTCAGGTGAAAATCTAATCTTTCTCTCTGAAATCGACTTTTTCTTAGCGTCAATCTGCTTTTTTAATTCTAAAATTCGATCATCATTCTTACTCACGTAATTCATACTCCTTTTCATATTCTCTTCCATTTGCTAAATATTTCTGTTTAAACGCAGGCCTTAATTTTTCAAAAACTTCTTCAATAGATACTGGAATCATATGTGTTTCAATTTTCTTTCCATAACAATTATTAATCTCTTTTTCTTCTGTCGGGAAAATATCGATTGCTTCTATCTCGTCCATCCTCCCATTGTACTTATAAACAATATATTTTCCGTTGTCTTCCGGTTCGTATGAAGTCTCCATTTTATATTCAATATATTCTCCATCAACATTTACAAGGAATTTCGTATCTATATATTTTAATTTATTATTATTCCAATATGTGCTAGTTGATTTTTTATAAAAATCCTCGAAGGAAAATTCAAAAAATTTGTCTTTAGTATCGTCTATTGGAGAAAATTCCCAAGATGATTGCATTAAATCATAGATTTCAGAATAATTAGAAATACATTTATCGTTTATACAACTAATAAATTTGTTTTTAGGAATACTTTTAAATTGTTCAAAACAATATTTATCATTATATAATATGGCAAACCAATACATTTTTCCATATAACAAATTTTTTATATTTTTATATGGCACCTTATTATAATATCTATATGCATTTCGTTCATTTGGAATTTTTTCATACGATTTTACTCTTTCAATTTTACCATCTTGTTTAAATTCGTATCCATAACCATATGTATCGAATCGTCCCATATAAATCCAATTTTCATTATTCTTAGATAAATATGTAGCACCAATTATTAAATCTTTTGCTTTAATAGATTCATTATTGTGTACGATTTTACTATAAGCTTCAATTGCTTTATAATCAGGAGATTCTACCGGCATAAGAACCAAGTCTTTACCATCCCAACCATATATTAATTCTCCTTCTATGCCCTTACCTTTGATACAAGAACAGTTCTCCAATATGTATAATAAATTCTCTATAGTAATTTCAAATTCAAATCCTCTTGGATCATATACTCTACAATAGGCTTGTCTATGATCCCAACCTGAAGAGTAATCACCCACTTTTTTATTAAAAACAAAACCTTCAGTTGGAACATTATCAAACTCAGTATTAGGAATATCTTTATCTCGCCATCCATTCCAGGATGTTTCTTTTCGTAGGACTCCTTTTTCGTCATAATAAATTACATAAGCTAATTTACCAGTATATGTATCTAAGCGATTTTGATATCCAACATTTATTCTTTTAGGAATAAAATTATTGCTTTTCAATTTGTTATTCTCTCCTTTCTATGGTTTTATCATAATTATTTCTTTCCATTTACTCTTAGCATATCTAACGCAATTTGCAGTTCCACCGCTAGATCCATCCCATACAGCAATAACTTTGTCTGCCAGATTAACCATGTATTCATTCCGCTTCTGCATTAACCATGGTTTATATTCTTCGTCAGATACAAGCTTAACAATATCTGCTTTGGAAAGAATCTCATTATACTGATCAATACTTTCTTTTATCCATTTACATGAATGATTCTTGCATGGAATAGCGCAATGTAACTTAATGTCATATCCTTCATCTTTCAATTCTAATGCAGCTAATGCGAATACCGTATCAACTCCAAGTGCCATACCGGTAATTGCTTCATCACAATTATTCTCTTTTAGAATTTGTTTGAATTGATCTTTTAGTTTCTGCCACCGTGGATCAGAAAGATTATAACCATATAGTTTATTCGGTCTATGTCCTGTTACACATATTTTCATTACATTATTCTCCAACTAAAATCCAAAGCTTGCGTTTCTTGCTCACTTTTAATGCATCAATAAAATCTATCTTATCTAGGTTTAGCATTAAATTAGGTTTATTCCTTCTGATTTCATTGATAGATGGATATACTCCCAACTCGATAAGAATTTTTGGCAAGTAGCGTTCTTTAGTATAATAAGTTTTTTCTTGTTCAATCCGTTCCCAATCTGATTCATCTAAAGCAAACATCTGTATAGGATTCGCTATTGGCTTTCCTATTACTACATTCTCTATATAAGCCATGTCGTCATCCTCCTTAATTTATATTTTAGTCTACTGATTATATGTGATTTCCGCTCTTTTGGCTCCAACTACTACTTTACCGTGTAATTCAACCATTTTCTCCAATTCGATTCCAGAAAATCCTTCACCTACAAGTACTCGTTCGGTTCCATCTTCAAATTTATATGTCCATAGTAAACTCATACGTAAATCTCCTATTCATTCTCATCATATTGTCTTGCAATTGAATAACACTCTTCAGACAACTTTTCTGTATCAGTTTCAGAATATCCATAATCAGAATCAAATTTATTTAATCCAATATGTTTCTTAATTTCGTCCTGGTTAGATAAAATTTGACTTAGTGCTCTAAACAATAAATTTAAATCTTCATGATTCATAAAACTGCTCCTCTAAATGATTATTTATTCGTCCTACAGAATCCTGACTATCTGTTCATACATACAAATGTCTTTATCATTAATAGCTTTATTGACATGCATATGACCAAACAAATGTCTTTTGTATTCCGTCTTTGCTTTTACTTCTTCCAAATAATTAGTGATTTTATCTGGTTCATATAATCCCTTGCCTCCCATAAGATACAAATCAGAGGTTGATGGACTATGCGATAAAATATAATCCACTACATTATTATTTTCCTTAAGCGTCTCTAATCCATGCTGCATCTCCTGATCAGTTGGCATCTCTTCCTCCCACCAGGACAATCCTTTAATGCGATACATATATTTACCTTGTTTATCTAGCTTTTTAGCTTTTTCTCTCCAATCAGGATCATCATAATCGAGAATTCCGTCCTGAATATCGTGGCTACTTGCTCCACCAAAAGCAAAGAATTTCTTATCTTCAATGGTGAATAATTCACCTCGCATTAGATGTAGTACATGAGGGCGAATCACATGAACTTTACCACCGTTCCATTCTGAAACAGGGTAACTGTAGAGTCTTGGGAAGCATTCGTGATTGCCATCAACAAACACTGTTGTAAACGGTTTATCTTCCAACCAGTCTAACCAATATTTCTCTTGTTTATCTTCTCCGTTGTGATTCCATATCAGTCCGAAGTCTCCAAGAATGATTACTGTATTTTCATTTTTATTTCCAGAAAATTCTTTCTGCTCATAAAAATTTTCAGTACTCAATCTTATAGGATTCCCATGAATATCACCAGTTACCCATACACTCAAGTCATTCACCAACTTTCTAAAAATTTAGTCAATTATAGAAGCTCCAATTGCAATACCAACATATCACATCGGATTCTAATAATAATCTGTTATCTATCATCACATTTTTCTCTTAATTTTTTCCCGCACCATGGGCAATAATCAATATATTCTCTCTGATGCACATAGCCATCGTCGTATTCGTCCCATTCAGAAGTCTCAATATCCAAATAATACTCTCCGTCTAATGGGTCAATAAATATACGATTGTCTTCTGAATTATAATTACAATACCTACACATACTTATTCTCCACTCTGAATAATTTCTTCCAGTGTTCTCGGAGTATAGTTCATATAACTTTTCATACATCCAACATTGAACATATTACAAGGCTTATCATATAAAGCTTCCATCTGATACTTCACCTGCTGCATCATATTATCCTCGAAACTTGTATGAACGTGACCATATAACATATACCAGCCATAATAATGATTTTTGAAGCAAGGAATAGGATAATGGCAAAGTACAATACCTTTACCATTTCCAATATCCAATTCTTTATAATCAGTGATCTCACAGAATCTACTTTGTAATTCTCTGTTTTTGAGCAAACGATTGTCGTGATTACCCTTAATTAAATGTATATGGCCATTTAATCTGTTAAAAATCTCAATAGTTTTTGTGGCGTTATGCCATGATATGTCTCCAAGCAGATATACATCATCATCCATACCAACCACACTGTTCCAATTTTTAATTAAAGCCTCATCATGCTCTTCAATAGACTTGAAGGGGCGATTATCAAAACTAAGCACGTTGGTATGCCCTATATGCAGATCACTTATAAAATAATTCATAAATTTACTCTCCTAATTTATCCTTATAAAACAATTTTCTAAGAGTACAAATATCTTTTGGTACAGAATCAACGTCTTCTACATCGTGCAATTTTCTCACCCACGCATAATACTCGTTTGCCGTTGGAGTAGTTAAAGCAGATGTCTTTTTAATATAACCATTTCTAATAGCTTCATGTGAAATTGATCTCATAAATTTCCAAAAGTTATAATATGTAAGCTTTAGTTTAGTCATATATCCAACGCTATCTTCGATTACAAATCCTTCAATTTTTCTACCATTATATTCATAATCTTCTTCAAGTACGTCATAATACCAATCATAAAAGTCCTGCCAGTTGGCAATCTCAAATGCTTTTTCTTTAGTGGTTAATCCAAACTGATATGCAATATCACACATGGTTTCATAATCATATTTTTTAAAATCTATCTGATTATAAATAATATCCAGTAAATATAATTTGCTCTCAGGATAATCAATGATATGTGGATCATTTTTTATATCAACATTTTCGAATACGAAAGAAACATTGTTTTCCTTCGCATACTGTTTCATTTTTTCTCTGTTTTCTAACGATATCTGCTCGTAAATGGCATCTTCTAACCATTCAGCGAATTCACTATCTATACTTGTTTTACTTGCAATAAACAAATCATCATGATATTCATCATAGCTTACAATTCCTAAATAACCGTTTTCCTTTACATAAGCAGTGACAGGAAATTGAAGTTTATATTGCAACATATCAAACTTTGTTTCTGGACGTTCGTTGATGTTAAAAAATTTATTATACGCTCTCGCAACTACTTTTCCCTTGAAAGTATCAATATATAATCCTCTCGCTTTTGTAGTTTGTTCATCCCAAATTTTGTCATAAAAAGCTTTACTTGTAAAATTAAATGACGATACATTTCCAAATTTCTTTTCTTGGATATATTTATTTGATCTAAGAGAGATAATAACGTCTGCAACAGAACTACTTGTTACGCTTTGCAATTCCATTACTTCCGGTGTTTTAAATACGTTATTTTTAATCTCAATTTCATGTATTCCCGTATTATCAATTTGGACACAGCGCAAACATCCTCCAAATTCAACTCTCCCTTCAAGATTAAATACTCTATCATTCACACGAATTGGAACTTGTTTTGTATTTCTATGTCCATGAATTTGATAATAATTCGATGGCATTTTTTCAGTAAACGTCTCTGCAATTCTTTCAAAATCATTATAATTGCCAACGCCATTGATCATCTGGTCGGTTGCAACGAAAGTAAGATTGTCTGGAAGTATGCTTAAACCTGCATGAGTAACAAGATAAATATTTTCTCCGTATTTATAATAAGCACACTGCCCTAATTTTCTATAGAGTTGTCGTACATCCTTTTTATCAATCTTAGCATCATCCAGCTGCGGTTTTGTCACAAGCTCAAACTCTTTAGATTTACCAACACAATCATTAGCCCATAACCATAACCATCTCTCATGGTTTCCTTCTAGCATTAGTACGTTTTTCTTATCTTTGATAGAAATTAGAAACTTAACGACATCTGCATTCTCAACACCTCGATCTATGTAATCTCCAGTGAAAATATACATCTCATCGTCTTTAATACCCCCATTATCATCAAAATATTTCTTCAATGCAGTATAACATCCGTGAATATCACCAATATGATGAATTTTTCTATACTCTGACAGATCAAATAATTTCGTCCAAATCACATCCAATTCATTTGGCTTAATTACCTTAATACCAGATGGAATCTTCTGTGTTTTGAAACGTGAATACATTTTATCAATTACCTCATCAGGAACTCTTTTTAATTCCTCTCTATTCGAATTTCTTCTCTTTACCTCTTCAATAGGTATATCTGTAAAATCAACGCAATAAATTCTATAACGATATGTTTCACACATATGTTTATATCTATTCATTTCAGATGTCTTAGAATTCGTTGCGTCTATTACTGTAAATTCACCTTTCTGCATACGAATTTCAAGCAAATTAAACAATGTCTTCCATACGGTTTTGTCATTATTTTGGCTAATTCCAACACTACCATCCGGTTGTAAACAAGGACTCTGACATAACAACCTAATATCATCTGCGGATAAGGTATAAGGCTTTAAACCGTTCTGCTCAATCCATGTGGATTTTCCGCAGCCAGCAGAACCACGCAATAAAAGTAATACTCTCATATAAAATTTCCTTTCATTTTTATTTCTAAAATCTTATTCTCTTTTTTAATGGAATTTTTGAGCAGAAATGCTCTTAGATTTTTGACTCTAATCTTCTTTGAATAATTCACTGCAATATGGACTCAAACTTACATCATTTGCAACCTGGTTAGCCATCCTACCAACCATCCGAAGTGATTCTCTTATAATAGTCCCATTAGGATACCGGTGTTTATCTCCATATCCATAATTCTTATAGAAATCGTCGCCTTGGTTATTTTTCTTACACTACCAATTTTTAGCATATTCGATCTCGTCTTTGGCAATTTCAAGAGATTTAATTATATAATCTATTTTATCTATTTGGTTCATTTATTCTCACATCTGATCTATAATACTCTGTAAATTATCAACAAATATTTGTGCTTCTTCTTTATTGAGCATCATGAAATCACACGGAATGACAGCAGCTTTACATTTATCAAAAATTCCTTCATTTTCCCATGCTTTATAAAACTCGATAATGGTATCAAGATCTATATATTCACTGTCTGGATTCCACTGAAAAACTATAACATCACCTTCCTTTGGATGTATCTTTCTTAGTTCCGTCATATTCTTCTTAATAAATTTCTTTTTTTGTCTCTTATTCATATCTATCACCTATGTAAAATATTGACGCATAAGTTTATTTTTTAATCTTTGCACCAAACTCTTCTCAATCATTCTTTTATCAAAATCATCCAGAGAATTATACATATCCATAATATGTTCACTCGGATTTTTAATGTAATCCGCATATTGTTCATCATTCTCTACTCGTAATTTTATATAATCAAATGCATCTAATTCATCTTCAAAATAAACATTAAGTTCATTGCCATCTTCGTCTTCTACGAATATTACATCGCCATATGCATGAGTTTCTGGATTGACGCATTTTGTTAGTTTATATTTCATACTGATTAATCCTCATATAATACTTTTATAGGCTTATCCATTGTAGGAATCAAAAATACTTTATTATCTCCTATCTGATTATTAAATGATTTAGGAATCTCAAATGTCTTTTATCTATCACTGCCTAACCATTTTTTGATTTTTTCAAGATTTTCTTCTTCAGCAAATACAGTAAAAGGTGCTACTTTATCCACCAATTCATAAAATTTTTGCATTTCTTCTGGCGACATTTCCATATGATATTCACATTCACCTCCTACTTATCTACTTCAAATATATTTACGTCCCATATTATTAGATCCTTTTCATCTACAAATGAGTCGAGATTACTCCACATTGCACTGACTAATCTTTCATCAATTAAGTCTTCCATCATACAAAATAATTGTACACTTGGATGAAACGATAGATATTTTGTTGGACGATTTTTATTAAACGCACCTCTTAATACAGGTAATCCATACTTTTTTCGCTTATTGTTACTCCAATGAATGGGATTATCATAGAATGCTTTCTTTTTGCGTCTATATTCTGCCAATTCATTTTTTGCAAACCTATCAAATTCTTTTTCTCGTTCTGTTTTTGGATGAGGTTTCATAATTTCTTTAACATTTTCTCGAATTTTATCATTAGCTTTAGCTTTTTCTGAATCACTCATCTTGTTATAGTTCATAGCAGCTTCTAAAAATATATTTTTCAATTTCTCACCTACTTTCATGACCACATGAAACGTGGTTTTACTTGGCTTATCCTGAATATTGTATAGTTTTGTGACAAGCCAAGAAACCAAAATTCATATACTTTTAGTAAAATGCTTCCGACATTGAATCTCCAAGTCTTACAAGATTCTCTACTTCCTTATCAGACATAGAATTAATTTCTTCAATCGAAAATGTTTCTTTAATTGCAAAATATGAATTATACCAATTTTCATCACAACCCATACTATTTCTTGCTGTGGTCAATACTGGTTTCTTAATATATTCTAATAATTTTTCTTTCTCAGTCATTTTTCACTCCTTTATACCAAGAGACTCTCTTACTTCCAACTTCAAAAATATCCTTGTCCTTCTCGAAACATATGTAATTTCTACCTGTATTCATAGCTGCAACTGCAGTTGTACAACTTCCTGCACACGAATCAAGAACTAAATCTCCTGGATTGGTATATGTCTTAATAAAATATTCACATGCTTCAACAGGTTTTTGACACTGATGCAAGCTGCTTTTCTGAGTATCCCACTTGAACTGCAGAACATCTCTTGGATATCTTTGTGTATTGCCACCACCTGAAATACCAGTCTTTGTAGCACCATAACAGTTACCATCTGTTGTATGTTTTGTATAAGAATGAACAGGTGTATGTCCTTCTGTCATTTGTGGATTGTAAGTAGGGAGTTTTTTATAGAAAATCAAGACATTTTCGTGCGCCTTCATAGGCATTTTTTTAGCGTTTAGATGACCAGTTGCTTTGGTCTTTTCGATAATCCATTCGTAGCGATACAAATTTTCATTACTACAAGCGAGTCTCTTATCAAATGGCGACTGCGCCCATAATGCAATACAACCATTACCTTTGATAATTCGATTGTAATGCGTCCATAAACCATCTTTTTTATTCTCATAAAACCAATCTCTTGTATATTCAAGACTACTATTTGTTACTTGAGCTAACTTAAATAAATCTGTTTCATAAAAATATTGACCTGATAACTCGACATAATCATTTAACGGCATTTCACATTCCCAAAAATTATTAGTCGTATTATAAGGCAAATCTGTGAAGACGAAATCGACTGATTTATCATTAATCTTTTTCATACCTTCAAGACAATCTTCGTTGTATATTTTATTAATCTCTAACATTTCTTACTCAGAGCAAATCCAGATTTAATGCTGCAGCAAATCTCTTACTCCTTTCAATGTACTATTCTCTGTTCCCAAATAACTGTTGCTGTAATGAATCACAAAAGATTGCATAAATTTCATCTTTGTAATTATCATGACACCATTTAGCAGCTAATTTATATGCCAAATCATATACTTCTCTTTATTCATAATACTCATACAATTATTCTCCTAAATCCATTCAATCTCTTTGCAATATAACGAACAATATGGATAAATACGATTTAGAAATATTTTACGATTAATATTACGAGAGACTTTTATCTTAAAAAATCTATATCCTCTTTGTGAATAATTAACAGGATTAAAATGACACCACTGTTCTTTATTTGCAAATACAACTCTATCTTTTTGCTGTATTTTAATCTTATCCAAATTATTGTTCACAAAATTATTCCAATCTTCATCCGTAGAAAAGAAACCACAAACAACAATCTGATTACTACATGGATATTTTCTACCTTCTTGTTTATTAATTTTTTCCGATATTAACTTCATTTCTTCTGTCATCTCTATATAACATCCTCTAAACGAAAGATACATTTCATTATCTTTCTAAATAGGCTGACTGGCTATGACACCAGCCAACCCAAACATATTAACCAAGCTCTGCAATAGCTCTATCCAGATCCTCATCAGACAGATTTTCCAACGCTTCATTCTGTCTCTTAGCCTTAATTGCAAGAAGTCTCTGTTTCATTTCACGGTTCTTCTTCTCATCTTCCATTGCTTCCTTTTCAGCAAGCTTTACACCAACAATATACTTAACGATCTCAATCTTATTGTAGAGTTCCTCATCTTCCTTGCTCTTAGTGTTCAGCAAGCTTTCCTCTTCGGATTTCTTTACCTCTGCATTCAGTATCTTGAATACAGAATCAAGGTTTGTAAGAGACAAATCCCACAGATCAATCACATTGATCAATCCTCTAAACGGAAACTGGTAATTATTACGTGTTGCTACTTCAAACAAATTTACTTCACTCATATTAATATTCTCCTTTTTTCATTAAAACTTAATCTTCATGATACGTTCTGTTGCACCTTTTACTTTAACAACAAGTTCTGCCCTCTTCGTCATTGAGAATCCAATACCAGAAAGCTGGTCGTCAGTGTTTTCTACATGGCATTTTGCTCCCAAAGCCTCGAATACTCTCTTATGCTTCATTAAATCATTGTCAAGAAACTCAAGATAGAATCCATTAGGTTCTTCACTATTTACACAATCCTTAAGGAAGAAGAATAAATGTCTATGTCCAATTCCATCCTGTTCATCAAAATAGTTCGGACTATAACTGATCACTGATACAGGAACAAACTGATTTGTATTTATTCCCCAAATCTCGCGACTTGTCACAGAGGAAATTCCAGAAAGTTTTTCAGCGATTGTGAAATTACCATTTTTATCAAGAGTAACTTCTGCTACCTGAATATCCCCACTTACCGGCTTATTATATTCAAATGCATAAATTTCTCCGTTAAACTCAACTTCCGCCTTAAATCCCTTGCTTCCTCTATTGTGGAACTGATGTACAAAGAACTTGTAAACGCCTGGCTTCATATGAGTCATATCCGCCCATGTAATATTTTCTACAGAAGGTTTTCCTCTCATCTGTACCATAGGATGAGTGATATCAACATCTAATTGTCCACCACATCTTGAAATCGTAGGTTTTCTACAATTACCAAAAAAGATTTCATTTCCATCAGGCTCTAAACAATGCGCATCCAAATCACTGTTATCATTCTGATTTTCGTTCCACATAATAGAGAATCTGAGAACTCCGTCAACATTACCACCAGCTGCTTTTACATTCTGCTTCATATCAGAGTCAGTAATATTTCCTGAGTAAGCCCAAGACAATCCATTATTCCACTTAAACATTGTCTTAGCATCTGTGTTTACAGGTGCAATCATTGATACGAAATTCTTCTCATGCTTATTCTCTACAAATGCTTCAATCTCTTTTGCGGTAGGAAGTACCTTATCAATAAAATCCTGCGCAGAGATCTCTTCAACCTTTGAAAATTTCTTAGGACTTACAGAAACTTCTTTCTCCATCTGTCCAAAAATATCATTTGCACCATTCATTCTTCTTGCAGCACTCTTATTAGAGAACAATACATTATTGACTGTAATATCATTCAAAGTAGCAAATCTTCGCTGCAATGAATCCATATATCCCAGTTCTGTAATTGTCTTCTTTGCGTCCTCAAGCATCTTCTTTGTGAAAATGGCCTTGGGTCTTTTATAGTTGCTCGGTGCTACAATCTGCTCATATTTTCTAACAGCAGTATCCAAATCCATATCTTCGCTCACATTTACAAGGAGTGTTCCAATAGAATGATTTCTAATTCTGCCAATTGCAATACCTGCTGTTACAGACTTCTCCCAAGCGTACAATTCCTTATCAGATTCAGATGTCAACTTATCATATTCTTTCTTGTACTTTTTAAACTCTGTGAGCACAGTCTTCCATTCTTCACCCTTATAAAGCGTATTGGAATTAATCAGTTCAAGAATCGTATCAAGCGCATCCATTGTGATTTCATCAAGAGAACGCTTAAATACGTTTCTTGTATCTCTAAACTGTCCCTTGATCTCTTCATTAGAACTGTTACTTTTATTCACAAACTTACTAGGAAGTTCCAGGAAGAAATGATCCCAACGATGAGATCTGCCATCAATCTCCTCAAAGTTAAAATCGGTTCCCATCTTCTGAAATGTAGTTGTGTAAATATCCGTAACCTTATGTGCTTTTACAAAAGCATCAAGAGCGTCACATACCGGCTGATATGTATAATCATTAAGCTCAAGTTCCCAAATCGTGTGTACCTGATTGTCTTTAATAATTACAGCAGCACCAATATTTTTGATAAACTGTCTACAACAACTACAATCATGCTCTCTGCGTTCTCTGAAAATGTTATTAGTACCGGCAGGAAAACTATCAAGATAAGTATTCCATAACTCATCCTTATCAACATTTACTTCAAATAAATGTGTTACATCTTTCTGCATTTCGTTGAAGTGATCCTGTAATGCTTTCTTGAATTTCAAAAATCCATCCATTTTTGTATACCTCTTCTTTCTTTTATTGTTCTATATGGGTTATTCTCTAAATGGACTAACAGATTGTGACATCTGCTAGTCCTAAAATTATTTATTTCTACGCTTACCTACAATAAATCCAATGCCAAAACATACGCCAATGCAGATAAGAAATACTCCAATATTTAACACAATCATGCTGTCACCTACTCAATAATCTTGAAGGAAACATCAGTACGTCTATTCATTGCACGATGCTCTTCGGTGTCATTGTCAACAACAGGGTTACTAGAACCATTTCCAACAATAACAATTCTATCTGCGGAAATACCATTCATGATAAAATAATTCTTAACAGTCTCTGCTCTCTGAAGAGACAGCTTCTTATTATACTCGTCCTGCGGATCAGAGTTAGGATTAGGATCGGTATTACCTGCAATCTCAATAATTGCACCATCCAGAACCTTTGCGATTTCAATAAACTTATTCAGCTCCTCAGATGCACTTGCGGAATCAGAGAACTTAGCTGTATTCTTGACGAAAGTTACAGATGCGGATCCACTTAGCAGAGCTTCAGTATCCTCAATAGTCTGCTTATTCTCTTCTGTTACTTTCACAACATTTGTATTAGATACTTCTGTTGTACTGAAATTATCAGCAATAGCCTGAACATAGGTATCATCAAAAATACTGTCCACCAGATCTGCGTTTACACTCTCACCAATAGAAGTCCATACCTTACACATATCAGAATAAATAGTTTTAGCGGTTCCATTTAACAGATCAGAATTATCTTTCCAAGTGGTTAATCTTGCAGTCGCTGCGCTTCCAATAATATCTTCATCAGAAGCCGTATTGAACATAGGCATTACTTCTCTAATTGCAGAGAATTCAGTATCATATAAACTAGAAGCCTCAAGAGATCCTTGAATAAACTTTTCAACCACATCAGCATGTGCCTCTGCGAAATTCTTATCAAATAAAATGCCATCCATTACAAGATTTGTAGAACTTGCTGTACTAAATAATACATGTGCATCTGTCATATTCTGAGCCTGAGTAAGATAAGGTTCCCATGTAGCTGCTACATCAACCTGTCCTGCGAAAAATGCCTTCGCAGTATCATCTGCTGTTGCAAACAGGACTAGATTATCAATAATTTCAGATTTCTGATCATCAGACAGATTAGAGTTATTTACAAACCAAATAACCAAAGTCTGTGCCTCAGAGAACTCAGGTACTCCAATTTTAGCACCAACCAAATCATTTACTGATGTAATAGAGGACTTCGCAATAATACCGTCTCCACCATTAGAGTAATTGGTGATATAAGGCATCACAACATCTTTACCTGCTTCAGTAAATTTCTTAGATAGAAATGCGGTTCTGTTAATTGTATATCCAGCTGCATTTAAATCACCCTTAATCAAAGCATTACTAGACTGTGTAGCGTCATTAATTACATTGATGTTTACATTAATGCCAAGTTTTCCATAAATAGAATCAGGCTGAGTTGTAAGACCACCATTAGCGTCAATTACAGACTTCCAACCAATCCATTCATCAAGAGATAGATTAATTGTGCCATCACTACTATCCGTCTTTTTAGTATCTGTCTTTACATCAGTAGAAGTATTTACATTGGAATTTGCATCATTATCTGCCACAACACTATCTGTCTTAGTATCATTCTTCGTCTTAATAAAACCAGTCTTCAGTCCTGCTAAGACTCCACCTCCAATTAATGCTACAATCAAAATCATAATTAAAATCTTTGAAGCCTTCGTAAGTCTAAATCTCTTTGTACTCATTTTCTTTATTCTCCTTATTTGTTATACTTTTTCATCAGACCATCTAAATAATCGTTACTGCTTGTCTTTTTAGCCTCTGCTTCTGCTTTGGCAAGTTTAGTTGACATCTTATTGTTATGTACTACCTTGGATCCCTCAACAATAGCATCCAGATCTCTATTTTTATCTCTGACAGAATCCAAAAGTTTATCAGTTGCAGTCACATTCTTCAGTTCATCCATATCGTCATAGACTTCCTGTAACTGTTTCTTCACTTTCATATTCTCTACTACTTCCTTACTTTCTCTCTTCAACTTACGAAGATTCTTTTCGCACATTTCCTGTGCTTCCTTGGCTGTATTAGCAGCATCCTCATATGCTTTGATTAGTTCAGAATATCTTCTAATATCAGCTGCAACCTCTTCTCTTTCTTCTGCTTTTAATCTGGCAAGGTCAATCTTATTTGCTTTTACAAGAGATTCACATTCAGCTTCTACTTTTTCGATTCTTGCCTTCAAATTTTTCATATCTTTCTGAGCATTACTTAATTTACCGGCAGCAACCTTATATGCATTGTCTGCTTTATTATAAGCATCCTGTGCCTGTTCAATCTTCTCACCGTAAATAGCTTCTGCTCCTTCAGGAGTAGTTGCCATATCCTTGATAAATAGTCTTGTAAAACCTTTAAATAAAGATCTTGCTTCAGGGAACAATGCAAAGATTAAAACAACTAACACAATTGCTACGATAATAATAATGTTTCCAAGTTCCATTTACTCGTTTCCTCCTTCGATAAACTTAATAAGACCTGTAATTCTACCAATCTCTGTATTGATATTATTCTCCGAAGTCTTCATTTCTGTCTGCTGATCTGCGATTTCTTTCTCTAAGCGAGCAATCTCTTTCTTGTGATTTTCAATCTCAGTTTCCTTTGCACTAACAGTGGTATTACCTTCGTCAAGAATCTTATTCAATACATTCTTCAGTACTTCAACCCTATTTTCACCATCAAGAGAAACATCTGTAACAGTCAGTCCAAATACTCCAATGGTTGCTAATACAGATCCTATTTTTGTCTCTGTAACCATTTCTTTAGGAAGAGAATTGATAAGCTCCTCAATCTTAAAAATTGACTTGGACTTATCAAATAACTCATTCTGAGTATAGATATCATCAATTAATGTATCTGTTCTTACCTCATCCAACTCTACAGGAACTGCCTCCTCTACATCATAACTTGTTTCCGTTTCATACTCTCTCTCATCTGGTACTCTTTCAACGAAAAAATCCTTTAAACTCATTTTTTACCTCCATATAATTTTTAAATTCTATAATCACGTCACACATTTTATTTGCTTCTTCTCTACTGTGTGTAACCATAATTATCGTGCTACTTGTTTCTTTGTGTTGATTGATTATCAAATCCTGCATTCTTTCTCTTGTCTCAATGTCTAATGCGGATAAAGGTTCATCCATAAGAATAATTCCAGGATTCATAAATAATGTTCTTGCTAAAGCCAATCTCTGTCGCATACCGCCTGATAACTGTTTTGGATATTTATCTTCACTATTTTCTAATCCAACCAATTTCATCATTTCTTTAGCTCTATCAACATCACATTTATTTATTCTCCCTTTTACCTTCTTAGCTATGAGAATGTTATCTAAACATTTCAGCCAATCAAAAGAAGTATAATTTTGGTGCATCATATAAATGTTATTTTTACTAGCATTAGTAATTAATTCTCCATTAACACTGATAGTTCCGCTTAAAGGCTTCACAAGACCTGCAATAGTTCGTAGTAATGTCGTCTTACCACAGCCAGACTCTCCCAAAATTCCATATATTTTTGAATCAAACTGATAGTTGAAATTTTTAAGTAAAGGCTTATCTCTACTATAACCAGTATATAATTCACTTATCTCAATCATTGATGTACCTCCATTTAAAAATATGTTTGACTAACCATTTCGCAGAAAAATCAAATATTACGCTTATAATCATGATTACAATAATTGCCATAAATACTAAATCTGTTCTACCTCTTGATGAAGATTGTTGAATAATATATCCCAAGCCGTATTTAGCGTTAATAGTTTCGCAGACCGCTATATATGTAAAGCCTATGCCGTAACACATAATATAGCTGTTCAATACACCAGGAAGCGATGCCGGTATTTGTATTCTCCATATGGTTTGCAATTTACTCATACCTATTGTCAGTCCTGTATCTATGAGATCACCATTCACCTCATCAAGATTCAGGATCACAGATGGCATCATATATACGAATGTTGCAATAAATAAGAAAACAATTTTCATAAGTTCATCAATTCCAAACCACATAATTAAAAGAGGATAAAAAGCAGTAACTGGAATATATCTCATAATACTGATAATAGGATTTAGAACGTCCTTTGCTATTTTTGAGTTATAAACCAATAATGCTATTGGAAACGCAATCAAACCTGATATAAGAGTCGCAACAGTAATTCTCAAAAAGGAATATCTTATTGCTTTCGTTAACTGTCCTGTTTGAAACATTGCAATCATATCAGTGAATACAGTCTTAGGATCAGGCACAAATAAATGATTTACATGTTGTGCAGTTATATTCCACAGTATTAAAACCGCAATTGACAATGCTATTCTTTTTATAATAGTTTTCATTTTTTATTACCCTTTAAACTTTGAAATAGATTATCTAGCTTTGACACTAGATAATCCTAAAATTATTTATCTAACATCTACGATAGATGAATTAGTTCCTTGCACTTGTGGAAGTTCACCATTCCACTGTTCATACTTAATCTTTTCGATCAGTTCAGGTGTAAGAGATTCTGCAATCTTTCTATTTGCCTCCGCCTCTGCTTCTGCGGCGATCTTCTTCGCTTCGGCTTCACCTTCTGCAATAATTTTTGCCTGTTCTGCTTCGATCTGTGCAGTTTCTCTGTCCTTCTCTGCTGCGATAAGAGCTACCTGCTTATCCTTTTCTGCCTGAACCTTTGCGGTCTGTGCTTCAATGTTTGCCAACTCAAGTTCCTGCTGTGCTGTTACTTTCTTCTGAATAGCAGCTGCCGTTTCATCGTCAACATTTATCGAGGTAAAATTAACGGTGTCAATAATAATTCCATAAGGTAAAAACTTTTCCTTCAAATATGTATCAAGTTCTGCGTTAATTTCAGTACGCTTATCTCCAAAAATGTCTGTAACTGGATACATTGCAGATACTTCTTGTGTCCATGCAATTACCTTTGGCTTAATAAAAGTATCCTTGATTGTTTCGCCAGATCTTCCCTTAAACTGTACGAATGTATCAGCTACTCTATCCACATCGAACTTATAAGAGAATTCCAAATTAACTTTTACCGTCTTACCATCAGACGTAGGAATGCTAAAACTTTCATCTTTCTTAGAATCACCCTTATCCTCAGATGTCAAATAAGACTGTTCAATTCCAATAGAATAAATTGTAACCTTCTTCGTTGGTGCGACAAAATGCCAACCCTGACCAAGCACTTCTCCATCTACGCCACCTGACATGTTGTACACAACCCCTACATAACCAGCCGGTACTTTCTCCATACACATAAATCCAAGCACTACAGCCACAACCATAATAATTCCTAAAAATACTGCTCCTACTTTTCCTGTCTTCATTTTTACTTACTCTCCTTTTCATTTTTATTATCTTTTTCATCTCTATTCATTTCTTCCATTGCATCTTTTCCAATTCTGGAAATAAATTTTCCGAATGGAAAGAATACAAACGAAAGTAAGAACCATAATGCGAATACTCCTAAAAGTACTAAAATAACTAATACTGGATTCACTATTTTATTCTCCTTCTTTGTTTTCTAATTTAGCGATCCTTTCTTCAAGTTTGCTAATTTTTTCTCCATAATACATATTCATATCTTGAAAAATACCAACTTCGTTTTCATTGCAATAATATAAATACATACCTGCTAAAATTGTTACACAAATAATTAATACGATTAAGCAAAACCAAGGCATTCTTATCACCTCCACTCTTTTATTCTCTTTTTTATTTTGGAAATTCATGGTAAAATTTTACCTCTGTAGTGGTATATTTACGACTACTGGATGTGAACCTGCACCCTCTACCCCATTTGCAAAAGCATTTGGGAATACTTTTTTCATTATCTGATAACTTCCATTTACGTCTGCATTTATATATTCTCCTTTCTCAGTCTTAAAAAGTCCTCTATAAACTCTTCTTGACTTATCATAGTTTTCTTTTATTGGTTCTTCACCATCAAGAAATGATGTACCACTTGTATAACCTTCATTCGTTTGAATGAATTTAATACCACTATTTTCGCATTTATAAGATAATCTCCTTATTATACTTTCATATGGAATAGAAACAAATTTCTGATTAACTCTTTTACCCATGTCGCTTTCTTGTTTCCAACCTGAATTATATCCACATACAAGAGTATCAATATTATTCTCTTCACAAAAATCAATTACCATTTTCGTTGCTTTCTGAATATAATCGTCTACCTTATTGTTTCTTTTGGTAGTAAATACTTGCATCTTATTAGACCAATCCATATTATGTCTTAATTTCAATTCAGATCTCATATCAGAAATTTTCTTATTATAATACTGATTGATTGCTTTTAATGGCTTGCCATTGACAACCAATGGTTTAATACCACAATTTGTAGTAATCGTCATTAAGTTATCTACACCTAAATCAATGGCTGCAATTCGTTCCGATGTAGTATCTTCTATATCTGGAACATCAATTTCATAAACTACTTCCATTACATAATATTCTCTTTTTGGTATAAATCTTATTTGATATAATTTACTACATTCAGGAATATTGCTCATAAAATGATTATTCATTATTTTTAATGGTTTCCAACAGAAATATACATATCCATCAACCACCCTAAACTTATTATTGTCTAAATCACATTCATATCTACCGTTTTCTTTAGAAAGATACTTTGGCAATTTAGGTCTACCAAGATATTTGGAAGGATTTTTATTATAATCTTTGATAGCTGCAAAGAATGATTTCCAATTTTTATCCAGTTTTCTTAGAGTTGCTTGTCCTACATTACTTCCAATATCTTTATAGCACTCATTTTCTTTACATAACTTGAATAATTCGTTATATGTGATCCAACGAGCCTGTTCTACTAATCCAGCTTCTTTCTGTTTAGAAGTCTCAATAAACTCTTGTCTGATGATATAGTTACCGTAGTTATAAAGATTCTTTGACTTCCAACATAATTCATCTATAATAGGATAAAATTTATTCGATTTTTTAATTCGATGTTGTTCTACTCTACTTGTTTTCATAATATTATTCTCCAATCAAAATTACATAGTTCTTAAACTATCTGTATAATCTGTCGCAATATCTTATAAAATTACATAGTTCTTAAACAGCCGGTCTTGCAAATGAAGAATTCTCTGAGGTTTGCTACCATATAAAATTACATAGTTCTTAAACCAAGCTGGAAAGCTATCTTATGAATCCCTGAGGTTTGCTACCATATAAAATTACATAGTTCTTAAACATCAAATATGTATCTGTAATCTATATAGTTTCTTGAAGTTTTTAAAGTTCAATGGATGAAACCCACACCCACTATCCAATTGAATTCATTCTTTTAGAATACTTTTATATACTCTCGTTTTGTTATCACTATGTTATCACTTTTATATCATCATGTCAACGTCAAAGTGTTATCACTTTTTTATCTTCTTGACATCATATCATATATGTGATAAATTATAGTAAACGGAGGTGATTAGATGGCTGTATCAAATGATAAAACCAGAACAATTATCAGTTTGGAGAAAGATTTGAAAGCAAAATTGGAAAACCTTGCTCAACAAGAAGATCGTTCATTTAACAATTATGTGGTCAAAATTCTTAAAGACCGCGTTCAATCTATCGAGGACAAAGATAAGGAATAATCCTTATCCATCCTCTGTATGCATTCTCAAAGGTATAAACCAATGAGATAGAAGCCACAGGTTCATGGCTATCCAACCATTTTATGCTTGGTAAATGGATTGAAAAATCAAATGAATTTGAAAATTTAGTTGTATAAATCTATAACTTTTTTGATACTTTCCTCATTAATGTTTTTTAGCAATCCATCTCTTTCAGATATCTTATCTCTAATTTGCCACTTAATTCTTCCATTTTCTTTTCTGATGTCAGATGCACATTCTAATTCGATCGAAAAAATAGCTCGTTTCATTTCTGCAATTGCCTTTAATTTATTTTCAAAGTCTTCAAGATCCTTATAATTAATAAGATTCTTCGCAGTATTAATAATCCGTCGTTTTAAATCTTCGTATTGTTCGGCTTTATCAGCATCCTTTTCCTCTTGTGTCGGTTTTCTAATTTGACTCTGTAATTCATAAATCTCTTTTTCATATTTTGAAATAATCTGATTTCGAATATCATCAACCTTATCAAGAGAAGAAATCCATTCCAACTTAACATCGGTATATACGACAGGCTTCATAGGTGATAATGTGTATAAACAATAATTGCCATTTTCTTTACACTTTAGAATTATTCCAATCTGATTTTTAAAACTTTTCTCATCCTTTTGGAATAAAACAACATCACCTGATTCAAATACCATTATCTCTTCTTTTCGCATGTTATCATCTCCTATCGAAACAAAATTTTCATCTATTTCATCCAATACTTAAAACAGCTGGATTTACAACACCATTACCATCATAATTATATTCTCCATTGTGCCATTTTCTAAGAAATTCACCATATTCCCAACACTGTGAAAGAATGCTAACGGCACAACCATACATATATCCAGTGATACCTTCCACATCAGCTTCATTGCTCAGTTTGTAAGCATTATCAACAATAACTTTCATTATATCATCGGAAGATTCTTCAATTTTTTCTTCCATCATCTCAGCCATCTCTCTGCATATGTAAAACAAGCTCTACTATATCCATCGCTGTTCTTATCATACCAATCTTTATATTCTTTCTCTTTTCCTTCTATAATTTTCATATGTTTATTCTCCAATCTTTTTATTCTTCTTATAATCCTGCACGAGATTGCCACAACATAATGGTAATTCCGCCTTTGCAGCAACATCTACAATAACTTTTAAACCACAGCTCTCTACTTTTTCTTTGATCATATTCATATTTTCCCAATTCCACTGGATAGCATCTTCGAGTCCATGTTCTTTGGTAGCTGTCGTAGTATTAAGTGGTGTGATTTTTACACAGAAGACATTAGGATCAAGACCATATAGCTTATTCGGATCAAGTTCCCATCCTGCTCCACAAATAAAATTAAGAGTAATAAGCCTATTATTATTTGGCATATTATTGAACTCTTTCTTCATTTCCTCAATGGTTACAACATTAGCTCCTCCAAATAAATACTTTCTTTCCTCTTCATTTGTACTGTTCGTGGAAATCTGAATATGCATAAATCCATCCAGATATTCTTTTACAGGCATAACCTCATCTTTTAGAACATCAACTGGACTTTTACCTAATACCATTACTTTTGGTAGAATCGTGTTATAGCAAGGTAAAAATTTGAATCCTTCTCTATAAGTTTTCATATCTTTCATTACCTGTAAAATATTCTTCCAATTATATTGTGGTTCTCCCATACGTGCGAAACCTACTTTAATTTTGTCACTCTTTGTAACATGAGGATGTTGATCAAATACAAATTCCAACTGTTCCCACATCTCTTCTGTAGAAAGATTACCATGAAACCCTAATTCTGGAACTAAACAAAATTGACAATGCTGTGGACATCCATACTGTGTACTGATTGCAGTCAGCCACTTTTCCTCAAAAGGCACCAGATTCTTCTTAATCAGTTCTACATCATCCGTCATAATGATTTCCTGTGATTTTCCTCTCGTGTTTACATCCTGCATGGAAGTTGTCTCGATATAAAAATTCTTTTCCTTATTATAAAGGACATAAACACTGCCACTTGGATATGTATACTCTTTTACCAATTCAAAATGTTTCATTTTTAATTCGCTCCTTTGTCTCATACAAAATTTTATAAGCCGCACTTAATCCAGCTCTATCATTCAACAAAATATTGTAATAAATTTTATTGCCGGTAAAAGGAATATAAGAAGGAGATTCATTTATGTAATCAACATGAATTCCAACCTCTATGCATTTATTCTCCATAAATTTGAATTTTGATTCATCACAGCATGTACTAAGAATTAGTGTACATCCCATATCCTTACATTCTTTCAATAAAGCAATTACTTTGTCGTATCTATAACCTTTGTCATAATAATAAAAAATTGTATTATCAAAATCAAAAGCAATAATTATTCCTTTATGAATTTTCCAATTTTCAACCAATCGGTCTATACACATATCATCATTAAGATATGGATCAACCGCAATATTGTTCGATTTCTTCATATTTCTTCATCCATGTTTTTCTATCATCTTCCGTATAACCAAAGAAATATGGATAAAGCTTGTTATTTGTTGTGAAATAGTAATGATGATATTCTCCATCTGGCAAAAACATAACACCTGGAATATCAATAGTTTCTTTGATTTTTAAGAAATTCTGATATGCTTTTTTATTGCCAAACATCTGCCTGAAGGTTACCTGTTTTACACCGATATCATGCATCTTATTTATATATGCAAGGCAGTCTTCTGTGGTCATCCTCTCATTTAATACATTGATGACTCTCAGCTTCGTAGTCTTTTCAATTTCAGGAAGCATCATCCGTAATTGTTCCATTGCTTTTGTATCATAGGATTCTATACTTAAAGCAATCTTTCGGAATTTCTGAATCAAACCCATATCGGTCGGCAGAATTCTGGTATGTATATCCAATTGTTTTCCATATTTTGTAGCCAGTTCATACATCCGGTTATAAAAGTCGATATTTTCCTGCCAATGATAAAAAGGATCTCCGCCACCGGATAAATTCACAGTTGGTGCCTCTGATGCAGCAATACACTTTTCCAGATAATCCCAGTCTATTTTACTTTTATCAGTTACTGCATTTTGCAATATTGGATGATGTTTTGTAATACAATATTTACAATGACAATCACATCCAAAATTTGTTATCACGGTAAATCCTCTATTTTGTTCAGTATACATAACAAAATCCTCCTAAATAATGTAAATGAAACCGTAGTTTCATAATAATCAAATCCACTTATCAATCTCACGAAATATATTTCCAAGTGAATCCACAATCATCAGATCTGTTTCTTCATTCAACATTACTTTTATTTTTTCTCTGTTTATCACAACTAAATGTTCTCCGCTAAAATATGAAACATAATTTGCAGCTGGATATACTTGTAATGAAGTACCGCCCACAATTAACATATCTGCTTTTGAATAGCATTTATTGCGCACATAACAGCATTCTCAGGAAGTTGTTCTCCATACAAGGTTACATCTGGTCTTATTTGACCTCTGCATTCACACTTAGGAATGCTCTCATTCGTAGTGAATATATAATCAGACGAATATTCTTTTTTACACTTACTACAATAGTTTCTTTGAGTAGTTCCATGAATCTCAAATACGTTTTTACTACCGGCTTTCTGATGTAATCCATCAATATTTTGAGTTACAATTGCTTTTAATTTACCAATCCTCTCCATTTTAGCCAGTACATTATGCGTAATATTCGGCTCAATATTTCTTGTATCCATCTTTTGACGGTAAAATTCATAAAATACTTTTGGATTGTTGTATAAACATTCTCTACTCAAAAGATATTCTGGCTCATACTTATCAAACTGAATGTCATGTTGATTATATAGACCATCCTTGGAACGAAAATCAGGAATACCACTTTCTGTAGATACACCAGCTCCTCCAAAGAATACTATGTTGTTTGATTCTTCTATATATTCTCTCAATTTATCATACATACACTTTATAATCCTTTAATAATGAATTCCGACTTTTTCTAAATTCGCCAAGATTTTTTCTGCTTGTTCTCTATCGCCAATAGCATTACAAATCATCTCTCTACGTGGAATAGAATTATATGGGACAAAATGTTTTGCACTCACATATTTCCATTCACCATTTTCATAAATCAGGAAATGAGGATATCCGCAATTATCATTTCGCACATCATATACTTTTCTGATTACACTATGATCCTCTTTCTTAACTACTTGAAAAACTTCATTCATACAATCTACGCTCCTTTTTCAAATAATCCATTTATATATTCATCCATTTTATATGCCAACTTAATACAATTTCCATGAGATATATAATTCTTCCATGCCTTATAGCTCTCATCAAAATCTTTTTTACTTAGTTTTCCATTATTAACAAGCTTAACCATTTTAGCAAATTTCTTTTTGGCTGCTCTCTTATTCGAATTTAATAATTTACGGATTGGTATACCATCTTTAGTCACATATGTATGAAATCCGCAAAACCTTATTCCATTCTTAAATGGAATAATTTGTGTTTTACCATTTAATTTTAGTTTTAGAGTGTCTACATAATCACATATTGTATCTAAACAATATGTTGCATACTCTTTACTTTCTACAATTAAATAGAAATCGTCCATGTATCTACCATAATATTTAACTCCAAGCTCACCAGTAATAAAATGATCCAACCTAGATAAATATAACAAGGCAAATACCTGACTGATTTGATTTCCTAACGGAATTCCTATCCCTTCTGTGCTATCTATAAATTTTTCACACAACCATAATGCATCTTGATCATCAACAAAGTATTCTATAATATCTTTCAATATTTCATGGTCAATACTATAGAAAAATTAACTAATGTCAGCTTTAATAATCCAACAGTTATATCCATATTTACAATACGCTAAATACATCTGTGCTCTTAAGCAATCCAATCCAAATAATGTTCCTTTACCAATTTGTCCAGCATAATTTGTTAATATAAATTCTTGCTTTAAATTAGACAATAATACATTATCACAAACACTATGCTGAACAATTTTATCCTGAAAAGAACATGCTTTTATAATCCTCTCTTTGGGTTCATATATCGTAAATTCATGGTAGGGAGCTATTTGATATGTTTTTGTTTCTAATCGCCTTTTAATTTGATATATACCATCCAAGGCAGTTGTTCGAAACTTAATGCTACTTTTACTAAATCCCTTACCTGATTTAGATTTTTTATAAGCCTTATATAAATTCCCAAAATCACAAATTTTCTCAAAATCAGAACTATATTTTTTATCTTCTGTTATAATATTTTAATCCTTTGTATTTATCTTTCTTGTTCAGAAAGAATGGTTGTCTGTTCTTTTGATGAAGGGACTCTAATTTCAGTGTTTCTCCTACTTTATTGCATCTTCCTTCCCAGAACGGACGCACAGCTTTGACGTTACTGCACCAATTGTAGTTCACGTTACCATTGGAGTTGACGTACTGAACATTGTCAGAACTGTAGCATACAACAAACAACCAATAATTTTTATCTCTTTTTATCTTTCTCTCTCCATGCAATAGTCATATATTTTACATCTTCAATTTGCTTCTGCCAGTTTGTGACAGTACCTGTCCCTATCAAATTAAGATTCATAGACATTTCAATAAAACATGATAATTTATCACATGAAGTAATCGCTTTAGTTTGTAATTCAAGTCGTTCTGATTTTGAGTTTTCGAGATTTAATCGATTTGCATCTATTAAGAATTCGTAAATATCTATACTTTTATCCTGTATTCTTTTTATTAGTTGAATATATTTAACCGGATATCTTTTTCTGTTTGAAGTAATTCTAATTGTATATTCCATCAAAGAGGTTGCTTTTACAATTACATCTAATAATTTACTCGCAGCCACTTTTATTATTCGCTCCTTTCAGTCGCTTACTTAAAGCACCGGCATAGGGGCTTTCGCCCCTTGCCTGGTTATCGGCGAGCCTACGCTTCGCTTGTTTTTTAAGATACGAAGATATCAGATTTCAAGATGAAAAACGGACGCACAGCCCTGACGTCACCGCACCAATCGTAGTCCACGCGACCACCGGAGTCGACGTACCGAACATTGCCAGAACCGTAGCCGGAGGGTGTTGAGTCGGGAGTCGCAAGCCAATACCAAGAATCAAGTTTAGAAATATTCTTTCTATATTTTCTGTATAGATCAATCGTAGGAATTGCTAGAATATCTCCAGTAACAGTTCCATAATCATCTAATCCATCAAGAGATAGTAAATCTAATGTGATAGGAACTAATCTGTCTCCAAATTCCAATTGTAAGTTCTTTGCTAAATCACTATTAGTAATCATATTTCTGACATTGGAATCAGTGTAATTGTTTGTTTTTCCAAATTCACATTTATCTAAATATCCATCCATAAAATAATATGTAAGATTACCATCCACTACTTTATTCCATGCATATCCGCAAATAGAAATAATTTTATCTTTCATATATTCTTTAACTGCATCACGGAATTCTGTCTCATATTTTCCTCGATCATCATCAAACCAGTCCGGTGTAATATCTTGATCAACATTGAAATTCCATTCATCAACAGGAACAGCTTTATTTCCATTTGGAGGAAGCAATTCAGCTCTCACAAATACTTTCATAGCATTCATACGATCATCCTCAATGCCTAAACTTTCGAGCAGATCAGAATGACTATCATTCCCTTCTGGTGCTAAAACTACCTTATTCTTTAAAATAATTCCTGATTTAAACTGACACATATTTATTTTCTCCTTCCTATCTAGTAATTATGTCAAAAACTAACTGTTCACACATCACAAGCATGATGCAAACACAAATAATCAATATTGCTTTACAAATTTTTTCTTTCACATTTCACCTCTCGAAATTTCGATTTCATTTAAAAATCAATCATTAAGACTCATATAAATCATAAGTTTTACAAATTAGTACTCATCTTGGTTCTACATATTTAAAAACAGCTTTACCATCTTCGATATAAACAAGTATTGGATTTTCATATTCTTCATATCTTGTATATCCAATAAAACCCTCTGTTTTAATATATGGCACTAACCAATCCAAGAAATGTTCGATCTCAGAGTTATAATTTTTCAAATTGGCTCTAATATTTACTTTCCAAGTCTTAGAAATTGCATCAAAAATCATCTTACTGTTAGTAGAACCATCAAAATAGTAACTATCGCAACAAGCAACCATATACCATCTATCACACTTAAAAAATTTATGTCCTGTTAACACATCTGGTTTGTCAGTTCCATCAATAAGACTATGTAAAATATCTATAACTTCCTTTGATGTATCTCTGTATAAGTCAAAACACACATTAATTTCTGTGTACATTCCCATTATGAATTATTCACCTTTCTAATATAATACCTTATTTTCTCTCAGATATAATTTTCTGAAACATGTCGTCAACAGAATCCAATAAATCATATCTCTTATCAAATACAGCTGTTGAACTCCTGGCAAATTTACGCTCTCGATTGGAATACCGAAAAATCACCGAATAATTTATTTGATTTTTTAATGTACCACTTATATGCTTCTTCTGGTGTGTTATATCTTTTGGGAGATTTTATGGATTTACCATTATACTGAATGGATGCTCTCCATTTATCTCTTTCCTTGTCATAATAAACACCTTTATATCCAGAAGTATTATTAGAATTTTTATATTTGTTAAAGCTATTTTCCTGATTACAGCATAATCTAAGATTACTCTTTCTGTTATCTAATCTGTTACCATTTATATGATCTACCTGTATATTTTTATCTGTAATTTTCAATATTGTTCTGTGAAAACTAATATACTCATAGTCTTTGGTTGCAACTGCATATCCGTGACTATCTTTCCAATAACATTCTTTCAAATCATACCAATCCTCAATATCGCATAACATAATCTTATCAGGATTGTTATCTATAAAGACTTTAACAACATCTCCATCTTCTTCATATTTATTGTATTTTTTATTTATTTTATATGCTGTCTCTGATTTAGATTTACATCCACAACTTTTGCTCATCCCTCTTATGACATTCTGTATAAATAAAGTTTTTTCTCTTCCACAATCCAAACATCGACAAATAAAATATTTATTGTATCCACTTTTATGAGAAAATCTGACAACTTCCCATCTTCCAAATACTTTACCTTTTAAATTTTCTTCTGTAAGTTGTATATTATCATCTCCTAATTCTAATTTTTTCAAACATATCATCCGTAGAATCAAGTAATGTAAATCTCTGATTCATTGAAGCAGTAGAACTTTTTGCAAACTTTCTTTCTACCATATCTATAAAATATGTAAATTCAGAATCATCGCCCATATAGAATTCGTACCATTCATTATCAGACATCAATCTCCTAACATTTAACTGATCAATTGCAAGGTTATCAAAACTAACTACTTTAAATTTATCAATAATATCTTCAAGATTTATATATAACCAATTTTGATTTGCGACAATATTCTCATGATCTTTTATGTAAAAATCATCACCACGTCTAAGATGTTTATAACCAAGAATCAGCATCTTCAGATTATTATTCTCTAAAACTTCTACATCCGATGGCTTTAATACCCCGTTGATTACATGAATAACAGCATTTGGATATTGCTTAATAAGTTCAATAAATCTTTTTGTGGGATTTACAAGAGATACACCAAGACCATAGATAAGTTTTTCATCAACAAGTCTTCTGATGAGTTCCTGTTTCTTCTCAAAATGAATCTGGTTTACAGTCATGTTTACAATAACTTTTCTATCTTTGAGTTTCTGTAAGAATGGAATTAAATCAGGATGACTTGTAGCATCTCCACCACCAAGAGCAACTTCCTGATACGGATGAAGCGTGTTAATGAATTTCTCATTCAGAATATCTCCAAATTTACCATCTGTTGTACTACCTTCATGACAGAATGGACATCCCATATCACAAAAATTTGTTATTTTAATATCCATATTCTCTGCAAAAGCTGGAACAAACTCATCATCTTCTGTCTCTCTGATCTTAGTACCATCACTCAAGATTGTGGTTATAAAATTTCCATTTATGTATCTTCCTAATAATCCCATTCTTAAAATCCTCCTAAATTAAATCAACCATCGTATCCATATTTACCAAATGAAACAATTTTATCTCCACTTTTACTTGTATATCTATATACAAATGTTTCAAGATCATCGTTCTGCCACTCATCATAGGTTTTAGCATCCTCGTCTACAATATTGTTTTCTTTTGCGTATTTGGTATAATACTTTTCTTTCGCAGATTCTGACAAGTCTGACCAATCTTTAGAAAATTCATCTTTGTGATTTTCATAGTCTTGTGCTGCATATTTCTTATCATCATCTGATAAACTATTTGCTTTTACAAATGACCTAGAATCCCATTCATCAAAAAGAAGTTCACCATTCTTCCACTGTTCAAACTCTTCCTCACTACACATTGTAAGTGAATGCGTGCTTGATGAGTTAGTTTCAAATACTCCACGTCTAATCTGTCTCTTCATATTATTAATTTCCTTTCATGTAAATTTCATAATTATCGAATTCTGGCTTTAAATCACCATAATTTGTATAAGTACCCCACCTTGTTTTTTCTTCTCCTTCGTTTACATACATTCTGTCATCAAATTCGTCTGAATTATCATTTCCTGTGATAATCTTTGAATCTCCAAATAAGTATCTAAATAATTTATCTGAATCATGTAATACATCATTAATAAAGTCCTCGGTCTCATCAGAATGATCAATGTATCCATAACCATCAAAATCATAATAAGATCTAATTTTGCCGTCATATTCCCATGATGCTTCTTTCAATTTTGGTAGGTTATATTCAATGTTATTATTTTCCAAAATATCTTTTAGCTTTCGTAAATAATCATCAGCCTGATCTTTATCAAAACTTAAAATTGCTGTGATTAAATATGATGCCTTACTATACAAATCATCATATTCGTTATTTTCCCAACCGAATTCACCAATAGTAAAGTCAATATGTTTTGATAAATTATAGTCGCCTTTTGCTATACAAATTGCATGTGTACTTGATGAATTTGTTTCAAAAACTCCTCTACGAATTTGTCTCTTCATCGCAATATTCTCCCTATAAGCTCTCATATCTCTTCAGCATTTCAGCATAAACATCGTCTTTGCTTGCATAATACTCATCATCCAACTTCTTCTGAATCTCTTTCTTACGCTTATCAAGTTCCTTCTTCAGTTCTTCTTTCTCCTTACGCTGCTCCACACGCTTTTTATATGCAGAAATATCAATTTTTCCAATGACCTCTGCTGTAATGTTTCCTTTATATCGTTCTCTTGATTCTTCTACACTGATGATTTCATCAATTTTTGCATTAGGGTTATTATTGCTTAATGCTACCATATCCCCTATCTTATAATGATTTCCATCATCATAAATAGCAAAGCAATACTGTGTGCAATAACCCCATTTAATAACTGCTACCTTACTAAATCCTTCTAATTTTGCCATAATAATCTCCTCTACTTTTCTGCATCAATAACCAAATTTCCATAACCACTTTCATAGATAAGAGCTTCCGATAGCTTTACTGAGGCACAATTTTCGCCACCTCCATCGATTGTAATCTCAATATTTGGATTTATCTTTGCGATTTTATCCAAAATATTTATTACCTCATCAGCTGTGCATTGCTTTGTGTTTTTCTTATTAATCCATTCTGCGAACTGTTCAAAATCGTTCTTGTCCATGCAAACCTCAGAATAGTAATAATCCTTATTCCGAATAATCGCCCAGATTTTCTTTAACTTCTCTCTGAATGGACATTGCTCTCTGTAATAGTTGCCACTCGTATGTGTTACAAATGCATAATCTCCATCTTTGTAATCACAAATTGCAAAATGAATACCTTCGTCACAACCACATTTGCAACTGATAATCAGCTCATCATCTTTAAAATTTTTAAATACTGCCATGTTTAACCTCTCTCATATTTCATTCTTCTCTCAACTTCTTTGTCATTATCCTCGTCATTAAAATATTTATAAGCAAGTAACATAGGATAATCCGAACCTTTTGCTCTATTCCATAACAAATATTCACACCAATTCGGCTCTCCATCAGAGTCTTTGTACCAGCTTGGATCTTCGAATAATGCACTGAACACGCTTCTATACGAATATTTCTTGTTCTGAATATTTCTATCATTGATAATAGTTGACTTTGCATATCCTTTGATTTCTACAAGAACATTTTCACAACCTACTCTCTTACAAAGTCTTACAAACCATTTCATAAATTCTCTATAAGTTTGTTTAAATTCTCTGTCTCTTAAAGCAGCATTTACAACAAGAATATATTCGTTCTGTGTTTGTAACCATCCTCTACTACGATTCTTATATCCGTATCTATCTATTAAATTATTTGTCACTTCGCCAAATTCATCACATGAGCATGAACTGTGATAACCATTTTTCTGAATGATATATACATTCATATCACCCTCAGAGCCTGTTACTCTTGGCAGATGATTTAGCACTGTTTCAAGTATATATCTTTTTTCAGCCTGGGTTCTACCCATAGGACTAACAGTTACGGTTCCATTTATATAAGTCCAATATGACATTTACATCCTCCTATGCTACTGCTGCGTTTTTCTGTTTTGAATTTTCTTCTACGTTTTTAACAAATTCATCAAAATCATGCTTCATGTATGTATAATTGACCTTCTGATCAGGACTGAAAGACGAATTATTACTTTCATACTTCTTAATCCAGTCTTCAAAACTCAGATCCTGCTCATTCATACAGGCATAAGCCATAATAGCAACTAATGCAGTCTTACACGCTGTATAAACAGGAGAATCAATCTTTACACAGTCATCTACCATATCCTCATAAAATGAGATATCCTCATCGTCTACTTCTGCGTTTACATTGTTCTGAACGAATCCAATAACAGTATCATTTGTAACATTATTAGATTCTTCAGACTTTTCATCGTCTACGGGATCTCCGTTAATATGTAAATACTCATTCATAAGCTTTACAAGCAAATCAATCTTGCCGGTAATCGTAGTTTTCTTTTTTGTCTGCTGATCCTTAAAATCTGCCATGGAAATTCCATCAACTTCCTTATCCTTCAGTTCAGTTCTATATGCATTCAGAAAATCGATGAATCTGGAATCATCCATGTTATATGTAGTAAACTTATCAAATACAGCAATCCACATAGGCATCGTTGTAGGAGTCAGCATATCATTTAATTCCTGGTTATTGTCTCCGATTGCCAACTCTAATCTGTTGAGATGGGAATTGAGTTTCATAAACTGCTGTTCTGTTGCATTTTCATCTACATATTTATAAATGGTATCCAGTTTTGCACTCCAAGAATTTCTGAAGAATAACAACATCATTGCTTCAGCAACAACTCTCTCAAGTTTACCTTTGATCTCATTGCTTCTTGTAATCTTTCCGCAGTTCTTAAAGAAAGAATTCTTCTGAGAAATATGCTTAATATAACCGGCAGTTTCGGTAGATACATTTAACAGTCCACCTTGTTCCTTATTCATACTAGCATGGTTGTTATAATCACGAATATGATCCGCAATCTGCTCATCTGTACAATCAAAGAACTTTGTAACATTTACATTGAACTGATTAAATCTTTTTTTAAGGTCTTCAGGAAGATCTCTGTAATATTTTCCTACAACATCAAATACTTTCATCTCATATTTGGGCAATCCATCTTCATCAAGAATTCTATTGCCATTTTCATCTAATTCAAACTCTCTATACTGAATTAAATGACGTTCCGCACCAGATGCACTGATTTTCATTCTATTCTCTTTAAAAGCTTCAGCATAAGAAAGTCTCTGTAATCCATCAATCAGATGAGAAATAGTTAATCCTTTCTTTTTCTGTTCACAAATAATGATTTCAGGAATAGGTAAGTTACTAAGAATACGACAAAAATATCTATTTGCTTCTTCTGGTGTCCACTGAAACGGTTCTCTTTGAAGAATGTAGTTGCAATCCATATCTCCATTTTTCTTATCCTGTAACAAAGAATAGATACTCATCTTGTCCATGCGATAGTTTTCAGATTCGCTAATTTCAATAACTCTTTCTGCCATGTTTTTGTCCTCCATTTTGTAATTTCCATCATCCTTATTTTTTGTGAATGCAGAAAATCCTTTATTCATTTTAATAGCTTCAACTTCTCTTTTATATTTACTTTCTGTTATGCCAAGCTTTTGCTTGATACTCTCAGATGAAGTTTCTAACATTCTCAAACGCACAATCTGTTGCTGTATTTTACTCAATGACTTAATAAAATCTTCTACCTTCTCATCGATTTCAAAATCAAATTGACTTTCATCTTCTACATTGAAATCCGAGGCAACTTTTTCTTTTAAATTACCATCATTGCCATCTTCTTCTGTAGGCATATCGAATGAGGTATCGTAGATAATAATCGGGTTCCCTTTTTCATCCTTTGTTATATTTCCGTCTTTATCGACTCTTATGATATTTCCGTTTTTGTCACACAATAAATTCTTACGTTTAGCTCTTTTGTAATTGTCTCTATACCAATCAGCGACTGAATTTTTAATATTATTCGTCAGAAAAGTATTGAAACAAGTATTTTGGCTTTCATTATATGAAACTACACTTTCCAAAAGAACTTTCATTGCATCATCATATAAATCATCGTGTTCAGAAAGAGGAATATTGTAACCACGAAAAGCATTAAAGCTAATACTTTTCAGCTTTTTCATATCGTTTTCACAATACTCATTAATTATCTTCTCTTGTTCTTCAGTAAGTCGTGATAATTTTTCTTTAAGCTCTAAATCTTTCGTCGTCACTATATTTCCCTGCCTTTTATTTTCTATTAATAGCCTTATGTAATACTTCTCCAAAATCCAAATCAGATTCACGTAACTTTACGTGCTTTGTTTCCGCATAACATTTTGGACACCTATTAAACTTCTCATTGCCTTCGTTTGAAAACGACATAGCTGCTACCATAGGGATCCCACAATCCTCACATAGAATCATTCTGATCATCCTCCTCTACAATTCTAAATGTATACTTCCTATCAAATAGTCCCTGGATAGCCTTCTCAGTTCTTTCTCTGCTAAACCAATTAAACTTCATTTCTCGCAGGACATTATTTATTATAAGAATCTCATCCTTAATATCTCTTCTTGATTCTCTATTCTGTTTAATATCCTTGTAGAGTTTCCATCCACGGAACAAATCAAACGATCCACTCATTTCAATAGTATGTAAAATATCCATTAGTTCTAAATCTTTGTTATGTAGTTCTTCTTCGAGAAATCTGTATCTTTCAGAAGCATTTTTCAGAACATCATCACACTGGCCAAACATCTCGATCCATCTGGAAATGTTCTCTGACGTTGTTCTTTTCCCACCCTGAAGGACTCTAAAGTTCTCCTTCCGTTCTTCATCGTCCATCTTTTTCGGTTGAATATCTGGGATTGCTTCTACTCTAAATCCCATATTCCGTAACCCTTTTGGAAGACCTTTTAAAATATTACGTGCCTTTGTTTCATTAAATAAATCACGCTTTGCTTCTGAGCAACTAATTGCCGTACCGTTATCATCCAGACGAATATAGCAATTTCGATTATTCTTAATCACATAATCCATAATGAAATTTTCCTTTCTTCTATATTTTGATAATGTGCCATGATGGACTCGAACCACCATTTCTCTATTATGTATGTAGAGCGTCGTACCAATGGACTAATGGCACTACCAGTAAAGAAAAAATGTAAAACGTTCTGATCTACAACACTTGGGTTTCAATATGTAAATCAAAATTAATAGTTACAAAACCTGTGCTCAATGCTGTGCACCGACATCGAACAAATAATCTGACGAGGCTTCTTATTAACGTGACAAATTATTCCTATTTATATATGCTGCCTTAACATATACTTTCGGCAGGTTAGTGCGGACGGTTGGAATCGAACCAACGGCAACTGCTTTATAAGAACAGCCCATCACCACTTGGGTACGTCCGCTTAATGCACCATACGGGGTTCGAACCCGTGACACCCAGATTAAAAGTCTGGTGCTCTACCTACTGAGCTAATGGCACATAATATATCAATGCTTTGTTCTGCTAATTTTATTTGCGCATAGCATGGGGTAAATTAAGTCATGAACCCATCTCCTGACACATTGATATAGTACGAGTGGCACGAATCGAACGTGCGGGTTAACGGACATAAACCGTATCCCATTACCACTTTGGTACACTCGCATAACAGGGCTAGCTGGATTCGAACCAGCGAATGCAGCAGTCAAAGTGCTGTGCCTTACCGCTTGGCGATAGCCCTATAAATTTATTCTCTGTATTAAGTTGTAAAATACTTGATTTTCTTAGCAGACTTGCCCGAATTTTCCAGATGAAACCTGACTTTGATCAGTTGACATTTATTGGAAAAATATGTACAATATAATATAGTAGTGTGCAAGCACTGCTCTTTGGAGTATTCTCCAATGTTGTTATGTAGTGCAGTCTAGTAGAAAGGTGCGCCAACACCGGTTGAATCGCTAGGCTGCATTTTTTATTTTGTTTGGAACAATTATGATTCTACACCCGAACATTTGTTCTGTCAATATAAAAATCGAACGTTTGTTTGTTTTTCTGTTCGGTATTATTATTTTATTTATCTATGAGTCCTATTTTTAGGACTCATTAGTTGGTAGTCGCAAGAGTAAAACGTCATGCATAATACCTTTTCTAGTAATATTCTCAGGTGATTGAACCATGGAAAACAACTGCATATGAGGTACATATGAATCATTGTTCATGATTATTGTCTTTGATTTCTCAACCAAAATGCATACACTCTCAGGAGTAGTTACTTTATGAGATTCCAAATTCCTATCAAAATCGAATGTATAGATAGTAATATTGCATTCAGCTCCACTTTCTTTTAATCTTTGTAAAATAGCAATGGCTTCATCGTAGCTCTCTACTTTATAAGTCTCAGTATTCATAATACTACCCTCCCTTAAATACACATACTAACTTTAAGCGCATTTAATACTCTGTTGTTATCGTATTCACTGATTTTCCCAACCCTATCTTTTATTCTCTTTTTGTCGATAGTTCTAAGCTGCTCTAATTCAATTGTAGAGTCAACTTCAAGACCATTCTCTTCGCTACTCTTTAACAACACATGCGTAGGAAGAGATGGCTTCTCTTTAGAAGTCAGAATAGCAACAATAGTTGTAGGGCTATATTTATTGCCAACGTCATTTTGAATGATAAGCACAGGACGAATTCCTCCCTGTTCAGATCCTACAACTGGTCTCAAATCTGCGTAATAGATTTCTCCTCTTTTCATGTCGTAGTCACCTCTCCTTTCCTAGTATGTAAATCCTACGCATTTATCTTCGTGTCTTCCTTTGATAGTTCACATTATATATGGTTTATATAAGTTTGTCAATAGGTTTATATTATTTTTTTCAAAAAGTTGACATGAGGTTTATATTAGCCATATAATAACCATAAGGAAATCAAGGAGGGTACTTATATGGCACACGGTCAAATTGCAAAAGACAAAACTACTATTTCTCTTGTAATTCCTAAAGATTTAAAGGAAAGACTTTTTGAAATCGCTACAAAAGAAAACAGATCCGCTAGTTCCCTTATGGTAGCATTGTTTGATAATTATGTATCTATTTATGAAGATAAAAAATTGTTATCAGAATATAATAATCTTTCTTATAAAGCAAAAGAAGATGACTCGAAATAGATATTTTATTCTATATCTACTCCACCGCCTTTCACGATTCTTTCAATTTCATAATCTCCTTCTACACAATATTTTTCAAACAAATAATCTTCCAACTGCTTCACAACATTGTTTGGGTCATAGGCGGTCGGCTGTTGGTCAGTTACAAACACAATGGCATCACCTACGGCACAATATGTTTCATAATCCTGTTCTCTTAACCAACTAATATTTTCAATTAAAGATTCACATAGTTTATCAGCATCAATCGGTCTTCCCATCGTTCACTCTCCTGTTCCATTGCTCTATTGCCTCTTCCTCTGATTCTTGTCCTCCTATTTCAGCAAAACAGTTATTACATTGTACCCAGTGCCAACTGTTTCCCGTTAAACGTAGATTCTTACTGCCACAGAACGGACACGGTTTAAGTTCTTTGCTCATTCTTCATCCCCCCCCCAATCAATACAATTTCTGACCACATCCGCAATATCCTGGATAAGGCATTAGGTTATGACACTTTGGGCAGAAGTATTTTCCCTCGATAATCTCTCTTGAAATCGCCGTATGCTTTTCCACGGATTCACGACATTCCTCTACCGTACCTATCTGGCGGTACTGCTGCACCTCTTCCAGAGCCTTGATTGCCGTATCATACGCATTATTCAGATTGTCTACCTCCTGCACAATATCGCATTTTGCGCAGTCTCTATTGCAATCACGATTTATGCATTCTTTTTCGATCAGCATTAAACTTTTTGCTTCATTCTCCGTCATGGCTACTCCTCCAACAGCTACGGATTATCAAATTTGTTGCCGATAACTTCGTCACAGTCTAAATTCCATCTCATGGCTCCTGAATATGAAAACATAGGCGGGTCATATTTAATAACATCAATTTTTGTTTTTCCATTCCATTGATACTTACAAATATCATTCTCCCAAATCACCCTGCCGTTCTTATCCTTAAGACCTGTACACTGGCAGATGGTAGATTGATCGACCTCAACCTGTATTTTTTCAACAGGTGTCCCTAGGCTCAAATCTGCTCCTAATGGAATAATGAAATGGTGTGTGTGCCTACCATCAGTATGCGTCATACAAAAATAAAAACCTTCCACCCATTCCCCATTATCCTTGCGTTTTGCCTTGAATAAATATCTATCCTGCATCTTCATTCCTCGCTTTCTTTCTGTAACCATGACAGACAACTCTGTTCACCCTCATATTCCTCACCAAAACGGTTTTCAAGGTTAACAATAAACTTTGCCAACTCTTCATCCGTCATGCTACGGATTTTATCTGCTCTAGTCATGGGTGCGTAATTCTCACAGTCTATTACCGTGTTGTCCTCATGTGGCTTGCCTTCTGCACATGTAAACATCGTAATGTCAGGTCTTTTATAAAAATATTTGCAATTCTTACACTTCGCCATTCTCTACCTCGCTTCTGTGAAAACTTTGAACACTTCTGAATCTATTTCCCAATTTTTACAGTTCTTTGTGCTGTCTTTAATAGCCAGTTCCTTCACATCAAATTGAGAACATATCTCCGATTTGGTGACAGCATTGGTACACCTATTCAATTTCATGTACTTGCAATTCAGACACATCTTTTTGATCTTATATTGCTGAAATGCTGCTTGCCCTAACTGGCAGGAACAACCTACATCATTGTCTGTCGTATATACGGTTCCGCAATTGCGTCCATCGTAATCTATACCGCCATGAGTAGTGACATTTACATTCCTTGTCTTCCCACAGAATTTACATGTTCTTTCTTCTACGCTCATTCCGCACCTCTCAATTCTTTCAGTTTGGCTTTGGCTTCGTTTTTTGTGAGAAATACTGTTTTACCAAATTCCATTACATCAATTTGGCCAGATAAAGTCTTATCGTTTGATTCATAATCGCAATACAGTATAGTTTCTCCATCTTCAAAACAATCCAAATGGAAGTCTTTAACTGTAAACTTGTCTATATCTTTTCCAAATCCTGCAAAATCAAGAAAAATTTTATCTCCCACCTTGCACGGCAACCGCAGTAGCAATCCCTGCTCCTCCGCATCCTCATAGGCTGCTAATTTTTCCGTAGGACTTCCGTTACCATAATCAGGCAATCTCCAAATTTCCTCTCCACATCTTTCACACTCAAATGGATGCTTATATACTGCCACTCCTGCTATATTTCTTGTTGTTAATCTTTCCATTCTTTCTCCTTTCTGTTACATAAGTTCTGCTTAATTTTTTACATTCTTCAGATTTCTTATCTTAGATGCCTCTTCAAGTTCTAAAAACTCTTTATATGAATAACCATGTGCTTGTGCATTTTCCCAACGTTTCTGTTTTTCCAGTTCCAATTCTTCTTTAATTTTTATATCCCGTATCTCTAAATCCAGACTGTCAATTATGTTATCTAAAATTCTACATACTCTTTCACTTTTTGTGAACATGCCTGTTTGACCTGCTGTTGATTTCTTTTTGTTTAGCCTTTTAATATACTTATCCGATTGCTCACAAGTGATGTAATCATTTGCGTACCAATCATTGATTTCTGACTCTGTATAACATTTTTCTCCACAGACCATAACATATACATCGTTTACCTTTTCACGCTCTTTTGCGGCTTTCTTTTTATATTTTTCTCTAATCTTTTCGTATTCATCTCTTACTGTCTGCAAAGCAATTAATTCTGCATTTTTCATCAGATTTTCTCCTAAAATTCCTCGACAATACTTTCGATATCACATATTCCAAAATCAATATCACAATTATCACAATGCCATGATTCATTGCTAAAACTGTTTAAAGATATTACATTTTCTTCCGTTGTAAAATCTACAGTAATACCATCACTTTTACATAATTTTCCACATATAGGACACTCACACGCTTTAATAAATCTACTCATTTTTATTCCTCCACTAAATTTCAGTTTAAATTATTTCATATTCAAATATATAGAACTTAGTTCATCAATGATAATTTTCTCAGGGAATGTTAAGCAAGTAATAATGTTAAATGTTTGATATAATATAACGATAATTCCAGCAATAATCATACAACCAGTGATAACTCCAAACAGAATTGCACCAAAATCGTAATCCGAATATATATCTTCTTTATACTTGCTCCAAAAATATTTTGTTTTTGTAAATGTATACTTAGAAAAAATTAAACATAATATACCAATTACCAACCACGTAACACTAATAGCAATTTCATAAGTAATATACTTACTGCACAACTCTTGTAAATACGGAATTACATTTGTTGACGTCCAATCAACAGCTACACCGAACCTTTCAGCTAAATTATCTAATACTTTAATGATTTCTTCTGACATTTTGTTTCTACCTCCGTTAACTTTCAGATTTCCACTCTTTTCTCTATGCTTTATCAGTTTCCATTTAAGACTCTCTCTGCGGAATAGTTGCCTTTACGTTGATCTTAATGTCAACAGCTTCGCTGATTTCTTTCTTAATTGCCGCCCGCATCATATCATTAAGCTCATATGAATTGACTTTGCTATATACAATGCTATTAATGTTACTTTGATTGATGGCGTTCTTCACCTGTTTCTCAATTTCTTCCCGCATAACTTTTTCCGCCATATCGCGTAAAGTGTTTTTATTAATTCCTGCTTCGTTAAGCATCTGCCTGATTTCCTGTCTCAATGCAATTTCTTCAACTTTCATCTTCTATTCCTCCTAAACTTTAATCAGTTTTAATTTAATCATTTATTATTCCTTGCTTCTTCCATTCCATTTAGCATTTTCGCAACACCAGCTTCTGCCGATTAAACCAAAACATCCTACTACCACAGCAGGCATCAAGTATTTTCTTCATAGTCTACCTCCACTAAATCCTAATTTAATTACATATCTGTACACTGGTGACTTTCGATTGATGTTCCAAACCATCTTACTTGACGCAAAGGAATATGCCTATTTGTGCCATTTTCTAAGCGCATCCACAACAAATCAGACCCAAACCGAATTTCTGTACAGCGAAAATCTTCTTTATAACCATCAAACCATCTTACTGTCACTACATTAATTTTCATATTTTCCATGACATTCCTCCTTTATTGTAATGGTTTACCTAATCTGCTTCTCCAATAGTTGTCTTCGCATTCTTGTACCCTTTGTTCCCATTCTTTTTTAATTTCATATTCTTTTTTTGATTTTTGTTTATTTTCATACTCCTGTTCTAAAAATATTTTATTTCTTATATTTTCCAACATCCATCGTTTTTCCCATTCCTGTCGATTCATTAATTCATAACCTCATGAATACACTTTCTACATCTAAGTGTTTCCCACACCACGGACATCTGCAATATATTTTACCTTCAAAATTCAACATAGAATATCCATCAATATCACTATGCCATCCAATCTTACAAAATATTTTTCTCAGTCTTTTCAGCTGAAATCTTTTTGCTAAATAATACAACATGGTATTATATTCTCCTTTCCTATTACAAAACACGTCTTTCATTTGCCATATTAATTGCAGCCTGGTATACCTCTACAGGATCGTTACCGGCTTGAACATTTTTAATAACCTGCTTAATTATTTCTCCAAAATCATCAGACTTTAATGACACTACCGGCATATTCTTTACAATCTCATCTCCATTACCAGCCAATACATTTCTAATAAACTCGCCATGGTCGTTAATGTATTGTCTATTTTTCTCTTCTGTTAATCCAATATAATTCATAGTAGTCTGAAGATCTGTGTGATTGAACAGCTTCTGAAGAGATAATAAACAATCAGGATCGAATGGATGAGTTTTATGGATCCAATAACCGAAAGATTTACGCAAGCTATGTGAACTTACGGCATATTGGATGTTGGCTGCTTCTACCGCCTTCTTTAATTTCTTTCGATAATCATCTGTCTGCCACTTTACAACATCGTTATACTCAACAACATAATGAAGATATTCACCAATCGTCTCATACTGTTTCTGTTTTTTGTAATCTGAAGTAATATTCTCTTTTCTTTTATCAGAAAAATCTTTTTGTAACGCATCACACCAAATCTCTACATTTCCATATATAATAGAATTAACATCCCTCTTTAACCATGTTGTCTTAGGATCATATTCAAAAATATAATCATTGTAATGTTTCATCGGATCTACTTCTGTATGCTGCAAATAATTATCAACTGCTTCCCATACCATATTACTTACTGGAATGTTCGTAATTTTGCCAGTCTTCTGCTCTTCAATGGTGTCGATCTCATTCTTTCGATTACCATTTTCATAATACAGATCTGACCACTTCATCATTACAGTATCACCAATACGTCTTCCAAGAAGAAGCTCTAACATAGTAATCAGATATCCATCCCATTCATTATTATTTTCAAACCACTCAACAACATTTTTAATATCAACCATGTTCCAAAAAGGATAAACTTCAGTCTTGCCCTTTTTCTTTGTAGCGTATCTGTTCTGTTCCATAACCAAATCCTCCTAACTATTTATTCTCTATTTCTTTCTAAAATTTTTGTAACAAAAAAGAAGCAGGTTATTCTGCTTCTTAACGTCAATTATAGTTGACAAATATACTGTTTTTGTTAAATTTAATTTACATTATTCTGGTACGTTCATATACTGTCCAAAATTCTCAATATACTCGCCATGTTCCTCTGTGATAATAGAATGAATAATCCGTACATTCTCTTCTATAACGTTGACAGCATAATATATACCATGATTTTTCTCATTCTCTTTAATATTCCGTAATTCTAAATTTGTTCTTAATAAATAGCTAAATCCGTCTAACCTGCTACAAGCTTTCTGTAACATTTCTACTTTTTCTTTTTTCATCATTTGTTATCCTTGTTCTATAATTTGACCTTTTAATCCACAATTCCCATAATATTCACAACAACGACAATTATGCGGATACTTTTTAAAATGATCTTTTTTATAGCATTTGTATACGCAAATCGAAGTATTAAAATAAATACATTCTTCACATTTCTTCATACCATCGATCTCCTATAATTCTACCATTTTACATCAGAAACATCAATTCCGTCCAAAAAAATAAATTTTGTATTACACTTTATAAATTTTATCTGGTGTTACACGAATTTCGCCAACTAAACAATTAACTCTAACCTTTCCATTCTGGAAGAGATTTATATATCCCATTTGAATTCCATAATTTGTTATAACATCTACATAATCATTTTTTTCTAATTCTTTCCCTACTCTATCATAATATTTCAAATTTATTCCTACATTACGAATTTATAACATACAAGCTTTCTGTAATGTCTGAATGTTTTCTTTTGTCATAATATACAATACTCCTATAAAATTATTATATAAAAACTATTTTTTCATTTCCACAATTATATTTTTTATACCGTTATTTTTATCTACTTCTACTAATTCATCATATGATAACAATGTTGCAATTCTTGAATGTGTACTACTGTCAAAGTAATAACCTTTATATAAACATTTATATGTTTTGTGTTTCTCAGAACTCATCCATAACATTTCTTCTGGCATATCATCTTCTTGGAATTTAGCGTTCTCATTAAATATTATTCTAATTTGATAACCTTCGTCTAGCTTTTCTACAAATTCTTTTCTTTTAATATTTAACATTATTTGTTTCCTCCATTCTGCATTAAAATGTTTGTTTCAGTATTTTTCTGTATTCTTTTCATAGATATTTTACGATCACATGATAAGCATTTAGCAAATTTGGATTCATACAGTTCGTCTGTAGAATATCCTTCTGGTTCTCCGTCCCAAGAATAATATTGCATTGCTTTAAATATTGTATAAACACCTCTGTCTGAATTACAATATGGACATCTTTTCATTTTATGCTCCTTTAACAAATATTCTATTGAAAACAATCTTTCGTCTACTTACTAACCAAAAAAATATCAGCTTCATCATAACCAAGAAAACACGCATGGGAACTATCTTCTGTGTATACCGTTATGCCGGTTTCGTCCTGGTCTAAGAAATACCAATATCTTTTTTTAAAAATATTATCAGTTCCATCATTTGCTTCTGTGTCTCTTTTCATTTGTACCATATAACTTTTAGCAATATTTCTTAATACTTCGATATCTGTCATATTGTATAAATCTATTATTTCGTCTTTCTATTAACAAACCAAAGAAATACTTCTTCAATTTGATTTATAGTTTCGTTAACGTCATCACATTCACCATTATTTAAAAATGCAAGAGCTTCCGTTTGTGGTTCATCGCTGTCCCGTGTTGCACAAGCAATCAAATTCTCAATAGGTACTCCGTATGACTCAATCATCTCTTCTAATTCACGTTGAATATATTTTGCTTTATTTTGTATATTTGCATACTGTCTGAGTTTCTTTTTTATCTCATATGGCATATTTTTCATACTAAACCTCCGTTTAAAATGAAACAATCATTTACATATCTCTTTCAAGTTCGTCTAAATAATCTAATAATTCATATAATACTTGTTTTCTGCCTTCTGTATAATCATTCGTCCAACTAAAAACATTTAAAAGCACATTGATTTTTTCACGAATTTTATCAATCGCTTCTTTTCCTTCATTCATATTTTCTTATTCTCCTTTTTCTTTTAAATCAGTATCAACTTTACGTTTCCCGTATTTATTAATCATCCTGGTATACAGATTTTTATATTCTTCCAATGTCCAGTCAACTTCTTCAACCGGTGTGGTTTCAATTTTATATAGCATATCAATAACATCATCATAATCATCAATATCTATATTCATAGATCTATCTCCAACAGGCACATACACAACAACTGTTTTATCATCAGCGCAGTAACTATTCCGTTTTGTCTTGTACTCAGGACACAGTTTTTTATAATCTGCATATGGCATTTTTACTTCATTACAACCATTACTATTATCCCGATTTATTTTCTCTGCATAACATTTTTTACATAAACCATATTTCTCATAATATCTGATTTTCTTTTCTCTTTCTTCATTCTTCCCTATCAGATTTATTTCCTCTTTGTGACCACAGCTCATTTCTACGGTATATTTCATTATACTCCTCCTCGTCCAACTCTGGTACATCATGATGATCCATTTCTTTTAGCTCTTCGAGATTTGTATTATATCCAATAAACATCTGACTCATTTCTTCTGGATCTGGTTTTCTTGGTTTAAATGATACCATTAAATCTTTCGGAGGATTCTCCTTAAGCCATCTATGTTTACAATCATCAAAAACAACTCTTGCTCTCGTGGGTAATTCCATAGGAGGATCACCTGCCTCCTGATATATACGATCAGACTCTATTTTTTGCCAATTCAAATCTTCAGGAATTTCGGTTGTTATGTATACATACTCTACATATTCATTAATCGTATTTGGATACGTGATATAAGCATATTTCCGTACTCCGTTGACATTATATCTTAATACAATATCATCTAAATACGGAAGCACAGTATACTCAATACCTTGCTGCTTTAAAAAATCTGCAAAACTGCACTCACATCTCTGAAATAATACATCTACCCCATAGTGTTTAAACATATTACAAATTCCTCCTTTTACAAAACATGGTGCCATTTAATAAATAGCACCATTAAAATAAATCACTATGACTACCAGTTCTTGTCAAGTACAAATACAATACCTCTTCATCATATTCGTATATCAATAACCAATCCGGTGTAATATGACATTCCCTTCTTCCACTATAATTACCGGTAAGAGCATGATCTTTGTTTTTCTCTGGAAGAACCTCTCCGTTCGCTAATTTCTTAATGATTTCACTTATGAGTTTTAAATCATATCCCCTCTTTTGAATCCGTTTTAAATCCTTCTGAAATTTATTAGTTGGTTTAATCTCATATTTCATGTCAGCAGCTCCTCCATCATCTTATCTACATCTGTATAAGATTTGCCGACAGAAGGATTCTTTTTCATTTCATCAACTTCTTTAAATGCTTCTATCGTTTCCTCATTAGGCATTTCCCTAGAAATATAAAACGGAATCCCTTGCTCTCTAATTGCTTGTTTTGCTGCCATGGTAAAAAACGTAGTCATATCAAGTCCTAAATCAGACATAAGATCCTGAAGATCTGTCTTAACCTTTTCATCTATCCTTACAGTTACACTTGTATTAGCCATATAATAAATCAACTCCTTTCTTTGATATTATTATATTCTCCATTTTCCATATTGTCAATACAATGTTAATACGCTGTTATGACGGTTTTGTAAAGAAATTCGAGTTTCGAGTGTTTATCTTCTTACACTCGCTTTTTGTTCCGCTTCCTGTCTAGCCATTCCTCTGTTGATAAGATCTCTTGCCACTTTACTATCTGGCATAATAGCATGTGTTTTTCCTAGAATATTTAGTTTATTATATTCTTCCTTAGTAATAATAACACCATAATCACCAGGAGCACTTGAATTTAATCTACTATCAAATGTATAAAACTTCCTATATTCTCCATAACACTCATATAAGCAACTGATAAATTTGCCAGTAGAAATTTCACATGTTTGACGTTTTCTCTTTTCAGGAAAATATTTTGCATAAGCAAGTTTTCCATGTTCGATAGATTGCTGCTTATCTATCTCATCCCATTTCCTTTCCCTAGCAAGCTGTTGATCAAATTCATCTCCATAAACATGATTACTAGAACATCCAACAGTATAATTATGTCGGTTGCCATATTCATCGTACTTGACATCCTGATAAGTTCTTTCTCCATTTACAATTTTTCGACCTAATCTGTCAAAGCAGACATTATTTCCGTCATAATCCTGAAAGGAAGATGTTCTCTTAGCATGAGCATTGTCACTTGCACAACTAATACCACTACCAATACAACAAGCTCCAAAAATCAAACCTATAATACCCATAATTATACCTCCTGTGTTTTTATCTATCGTTTCTCTTCTGATCAAGTAACCAAGGAATACCAAAAACCACAAACAATCCCGTTCCCCACGCAATCAAATCTAATAACATAATTTTGTCCTCCTTTATAATTCCATTATATCACTCATATGTACCATTTTCAGTACTCAATTCCGCACGTTACCTAACGAAAACTTACTTTTATTAGCTTATATCAGCCAATGCATCTTCAATATGTGACATAACCGTCCAAAGTATTTTTATCTGTGCATCCAAACGATTTTTTACGTTTTCATCGGTTTGTATCATATATGCTCTATGTATTTCTTCGATCATAGTATCAATTTCGTCGTTTATTCTTTGTCCACAAATGTTATATCCATATTTCATATCCTCATTCATTGTATATTCTCCTCTACTAAATGATCATATTAAAAACTTTTTCTAACTAAATCTGGCTTTCATTATGATTTATATAAAGTGTGTTTGCCGTCCTTATCTCGTTTCCATTCATACCCAGCATACTCAAGAGCTTTTAAAGCTCCATTGTAATAACTCACATCTTGTGGTCTTGCGTCTTCCATGTTTACAATAACCCACCGTTCATCCAACCATTCTTCGGTTTGTTTTTTAATTTCGCCTGGTGTTCTCTTCATTACACTTCCTCCAACAAAACAAAATAAATAGCTGCTAATGCCTTTGCCGTGAATACTTCATCATACTCTTCATCGTAACTTGTCACATCAATAAATGCTGTCTGATTAAATTCGTCAAATTCAATACATTCAATATCGTCTGGATAACCTTCGTCATCATTTTCCAATAATTCTTTCGCAGCTGAACAGCACTGAGCCATATGTAGAATTTTGCGCTTTAATTCATTTACAGTTCCAACGAATTTATAAAATACAACTTCCGGTGTTTTGCTGTTTGTCTTTGTAATGATCCACTGTTTCTTTTCCATACTTTACCTCCTATCGAAATACGATTTTCATTTACTTTGTTATCACTTCAATAACTAACATATATTCTTCATAATCACGAAAAATAGCATAATGTTCACATACATCAATATTAAAATATTGTGCCATTCTTTCGTCTATCTCTGCACCGTCAAGTTTTTGTGAGTATGATTCTGCGTAATAAAAACCACCATTTTGTCTGGATAAATATATTGAATTATCATCAAGAAGATTTCGTAACACATCTTCTGCTTCTTCTTTAGTTAAAAGCCATGAATTTTGCTTTACCATAATTTTTTACCTCCTGAAATGTTGTTTCATCTATTGTTTACCAATATGTTTTATAAAATCCCTGATCAGGATCTCCATAACTTTTACCGTCACATTCTTCATAAGTCCCATTATATGAAGCAGACACAAGTTTTAAAGGATATTTCAACTGATTAATATCTTTATCATAGCAACCAATATGAATACCTTTGCATCGATTCTCTTGATCGCAGGTATGTCCTCGCTTGAGAATGTCTTCCATTGTGGATGGATACTCATCTCCATCAAAAATCATTCCGTCACATTTATTCCAATAAGCAAGAATGCCATATAAGTCTGCTTCTCTTCCCGTTCCATAAAATACATATCCATAATCATAATATGTATCTTTTATACATCCTCCTCCAAATTCTTTTGGAATTAATATCTTATAGCTATCTCCCATTGTTAAGTTTTTTCTTTTTGTCGTTTTATCAGCTCTCAACCATGAAAAACTTCCCATAATTTATTGTCCTTTCTCCTGAAATGCGGTTTTCATTCTCCCTTTTTAAAACTAATTCCTTTTTCTTCTAACCATTTAACCAATGGTTGGAAGTAGCACTCTGGTAAATCAATGTCTTGAACATTTTCTTTTGCCCATTTAAACTGCTTATCAGATAATTCACAACCATTCATTAGATAGTCAAGTTCCAATCTATGTAAATGATCAGCAATATCCACACTATAAGTCTCATACAAATATTTTGATGGCAGCATACACACCCATGTTTCTGCTACAGCATATCTATTTTTTATCTTGTTTATTTTTGACTTTGTTAATTCGCTAATAATATCAATTCCATCAGCTTCTAAATCATTCAACTCAAAATATGATTTTATGATTTGGATATCAGTTGCATCATTCCATACTTGATTCTGTACTAATTCTTTTAATGTAATCATTATTTTCTCCGTTTCATGACATGCGGTTTCGTTATGTGATCATTCTTCTGTTATCTCAACAAACTTTACCGTATTATCATATTGTGGTTCTGTCCACAATTCTGCTGCACATTCATCACATATGCAAATTTCATGATAACCAATACCTACAATATCTTCATTTCCATTTATAGGATATAATGTTTTATTATGGCATTTAGGACAAGTAAATACTTTATCATGTATGCTATTCATTCTACATCAACTCCATTTTCATCTTTGAAATTTTATTGATCAATATCTACATAATGAAATAACGTCTCCGTCACAATCTCTTCGATCATTTGCCCAACGACAATAATGTTTATTTTCCGTATTTACAACTATATTTTCATCTTCACCCACATTCTAACCCTCCATTTTTCTCGAAATGTTTTCATCGTGTTCAATATAATTCCCAAGCCTCATTATATTCACATAATATTTTTAATTCACCCCAAATCTGACTAGAAATTTCTTTAATTTCGGGATGTTTAGAAATATTTTTCCATACAATCTTTGTCTCTTCTGGTGTGAAATTCTCACTATAAATATTATTAAACCATTTAATTAATACTTCATTTGTTCCATCTGGAAAAATAAATTTAACTTCCTTTGAATCGTCAGAACTTAAAAAACCAAACCAATATCCAAATGGTCTTTCATTTTCTGTTTCTTTTCTCTCTTTTAAATATGCAGTCTCAACTCCACCAAAAACCTTTGCGACTTCACATAATTCTCTATCAAAGCTAGGATAGCTTGCGCTTCCTGCATACTGATAATCCATTCCCATTATAATTTCCTCCTTAAAATGTGCTTTTCAACGTAATTCTAATCCAAGTATTTCTTTTACGTATATAGCTTTTTCTTTGTTTTCAAGAACTCTTCCTTTAATATTACCATTTACTTCAATAGCTGTTATCACTTTAAATTCCAAATCAGAATGAAGAAATGCATCAATCATGTCAAGTCTCTGTGTTGTTATCACATATGGGTTCTCTTCTTTAGCCAACTCTACCCATTGTGGAAGTTCGGTGTAATGTGTCGTTTCGTCTGGATAATAAACAATATCATTATCCATATCAATGTTCAGTATCTCTTTTGCATATCTTTTAACTGCATCGTTTTTACCTAATAATAAAATCATAAGATCGCCTTCCTTTTGAATTTTCCGTTTCATTAGTTCTCTTTAATCCAATTATTTACATATTCAACAGCCCTATCTTTTGTAAATGTTCCATGACTATGACCGTCTGTATAATATTCTCCTTCAAAAATACACTCGGCAACAATAGAATCAAGTTCATGTGCATTTTCTCTTGTAGTATTGTATTTCTTTAACATATCATCATAGCTTTCGTAATAAGAAGATATTAGCGTTTCTATTTCATCATCACTATATTCATTCAGATCAATTAAACCTGAACAAACAACATAATCATTTTCTGGATCATTTGGACAAGTATCGATCCAAAGTACCTGAATAAACTCATATCTTCTTTCGCCTAATGGCTTACACCATTGTAAATCGTCTGTCTTATACCATTCATTCGACATATAACCAACCTCCAATTTCTCAGCAAATCTACGTTTCATTGTCCAATTTTTATTTCGCTTCTGTCATAATTAGCCTGTATCCCAACAATTCCTTTTGGACTTTCACATAAAGCCCATCCAAAAGCAAGACAATTATGCAATCTAATGTCAGCCATATCTCTATCACATCCGTAATTATTAACAAGATAATTAACTATTTCTTTATCAAAATCTTCTGGATATTTCTGTCCAATATAAAAAACTTTTTCTACTTTCATATATAATTACTCCAATCTAAACGGTTCTATTCTATAATTAAAACTTCAAAATCCGTTCCTTCATAATTCCCACTAATTGACTCTTCGCATATATATTTGCAAGATCCATTAGGTTCATAATCGTATATTTTATTCACTAATGATTCAATCAAGTTGTAAAAATACTTAAGAAGCCAGGCATGAGTGTATGATATGTGTATCCCATCACATAAAAACTTATATAAAAAATCCCTTGCTTCCATCAAACAACGATCTTTTTTATCGTGTGCAAACTCTACGGATCCAGAATAGTTATAATCATCTTCCTTAATACATCCAAATTCTTCTGGATTATCCAATCTATAATCCCCGTCTGTCTGTAATGTATAAATAATAATAATTCTCATATTGTTCCCACTTTCATTTTGTTTTTATTTAAGCAATTCCTCGACATAGATCCAACACAGTATCAATAATATTCTGCGGAGAATCAATTCCGTATCCACTTAACATATCAAATGAACTATTGTCAGATGTGAATACCAGATCGCAACAATGATGCCAACCATCTACTTCATCGTTAGCAAATGTAATCTCAAGATTCACACTGTCTGTTAATTGGCACTGCCAAGCACGTTCATTAAACGATTCCGGTTTATTTCCATTACCATCCCACATATCAGGATTCATATCATTTAAAAAATCTGTTACAATTTTAGTTGCTTTTTCTCTTGTCATATAACTTCAATCCTCTCTAAATCATCGTTTCATTTACTCAATAATCTCCCATTGAGAGTATTCTTCGTTTTCTTTATCCCAAATTTTAGTTATTAATCCATAATCCGCATAATCATAATTTTTATCAGAAAAATTTTCCTTTTCTCGTTCTAACTCCTTGTCAACAATTTCAATAGCTTCATCTTTATTTTTGAATTTACCTATCAAAATATCTGCGCCGAAGTTATTTGTATATTTTACTTTTACCATAATATTCTTCCTCCAATTCTTATGAAACTCTTGTTTTGTCATTTTTATATCTCCGTCTATGTAAACTCTTCACATTTTCAATTATTTTTTAAGTTCTTTGCATAATATCTCTTATATGTATTGTCATATTCATCTTCTGTGATATAGCTATAACTTGTCAGGAATTCTTCTTTTGTGAGACATATAAAATCTCTCATTTTCTCTTCATCATCAAGAAAATCTGCATTCTTAAATTCATTATTCATAATTATTCCTCTATTTCTGTAGCTTCCGCATCACTGTCATAGCACTGATCTGGTGCATTTTCCCTACCTTCATTAATAGCGTCAATTAACTTTTCTTCTGCTTCTTCTTTGCTGTTTGCCTCTACTTCATAAAATCCTTCATAACACTCATAATATCTAACTTTAAATGTTTTCATAATTCATCAACCATCCTTTCTACAATAAATCTCTTAACTTCTCTGCAAACTCTTTCAATGCGTTTTCTTTGTATTCCTCGTTATGTACCAGATCAACTACACCAGGAACTCCTTGAAATCCGTTGCGTTTTGCTTCTAACATAAGATATGTTTCTTCCTCAACATCAAAATCATTATAAAGTTCCCACATTTTTTCGTGTAAAGTCTCTATTAATTTTTTCTTTGTCTTTGGATTCTTAATTGTAATTTCCGTACACCAATCCTCATTACAAGGGTTATCTCCCTGCATGTATAACTCCACTTCACCATTCCGTACTTCTGATATACTAAATGCAAAATCTGTTCCATCTGATAATTCATCAAGATACTTTTCTAATTTATCTGTTTGCATAAAATCAACCATCCTTTCTAAATAACGAATCTGATAATTCCGTTTCCATTAGGTAAATTCATAAATTCACCTATACCTCCATGATACAATTTCCGTACTTCTGTTCTTGTATAACCACATTCATCGCACCAATCTGAACAAAAATCTTCCCAATCTGAATACCATGCACATATTTCTGCTCTGATATTGTATCTATTTGCATGAGATTCTATTTTTTGTTTGATTTTATCAGTAAGTTTTATGTACTGGCTTAAATATTCTTCACTTTTCTTGTCCATAAAATCACTCCAATCTTAAAATGAAATTGCTATTTTGTTATATTTTCAAAATAATCTAATGGCAAACTCATTTCTTCTTTCCAATAATCAATGGATATACCATCGTCATCATTACGAATTGTACCAACAATTTCTAATTTCATACTTTCAGTTCCATTGTTCCAATATCCAGCATATAAGCCAAATGCTACAGGATAGTTAGGAACTATAAATGTAATTCCAACTTGATTGTGCCAATTAAGCGGAATTTCAAAAATCTCCGCAGTTTGTGGAATATTAGCAATATCCATTAGCCTCCGTGCAAGATCTTTCATATTAAGAGAACGACAATCCGTAGATTTTCTTGCACACATTTCACGTACAACACTCATAAAATATTTATATTTATTTTCCATATATACCTTGCACTTTTCAAGATTTGGAGCATATTCTTCCGAATCTGGCGTAATTTCCTGGATGGTATTGCTTCCTTTTTGTCCATATTCTTCCATTACAATATAAATATTTTTTGTTTCGGTATCATAAAAGCTTTGTACGTCTCCATAGTCCTCAAACATTTCAAATTTAGGATCTGCAAACCAATTCTGCTGTAACATATCAATCACTCTCCAATCTTTCTTAAAATTCCTTTACTTTAAATTATTCTCTTTAATCAACCTTCTACGAACCATTTTGTTTAAGTCTTTATTCACAGCAATTGTCGCATCTCCGTTACTATAAATAAAATGACTACCATTTATCCGTGATAAGTGGTAGCCATTAGACTTTAATAATGGTTCAAAATCTCTAATCATCTTTGGTTTCTTGCACACATATCTCACTCTCCTTTAACAATATGGTTCCCACCCTTTTTCCTGGCTACCTTGTTTACGTTCAATCGTATAACTTTCACCGCTTCCAATAAGAATACCATTGCGATAAATATAATTGGCGTTAGCTCTTATCCATGGATAAACATGTAATCTACCTATAATTTTAGCCCATTCATCGTAATCGTTTCCTACAAATCCATTCTGCTCATTCTCTTTCAAACAATCCTGCCAAATCTTTTCAAAATTCCTTCTGCACTGCCGTTTTGATTTCCGTTCAGATGCTACCAATTGATTACCGGCATAATAGTAACCGCCTTCAGCTGACTCATAAATTGGATACTCTTCGTAATGTGAAATAAATCTCATACTCATTCACCATCCTTCAGGCATTCTTTATTTACAACTGCATATAACTGAATTTCATTTTCAACTTCTTCATCATCGAGATCGAGATCATACAATAACTCTGCAAAACTATCCTTTGAAAAGTCTTCTCTATACAGTGAGACTTCATGAACAGTAGGTGCACAGAAAAGGAATAGTCTGATATACTCAATAATTTCTACCCATTCACATTCTGTGCAAATATGTCTTGCACATCTTACAAGATTCTGATTGAATGCTGCGGTACATAATCCGTCTCCTTCAATACCGGCAATATCTTCATCTGTAATCCGTTTAATACGTTCAATTCCCTTGTCCATGATATAGATAAATACGGCACTCTCTACTCTTGTGTCAAATTCCTGTTCAATAATTTTTCCGATTTTTGTTTCATAATATTTCATATCAATCACTCCTCTACATTTTCAATTTTGACGATGCTAAATACTTCCCACTCTTCGCCAGTATCAACGACATTATCATTTTCCATGTCAAAGTCTTCGTTATCTCCATTCGATAAATCATATTCATCAAATATCTTTTTAACCGCCTCTTTTCTTTTTTGTATGCATTCTTCCTCGGTTCCCACATTAAGGATTTCGAAACCAACGCCATTGTAAGCGTGATGCCATACAAGAATATGATCACCTTTATTTGCATCAAATTCCTTAATTTCTGTCACAAAAAAGTGACCATCATCTGTGTTAGCAGATATACGATTTCTATTATCAGTGACCTCAATCCGCATATTATCATCCTTAAAATTTCCACAACTTACTAATGCTTCATCGAAAGCCTTCTTGAAACTATTAAATTGTGAAAAACATGGAGATGTATAATTCTCATCATCTAATTCGCATAATAAAAACATATTATCTACCTTCTTTCACCTTTCTAATTAATCTATCTACGTGTTCGCTGTTAATTCCATAACACCAATTTAATTCATCCTGTATTTCCATTGCCACTTCGTATGTCTCATCAATCTCATAGTGGTTTTCCAAGTAATACATAATTTCTCTTCTTGCTTCCTGTGCTATACTCAATTTATTATGAAAGTTATAAATCATTTTCTCTAATTTCTTATCTTCCATATTGTATAACCTCCTTTTAAAACGATTCTTTCAACTGGTTTATTCCATACATATTTTTAGCTGTTTCTGCTCCGTCTTATTAGGCGTTCGCACTAATTTATTTCCATCCTTTTCTTTTACAAATAGTAGATTTTCTTTTGCCATATCATCAATAACTTTCATAATATGATTGATTGTTTGGCCGCTTCCATAATTCCGACCATCATTCAACCCAATTCTTCTTAATCTAAATTGATTTGCAAGGATTCTACACACATCAAAAGCGTAAAAATATTTAGTTTTCCTTGTAGTAACGCATGTTTCAAATAATGATTTGCGTATTTCTTTTTCTTTACTTTTCAGATATTCCTCATATTCTTCATCAGTTATGTCATAAACTGTGTCATATAATTCAACCCATCTTAATGAAAATGTTTTTGCTTTTTCTATAGCCTCTGCAATCGACTTAATTTCATTCTTTAGTACCTCACCACTGTAATTCTGCGGATGCATATATAAGTGTGATTTACCTTTTGTGTAGGTCGCACATACTCCATTAAATCCTGGATTATCACATTTCCAACCAAGATTTGTAAATAATTTATCAATTTCTTTACCGACAGTTTTTCTTTCATCTGATTCCCAACCACCATTCATGCCATCATATGATGGTGTATTAATTCTAAAATATACATTTGAATATTCATTTCCGTAGTCTGCATCAGGATTCCAGTTATTTGTAAGTGAATGATCTTTTCCATATTCATAACCTAATCCGTTCTGATGATATTTAATACTCATATAATCAACCTCCTATCCAAAAATCGGTTCTCTTATAACGCTAATACTTCTATATCTTGTCAAATCTACAATGCTTGTAACAGTTTTTCGTTTTGATTTACTTTCTCCATATGGATTAAATTCACCTTCTGTTACTTCATAACCAGTCTCTAACATACAATTTTTACTCTGAATATATCTTTTCCATTCCTTATAACATCTCAAAGCATCATGTAAATCATCTTGGTTATATCTAAGCTGCTGTGTATAATAGAACTCGTTTGAATCTTTCTTAAAGAAGCAAATACATTTTCCTACAACTCGTGGTTTCTTTTCTTCTGCTCGTAATGCTCGTTTTAATTCAATTAACAGTTTTTCATTCTCTCCACATACTGCTAAATATGCCAAGCGACTTCTTACTTCTTCTGGGAAATTTATATGCTTTCCATTTATGGAAAATCTTACTGATTCAGGTGCATATTTATATCCACTCCAATGAAAATTTTCATGCTTTCTCATATCAATTTCCCTCGCTTTCTATGCTATCTGTCTTGCTATATCTTCAATATTTCCATTCATTACAATCACTGCATCCTTGTTATCGGGATGTTCGTTCATGAAACCCCTTAATCCCTCAAACCGCTTATCATCTGCATTTTCAATCATCTGTCTTACATTTTCATTACGCAGCTTAATCAAATAAACTTTTTCATAATGCTGTTTGAACAACAGATTTTTCTTTTCACAATACTGCTTAATCAAGTCAATCTGCCTCCGTTCCTCTTCTCTGATTGCTTCAACCCTTGCTTTCTCATTAGCTTCTTCTCGTTCTTTTCGCTTACGATTTCCAATCAAATGATTAAATAACGAGTTTGTTTCACAAAGATCATTAATAACTGCGTTGTCAATGTCGTATGTATCAGGACTATCTTTATCAATCCACCATAAGAAATTATCAATCGTTCTATTGAAATTCTCTTCAAAGATACATCTGTTACCAAGATTTCTGTTATAGATTTCCTCTCCGTTTCGCTCGATCCGTAATGATGTATATACATTTTCATCTGGCTTATTACTGTAGATAGTCCACTCATATCTATCCTGCTTGCCATATACAGTTAACCCATATGCACTGTATAACTGTTTCTCTTCATTCTTTAAATATATAAGTCCCATGTCACTTACCTCCACAATTCAAATCTGAATTTGTATATTTCGCCCACTTGCCTGTATAAACACCATTTATTCTTTCTTTAAAGGTTCTCTTTCGCATTCCATACATTTCTGTTGCAACTTTATACATGTCATAAACAAGATCTGTCTTCGTATCAATAATCATAAAATCTTTAGGATTATTCATACTATCTAATACATACTGCATGAAATCTCTGAATGTAATTATGCTGTTTGTTGTACACCACACAATAATTTTATTTTCGTCACTGGTGTCTCTTGTTACAAATTTCATTAATTGCATTTTCCACTTCCTCCAATAAAATAAGACAGATACCAAACATATGTACCTGTCTTATTATTCGCTTTTATTACTCTATTTTCTCTTCCTTTGGTGCAATCAGCTTTGTAATCCTATCTCTGAGGAACTCACAATATCCATTAACGCTTCCATCACCATGCACCCAAAACCAATTATCATCGTAATTCCAAAAAATCATAACTTCATGTCCTGATGTTACTCCCTCAAATACATAATTATTTCTTCCTTCATTTTCCGACTTAAAACATGTATTAACATCATTTTCAGATGCACCATTTTTCTTCATTTTAAGATACAAATATCTTCTCAAAATCTCTAAATCATATTCACTTTGAATATCAAAAATTTCCACTGCATATTCATCGGAACAATCATCATTGATATCATACTGTGAAATCACCGGTTTTTCTGTTAATCTCTTTAGCTGCTTACTTACTGCAAACAGTGCTGACTCCTCATACTTCTTGCATTCCTCTTCGTTGCTAAACACCTCGCCATCTTCTGCAATATACTCTGTTCTTACTACTTCCTCAATTGTCTTTGTCTGTTTCACTTCGTTTACTCTCATAATTTTAATCTCCTTTTCTTATGCTATTTTCCATCCGGTTCCATATTCAATTGTTTTGATATTACATCGATCCAGAATTTCCTTTACCTTGCTGTTAATAAATTCCGGTTTCCCCATCCGCAGCATCTCATTGTAAATTCGGACGCATTCACGAATATCATAAAGAGATACATCTACACCTCTTACCTTCTGTCCGACCATCCATTTCTCTATGTAATCTTTTAGTTTACGCATTTTTTCTACGCTGTTCCTCTTCATACTGTCTAATCATTTTCTTCTGTTCAGCTTTTGTCATTGACAACCATTTTATTAACCCTTCCAATGTTCCTGTATACATGATGTTGTATAAATAAAGTTGACACCTTATTCTCAAGGAATTCATGTATAATAAAAGAGAATAAGGAGGAACTCTCAATGTCACGAACCCAAATATGTTTTGCCATATAATCACGCTCCTATCTACTCCACTGACCAACTTTATTTCCATTTATATCAATGATACTTCCGCTTGTTGCACCATCTTCAAGTTCTCTACAAATACCCTCAAGTAATCTTTTGCATTCTATAGCTTCATCAAATTCACTTGGTTCACCTGTAAATGGATCACAAAATGCTGCATTGTCTGTTTTAATTTCAATTTTCAACATAACATTTTACCTCCTATACCCATGCTGGTATTACTTTAGTTTCTGGTAAACTTTCCAACCACTCAATTATATCCTGTGGTACTTCTTCCATCTTCCAAGCAGTTCCGTATTTATAACCGCACACTGGACATTCTCTACCAATAAAACCAAGTTTGTGATCTTTATAAGAAATCCAACCTCTTGTCTTATATTCTATATTTGAATGTCCTAAACAATCTTTCTCTTTTAATTCATATGCATTCTTATATAAATTTCCATATTTTTCAAAGATATCTTCATCATTGTAAACATCAATAGAATATTCCATATTTGCATATACGGTTTCTTCTTTTGTCGGATAAAAAGGTTCTCCATTTTTTAAACACTCCACCGCTCTTTTCTTTGCGTTGTCTTTTTTCTGACACGCTTCTTTCGTCAAAGTCCATTTCTCAATTTTAACTTTATCCTGAGTGTGTTCTGCCCATCCAAGTTCTCTCATGTGTTCACAATAAGGACGCATATCATTCAAATGCCATCTATCCCAAATATCACATAATTTGTTAAGCATTTCCGTTGTCCATTCATCTGTTGGTGAACCATTTCTGATTTCATCAACACACTGACCAGCAGAGCCAAGGCAATCTCCGTTTAATAATGGTGCAACTACACCACTCATACTTAATTTTGAATCTTTATATTCAATTCTTACAAATGCATCTTTATTTACTTTGTTTCCTGTTCTTGTGTAAACCTTACATTTACATGGATTAATGATTTTATACATAATTATACCTCCTTAATTTCCTTCAACATATTGTCAATACACAACATTAAATTCTCTTCCATATTTTCTTTAACCATTTCGAGATGTTTGTTTACCTGTTTTCTGATTTCTTTTCCTGTTACATTGTGACCATAGTTTGCAATCACTTCATCCATAATTTGCCTATATGTAAACCCCAAAAGTAAGTCGTCATTTTCATGTATTGGTAAATTGTAGGTGAACTCTTTTCCATTCCGTGAATCAGTTTCGGGATCATATAACCATCTACTCATATTCATTTCCTCGCTTTCTTATAATAAAATAGGCAGCTAGGTATTTATTCTCCTAACTGCCTTTAATATTTCTATTCATTATTCATTTTTCAGTTCCGCGTAACCGCCATCAAAATTCTGTTTCCAACTTCTGTATACTCCGTTTGTATCACGAAACTCTAAATAATATGCATCTCTATAATTCCAAGGCTCCTGCCATGCAATCTCTTTGATTGTGCAGATAATCCCTTGACAATGTACTACATCACCTGGTCTCAAATCTCTCATCATTTCTCTCCTTATCTCCAAAATACATTTCTGTAAGCTTTTCTTTTACAATCTGACTAACTTCTCTGTATGCATCACGCTGGTCTCTGCGTTGTTTCTTCTGATAATTCTTAATTGCGTTTCCCATAAATCACTTACCTTTCATTCATCTACACCAAGTCCACAGCAGTTTCTACACATTTCATCTTCATATCCGACGTAAGTATATGCATAGGGACGAATCGTGTTTCCATTTTACCAGTTTCTTCATTGTATTCTTCAATAGGTTCGTCGCATGGTGTCCACATTATTATTTCCCTCCAATAGCTTCTCTGTTTCTAATACCAACTTTCACAGGTAGAATTTCCGTCAACTAATTCATTTGTCTCTAAACAAAATCCTTCATAAGTAGAACAAGGATTATACATTTTGCAATCATCACAGCGTTTACACTTTCGCTTTGAATTACTCACAATATGATACATATTCGGTTCTACGTACTTCTTTTTAATTTCTTCCCATTGTTCTTGTGTTACATTCAAATAAGCATTTACAACCATTTTCTCTTACCTCTAATCTAAAAGAAATGCAATTTTTATATACTTGACATTTTTCTTTATCTGCTTTCTACATTTCATCAATAGCATTGTGCATTCGTTCTTTTACATCTGCTAACTGTTTATCTAAATCCTCAAAGCATTTCTGTTTTGCTTCATCAGATAATTCCATATCTTGAATCACCTTTTTATCTCTCTTAATAGAATTTAATTCCTCCACTAATCTGTCAAAATCATTTGCGTCTTTTTTTGCATCGTGACAATACATGATTGCTCATCTATCTCTCATTTCTCCTCACTCCTTCCTAAGAAATCTTAGTTTCAATGGCTATTTTTTTATTTCGTAAATCCAATTTTCAAAATCCTCTTAATTATCAATTACATTTTTCAAAACTCTTTCAATTGTTGCCTTATCATACACATCTGAATGTCCATTTGGACAATTAGGCAGTTCATTGATAGCAGCAATACATTTTTCAATTAGTTCTTTTGTAAATTCTCTTCGTTCTCTTTTTGACATAATATTACCTCCAATCTTCTAAAGAAATGCGAATTTAGTCTGCTATAAATGTTCAACCAAATCTCTTGCAAGTTCCATATCATTTTTACCTTGTGCGACTCCGACACATGCGGCTTTAAACATATTTAAACTTGCCTGTTCACTTGCTCTACATCTGTCTATAATAAATTGATGATACTCTTTTTCAACTTCCTTCAATCTGGTATTCTCCTGCCTTAAATATCTATTTTCACTCACAATATCAGCAAGTCCCAACACCAATTCTTCTATATCATATCTTTCCATATTTACCTTCCTTTCTTCCAATGAAACACGCATTTAGTCTGTCTCTACATATCGAATATCTTCTTGAGTTACTGCTTCATCAGGATCAAGATCGTTAAGCCATTCTAAATCTTCTACATTACAATCATTAAGATGCTCATGTATATATTCAAGAATTGCGTCCTTATCATCTGCAATCTCTTTTGGTATCTCTAATTCTGAATCATATACAGCAATACAAGCCACTTTAAATTTTACTTTTGCCATATTATTTACCTACCTTTCTTACTCAACCACCTATAATCAATTACAATCCAGTATTTATTCTGTCGGAACGTCAATTCCATTCTTTCTTGTTTCCTCTATCAATAAATCATGATAGATACCACAATCTAAATTATTGTTCCAATCCAACTTACGTCCTACCTTCTTCTCTGCGTCTTCCCATGACAAAAGATGCCCGTATTGTCTCTCAAATTCTTGGTAACTCATTACTACCTCTGTAAAGTAGTTATCAATTACGATTTCGTCACCGATTTTAATTTCGCTTGCTGATACGGTTTCACAACCTCTAGGCGAATTATTTTTCCGTGAAAAAGTCGTAACTCCATTTTTCATATGTTCTTTTACCTCATTGATTGTAATTGTGTGTTTGTTCATAATCATTCTCCTCTCGAAATGTTGTTTTCATTTTTCACTTAACAGGTGATCAGATTCTCTATCCAAATTCAATACTTCGTTTGCAATAAGATTTGCCGTTTTTCTATCACAACTAATCATGGACATAATTCTATTTTCCATGATGGTCATTACATTATTATGCACAGATTTCAATTCTTCTAATGTTAACATTTTATTTCCCTCCTCACAAAATATCGCTTTCAACGTCATTCAGTCCGAAAAATTCAATTTCGCTTTCATCCATATTATCAATGACATAAGCCAAATCTTCATCTTCCAAAGCACAATCCTTGAATTGCGTTGCCAATTCTTCAAGTCTTGATCGTGGAATATAATTCTCTTCTGTTCTTATACGAAAGGTTTCTAATGCTGATTATAAACCTTCTACGGTTTTGCTAAAATATAAACCGTGTCCCCACTGGCTACCCTTTGGCTGCGTTTCATCGTAATCAATTCCTACGATGTAGTCATTCTTATTTTCTGCCAAAATTACATTGCCTTTATGGAATAAAATTCTATACTCAATAGTCATTTTACCTATACCTCCTCTTTCCGCCCGTATAGCCGTTAGCCCAGCTTTCGTATGTAAAACAATGTTGTTATGTATCATTTCCTCGCCAAAGGATAATGATTTCTGTTATGTAGTTCTCCGTTTTAAGCCAATTTCTTATTAGCTTTCTTCGTAGTTTTCTCAGGCTGATTTCTGAACGGACTTTCCATTTCATATCTAACAATTTTAGAAAGCGCATCGAATGCCTGACCTTGTGTTAATTCCATCAGATTATCTACGAAAAACTTTGTACCAGTACATTTCTCTTTCAGAATCGCCTCCATTTCATCGGTTCTGCCGTCGTAATATGCATACATGGAATGCATAATTCTGATATACTTCGCTGTGTATGCCTTGCCGTTATATGTATCTGCATATCCGTTCCACTGTAATTCCGTAATAAGATTGATAATCTTATTAAGCAATTCAGTGCCATTTCTCTGAATAGAACGGATTCCATCTGTAATCGGTGTAAAGATGCCAACCTGGTTCTCAATAGGGTCTCCCTTAACTGCTACATTGTGGCTATTGCAGATTTCCTTTAACTGAATGTAATTTTCATCACCACTTTCGATTGCTGCTCTATAATAATCAACGGGTGACATCTTACGTCTATCAATTCCCTGATCTAAGAAAAGATGAATTGCATCGTTCAGAGAACATTCAAGAATTTCGCAGACAACATTACTGATTTTTGCCTTGTAAGCACCATAAATTCTGTGCATACCATCAATGCAAATCAAAATTCCGTTCCAGTACAAAAGCTTCGGCACTTCCCATTTGTATGTATTGTAATTGTTTCCGATTTGCTGTGCAGCCAGCACATCACACATTCTCTGCCATGAAGGAATATGTATATACATAGGGTCAATATTCATAAGGATTTTGTCACCAAATCTGCTATTTGCCTTTGCATTTTCTACCATCTGTTTGATGCTGATTTTCTCAACCATATCAACAAATTCGTTTCCGTTCCGTGATTCCTGCATTTCTCTCTCGATTTCTCTTGCCTCTACATACTTTCTCGTTTTACCCATTGTTATTACCTCATCTTTCTTTTTTTGATTTTTGTGTATAAAAATAACGGCTGCATATTTCTATGAGCCGTTACATTTTAATGATGTAATCATTTCCGTTCTGTGTAAGACCGGTAACGTATGCAATTTTGCCTTGCTTCTTAAACTCTTGTACTTTCTGTTTCGCTTCGGTGCGATTTTTGCACCTTTCAAATTCATATGGTGCAGTTACTACTTCCACACAGTATTCCATGTATCCCCATTTATCGGGTGTGGAACGTGCAAATTTCTTTTTGCCTTCACAAGGTTGTGTCCATGATGTTTCGCCACAGGTTCCTTTATACCGGCAATCTGAACATATTCCTGGCATTATTGTTCACCTCTTTTTCAATTCGCTTATCAAACAATCAAACCAATACTTTGCATCTTCACTTCCATCTTCCGCAAGAAGCTCAATCAATTTAGAAATACTATGCATTACAATTCCGCTTTCTTTTGATGCCTTGAAATCGGAATAGTAATCATATGCGTTCTGTGCCACCTCTTTCGGTGTGTAGCCACCTTTCCAGTTTTCATTTCCGTATGCTGCAATGTCGTAAAAATCTTCATATTCCAACTGTCCAGCTAATCTTTCAAAAATACGATGTCGATGTTTATGATTCATTTTCTATCTTTCCTTTCCACTTTTCACTTTCTTCTTATTAATAAGGAAGTTATTCATTTCCCTACATATTCCTCTGCAACAGTATTTCTCAGTACAGAGGATACATATTTCCGTTTTCTCAGGTGGTTTAGTTTGTCTAGTCACTAAACTTCACCTCTTTCACGCAAAAACTCACAGTATGCGCTTTCGCTTTCAAACTGCCAGTATTTGCCCACAGACGGAATGTAACCGTGATAATATCCATTTGCGTAGTAACCTTTTGCCTTTGCCATTGCAATCACCTCATTCTCTTAAAAATAGTTTTTGCTTGTTTTACATAATAATAACTGGCAGGAATCGTAATAACCCATCCACCAATATTTCCAAGCATAACCGGACAGAGAATTGTGCAGAGAATGCAGAGTAAGAAAAATCCGATTGCTTCTGCAAACTCTATGATTTCTTCTCTCTTCTCTTGCCTTTCTGCATTGATGATTTTCCGTGCTTCTTCTAAAGTCATTACTTCTTCGTATGTAGTTTGTCTTGTGTACATTTCCGTACCCTCCTCAATCAAAATTATCAGGGCATACACCCATGTCTTTCAGTGCTTCCTTTGCAGATTCATTACATAAAATTGCAATTAAAAGTGCATAATAGTTTGCTGTGTTTGGATCTCTCATAGTTTTATTCTCCTTTCGCTTCGCTTAACTTCGTTCCACTATGTTTCACTCACTTCGTTCATTAAAATACTTCAAAAGCGCAATATGTAACCTGGATAATTTCGTCGTCGCCGACGCTAGACGTTCCCTTGCTGTCCATTAACATAGAGCAGGTGTCGGAAAATTCCCAGTCTTCCGTTTCGGTGAATTGCCATGTATTACCGGCAGAATCTTCCACGGTGACAAGATTATTTGCGTAGTCAATTTCCGTTACAACTGCTGTGTTTGCGTAGTAATGATGATGCTCTGCATTTGCCTGATCTATAAGTATTGCACCTATAAAACCACCTAGCACAGCAAGTAAAAATGTGGTTTGCTTTTTCATTTCGTTATTCTCCTTTCGTTCGTTAAAATAATTCCGCAAGCTGCCTTGCCAACATTGCTTTGGATACATTTGCCTTGCGGATGCCTATTGTTACTGTGGGTGCAGATACACTGTAAATCGGGCGAGGTTTGTTTGCCTTGCTGATTTCATAGTTGCAATATGTTTTGTGTGGATTTCTCTTGCTCATAGTTTTGATACTCCTTATACTAATGCTGTGATTCTATCGTGATTTCGGTTTGCCTCTACTGTGTTAGTAGAATAGATTACTTTCAATGTTTCTCCGTATTTGCCTATTAAAGCAGTGCAGAATCCGTTATTAGACGGAAAAGTGGTGATTGCATGTCCGTTCTTGAATGTACGTTTACTCATGGTTAATTATTCTCTCCTTTGCGTTGAATTTTGGGTATAAAAATAGCACCCTTTACGTTTATAGGGTGCTTTGTGGTGTGGTTATGTGGTTTTATTTTGCGTTACTTATTTGAACGTACTTCCTCTAATTGTTTTTTTAATGCGTCCATTTGTGCTAATATTTCAGCTTCTTTTGCTTTATTTTCATCAACATATTCCATAATATCTCCTGGTTGTACATTAAGAAATCGACATACTTTATCTATTGTATCTGAATTAATGTTTTTGTTTTGAGAAAATCTAGTTGGCATGTTTACAGAAATTCCAGAATCACATAAATCTTTCCATTGCATATTCCTTTCTTTAAGAATATTTGCTAATTTATAATATACTATCATTTTTAATTCACCTCCAAGTGATCACCTCCATTTTATCACAATGTTTTGTGATCCGCAATATTTAATTATGTACTCTTCTGAAATCATGCATAGGATTTTTTGTGCATTCATAATCTGTAACTTGTCCACAAAATTTTCCTAAACGCACTCCGCCTCCACCGTTTTTATGTATCCTATCATGGGTCATGAGCGCATTAAAATTAGTCTTTCTGCGTTTCTCTTTTTTAATGATACCATTATAATACGCAAGAATAGCGTCCGTGATTTTATCATTCTGATATGCCTTATACCAACATTTTTTACTAGGCATATAGAAAAATACAGGGATTTTATTATCTTTTCTCTTTCTGAAATCAGAACAGACTAATACTGTGCCGTTTGATAATACACATACAATAGATTCTGGCATAATTTCCCTATTGTGTATAAAAGTGTTTGGCTGCGCTTGAAATATTTTCATAAACATCCTTCTTTCCGTGCGAAAATGCACACTATTAAAAGGCAGAGTTTTTGCTCTGCCTTTCGTACTATGTATTTTCATTTGTGATAGATGCAAATGTTATGCAAAGTAATGCTTAATCACAATATTGCTGATAGTGGTAGCAAGACCGGAATAGTCATAAGTCTTTTCACCCGTCTGACGGTTCTTGGTTACTTTTACAAGCGTGTTAATCTGACGCTTCTTGAATTTTACAGTCTCTTCTTCATCGTCTACTTCAAATTTGTTAGAGAATCCCTTGATGTAGCAATCATTCAGAAGTTTCTTATCTTCTGCTGTCAGTTTTACACGGGTCTTGGTCGTGTACGGAGTTTCAAAAGGCAGAGAGAAAGTCACCTTGATAATGCGCTCAAGTTCATCAGATGCCTTTTTGTATGCTTCTTTAACTTCGTTACTCATGGTAATATTGCCGTTTTCACCTGCCTTGGAATTAATATGGATAGCCTGTAAAGCTTCGTACAATTCGGGAGACTCAAAAGCGGGAATAATTGCATACTTTACAAGCTTTGAATTATCCCATGAACCAAGGACACGGAGAACAGTCCGTACTACGTCTACGGAGTTACCGAAATGGTCTTCATTCTTCTGCGTCATCAAAGTAAGCACACGGTTATAGTTGTCGGTCAGTGCCTCATGCTCATTCTGTACCTTGGCAAGCTCAGTCTGAGCGTTCGTCAACTGTACATTAAAAGCCTGTACTTCCTCTGCGGAATAAGTGCCTTTCTCATTTAGAATCTTTTTCTCTAATTTAGAGATAGTGTCATTGAGTAACTGCGTAACCATAGACAGGTTTTCATAGCGTACAGCGTGCATAAACTCAGACCGTGCAGAATCAGAAATGTTCTCAGCTAAAAAGTTAATCATAAGGTTTTTCATAAAGTGCCTCTTTCTCCTATTTGTGCATAGGTGCAATGAATATGTTTTATTTGTTATCTAGTGTGTTATACACACTATAAAAAGGCAGACTGGTAGTGCTGCTTCTACTACTGTCTGCCCTTATTTACTATGTATAACTACGATTTTACAAGTACAGAGGAATGATAGTCATGTAGATTAGTTTTACCCAACACAAAGAACACTAGGTATTACCCTATTGCCTGCTTACATCGTTCTTGTACTTGTTTCTTATGTATTTTTCTTTGTTATAGCTTTCTACTGATTCAGTAGATACGATTCACAAAGACACGCTTTTTTATGTTAGCGTGGATTATTTTATTAGAATAGCTTTTCAACTATCCGGCGTTTCTTTCTCTCTACTTTCATACTGATTCCCACGCCTAGAAAATAGGTGTAGAGGAAAAACCGTTCCCATGGTAATCAACCTTGACCATATAAAAATGGGCAATCGGTGCATTGTGTTTATCACACGGCTACCTAGATTTTTTCTAGGGAAATCTTATAACCTGCTTATGTTCATCCTTTTGGGACTACTTTGTATAGTGGAAAAGTTTATAAAAACCACTAGCAACAACTTTATTTTTTCGTCTTTTGCTTCACATTCTAGGAATGTAAAACAGTACCTTATAAATAAAGTCACTGTTTTCTACTTGTGAAAATTGTGCTGATATGCTAGAATTGAATTGTTCGGATTCTATCCAACATATTAGCGTTGTGGCTAGTCATTTTCCTCTGAATATTCCTAGTATTCAGAATCGGTAGCAAATACCATACTATCGTATGGACTAGCCCAACCATACTTAATATCGTATGGTTCTTTTGTCAATGTGCTATCACCTCTTTTCATTATTAGATTATCACAACGAATTGTGATTGTCAACAACTTTTTGAAATTTCTTGAAAAGAACTTTCTGAAATGAAATATGTTGTTGTTCGTTGTTGATAGCTATACATTATCACAATATATTGTTGTTGTCAACAATTATTTTAAAATATTTTTCGATAACATTTATTGTACCACTGTACTATTCTAATAATACATTTTTTCGGAAACTGGATCTATCTACACGACTACTATCACCACAAACAAAAAAGTCGTTCCACCCTACGGAAAAATATAGAAATACCGTGATTTTTGCACCTATGGGGGTAGATCAAACTCAAAAAAGGGCAGCGTTTTCAACGCCAGGCTATAGCTGATTCACCTACACACCAACTTAAAAATCTACCTTCCCCATTAAAAATTCCAAACCATCAAAAAACCCCACAACCCAACAAAAACACAACTTTTCAACCTCAAAACCACTTATCGCAACTCATATCGTAAAAATCCCCAAATCACGCTATTTTCACCTACTTCAAATCCCAAAAATCAAAATTCCACTCATTCAAAATTTCACATTAAAATCTCAAATCTTCCTATTAAATAAAGAAAATCTCGACACTACATTTTATACGACTAATTTTGTACTCGTTTTATTAATCTAAATAAATCAATCTCAATAGAGAATAAAATATTATAACTTTCAAATAAATATATATGAGGTATAAAAATGATGAACAACCAAACAATCTATGATATAATTATAGAAAATGCTACTAAGGAGTATTTTTCTATGAGAAACATAAACACATTATCAAATAAAATATGGGAAATTCCACAATACACTCGCAAACAAATAAACAGGGCTGGTAAGATCATAGCTAATAAATCATCTTATTCACCTGATGAGTATGAAGAAGCCATAAAAATTCTTAATAACTGGCGAGCATCACATGCCTATCCACTTCATGTAATAACATGTGGTTTAAGAAATAAATTCCCTAACGCTTTGGTAGTACAACGAATAAAACGTTTGGAATCAATTACTGGTAAAATTGAACGTTTTCCTGAAATGGAATTATATAAGATGCAAGATCTTGGTGGATGTAGAGTTATTGTAGATTCTCTTGATCAAGTATATGATATATACAATAAATACAAAAATTCCAGAATTCGTCATGTACTTAAAAGAACTTATGATTATATAGATCAACCCAAAGCTTCAGGATATAGATGTCTACATTGTGTATACCAATTTCAAAGTGATAAATTAGAAACATATAATAAAAATATGTTAATAGAAGTGCAATTTCGAACAAAATTACAGCATACATGGGCAACTGCCGTAGAAATGATGGGTATATATACAAAAAGTAATTTAAAATCAAGTCAAGGGAATAAAGATATATTACGATTTTTCTTATTAGTATCTTCTATTTTTGCTATGATAGAAAAAACTAATATATGTCCGAATACACCATATGATGTAAAAGAAACAATAAATGAAATCAGAGAACTTGATAAAAAATATAATATCATATCTATTCTTAGCGGACTTAATGTTTCTATAGATTATAGTGTTAAAAAGAAATTAGGTAAAAATGTATATTATATATTAATTTTAGATTACGAAAATAAAAAAGTTACAGTTAGGCCATTTCAACCAGCACAATTAGAAATTGCAACAAAAGCATATTCTGATATAGAAAATAAAACTAATAAAGATGTAGTACTTGTATCAGCAAGTTCTTTTGAAGCACTAAGAACAGCTTATCCAAATTATTTCGTAGATATATCTAATTTTGTAGATATGATGAGAAATATATTAAAATAATTTGCTAAAGGCAGATAGAAATATCTGTCTTTTTTCATTTCATAAAAATATTCCTATACCACTCTCATACTACATACCCAACTTTCACTGGTTTTATAATAAACTAATACCCAAATTCGAACGAAAACCACTTCAATGATAAACTAACCATAAATGATAAAACTTCTCAAATCATATCAAAAATCTCTTATGTATTATCTATAAAAATTTCACAGTAAATAACCATCTCCATATAAACATATATGTGTAAACATATAGGGGTACATTTAAACTAAACAGATCAGTACTCTTATAATACACACTATCCATAAAAAAAATAGAGAATAATATATTGATGTTATTATTTAAACAAGTATCAATAAAAGGAGGATATAAATATAATGGAAGATAAACAAAACACACCATTATCTAAAAATGAAACGAAACAGTTATATGAGAAAATCTGTGAAGAAATTGATCATTGGGAACCATGGAAGAAAAAATATTATAATGATACTTTTGCAATATCACCTCATTCTAAAAAATTAAAGATAGATCCTTGATATGGTCATGGTAGATTGCAACTTTTAGCAGAGAATAACCTGATAATAATTATAATCATTTCAAATAATATAAAAGGAGAAAATATAATGGAAAATAAATTTATAAATGGATTTGAACAATTCAAGAAAAGAATAGATGCAATTCCTGACGAACAACTTATCAAAGACTGTGAAGCATTAGGAATGGAATTTGAGCAGGAAATACCAAAGTATCGTAAGAAAACCGGCAGTAATATCTCCAAGATATCCAAGAAATCAAAACATAAACATAATTATGAGGAATGTCTATTAAGATACGAAAGTAATTATTTTGGTAAACATAATATTCATACCAGATTAAGCAGCTACTGCTCTATCTGTGGCAAGATCGGTGAAAAGCTAAAAGATTCTATTGTAAAAGATTATCACAGAACAGGAATGTTATCTAATGGAATAAAATATCATTCTATTATTTCAGGTGATGAATTATTTGAGGAATATAAAGATAGATTACCAGTATTCCATATAGATGATGATATGATCAGAGGATATGTTAATTTAGAGGAAAATAATAAGATGAATGGAGAATAAATACTATGCATAAAAGAGTACCAGGTGAACCAGAAACTATCATAAAAGGGAAAAATACTACAATGAATAAAATAATAATTATTATATTTGCTTTATTAGGAGCTTTTTTATTAGGAATTGGAATGGATTTAGAAATATGTTCATTAATGCTTCCTGGTTTTATCATGATTATTATTAGTTTATTTTTAGGCTTATTATAAAAGTGGATTAATTTGAATTAGTGGATTTTTCCATTTCCATTCCCATTTTGGAGAATAAATAAAAAGCCTTTTAAAGTAATTTATGAACGTAGTGAATAAATTACTTATAGTCTGTCTTATTAAATGTTGTTTATCTTCTTTCAGTTCAGTTGACATACACAAAAGTGTTGTCAAAATTCTGTTATTTTTAAATTAGACATACACAAAAGTGCTGTTTGCTGAACGCTCGTAAAATAATTTTAATGGAGGAATTTTTAAAAATTTGGAATCAGAATTACATAAACACTATAAAAATAATTTATTATGCAAAGGAATGCAAATATTATCTTGTGGAGAACTATTAACAATTTTAGATTTTGAAACTGAAGTAAATCTAAATAAAAAATTTAATACAAACTGGAATAAGAATATTATAGTAGACATATTAGCTAAAACAAACAAGGGATATATTGTTATAGAAATATATAAAACAAATCCAAAATTATGGGCAGAACTAGCCGACTATTATAATTATATAGCTGATCAAGTTATTAATTTATTTGAGGTAAAGGTTAGTAATATTGTAAATCAGTTACCTATATGGAAAGACAGAAAGCTATTATTAAAAGAAGACAACCGTACAGAATTATATGATTCAAAAGTATTGATAGGGGATTTTTATTTTGGCATAAATAGCAAGCCGTATAGAGTAAATGATACCATATATCAAATAAAATGTGTCGAACGGTGTAGTCCTTATTCAAAGTATTCAAATATTGTTACAATTCAATTTGATTTGGCAAATAAATATATAACTGAGAAAAGATTATATAGTTGTTTTGGAAATATAACAGGATTAATAAAAAGTCAATTTAACTATATTAGAATTTCAGATAAATTATATCAATGTGTTTCATTTTATAACCCTCATAATACAGGATTTAGTAAATATGATCAGAAAATGATACAAAAAATAAGAAAACAACTAGAAAACATGAAACCTCAAAATAAAATTATATATGCAAAGGAATAAATAATGAATCAGCAAGAAACAGAATACTTTACTCGTTTTCCAAATAATTATATTCAAGGGAATATTAAAACAAAATATGGTATTAGTAGAAAATTTTATATTACATATATTCTTATAGATAAATATAGATCATATGAAAATTATAGCTGGATTACTATTCGTAAAGTAATGGAATTTTATGGATTTAAAACTACTAAGCATAAGCCAAAGGCATTTCATGAAATACTAGATGTACTTGAATATATGGTTAATAACAAAATGATAGAAGTAAAACAGAATCTTGATTCTATTAGTTATGATACAGGTATTGAAATAAAAATAAATCCAGATAATTTTGATTTTAAGAAAGATTTTTCAAAACTTACTTCTACTCAGTTTGATTTCATAATGATGAATGAATCTTCTATAAATAGAGAGAATATATTAATAGCTTTCCTATATATCAATTCTTATATTTATATAAGACAGAGAGATAAAAATGGTAATGAGCTATTATCTAAACCACAAGATAAACCAGAAGCATTTTATAGAAGTATCGAAACTATGTCTAAAGATTTATCCATGTCAAAAGATACTATTAATCAATGTATTCAATATCTCACATCTTCTATTGGTGACAAAGAACCTCTTCTAATTAAACAAGAAGTCGGAAGCGTTCAGCCAGATCCTAAAAAACCACCAAAAAATGTTCCCAATATTTATGTATTGAATAATGAAAGATATGAACAAGAAATTGAATGGGCTATTGAAAAAATGTTAGAAGTTTATAAAGTAGACTCATTTGGAGAAATTAAAAGAGGAAACAATTCCATATCAAACAGAGAATAAGTAATTGTAACAAATAAACGCAGCACCAAATTTAAAGGAGGTATGCGAATGATAAACGAAAAGGAGACATTAATTTATGACAGGAAATTTTACACTAGAGGAACACCGTAACACTTTTGGAGGAATTATTAACTATACAGATTACTGCACCGACTTCCCACGTCACGAAAAAGCACAATCATGGGCGGATCGTATCTATGCCGATCTTCTATTTGATAAGAAATGCATAGAAAATATTAAAGCAAGAAAACGTACGGCGGAGGTTGATAAGTAATATGGCAGTTGAAAAGGATTTTGAAAACAACAATGAAAATGATCTTTGTTATCTGACTGGCGAAAGATATGTTTGCGTATCATTTACAGATAGAAAGATGATTAATCGTATAAAGAAAATTTATGAAGAACGTGCTGAAGAGTTTAAATACCTGACTCAGAATAAAGACGGAAGTATCTGTGCGAAAATTCCGAAGAAGTGGTTTCGTATCAATCCAGGATCCAAGCCTGATCCTAATAAGCCCAAGAAGCAGCTATCTGAAGAACAGAAAGAAAAGATGAGACAGGCGTTGGCTGATTATAGAGCAAAGAAAAAGAAGTAATACTACTCTTCTACTATGTTCAGTTTATTGGAGTTTTAAATAGATTTATACATCAAATTTCAACGAAACGTGCTTTGATGGTAAGTTGTTCGTCTAAATATAAAACGCTGAAATCGAGTCAATTTTCTATTGCTCTCAGAAAGGATAATTTTTAAATATGTAAAATGTTGGCAAGAATAGACTATAAATATTTTCAGAAAGCAAAACAAGTCGCCGCTATCTCAGATTTTACAAAGATACATGTGGGATGCGTGGCGGTATATCAAGGATCCGTTATAGGAATTGGATGTAATAGTAATAAAACTCATCCACGACAGAATTATTATAATCGTTACAGAGCTATAGATAATACATACTTTATTCCAAAGCTTCATGCAGAAATCAGCTGCATTAACTCTATCCGTAATCTGGATATAAATTTCGCAAAAGTTAAATTGTATATTTACAGGATCCGACATGATCAGGATTATGGTATATCTCGTCCGTGTCCTAGTTGTATGGCCGCCATAAGAGATATAGGAATAAAGGATATCTACTATTCTACTGACGATGGTTTTGCTTATGAAAGATTGAAATAATTTTAGAAATGAATGGAGAATTAATAAATGACATGTGAAATATGTGGCGAACCTGAAGGAATGCATAATCCGAGATGCCCTAAATATGAACCGCCAAAATTTATTGCTATATGCGAAGTATGTGGTCAGGGAATATATGAAGGTGATGAGTATATAGAAAATGGCCATGGCGAATGTATTCATTTTGGTTGTGAAAAGAATTTACGTTGGTTATTAGACTGGCTTGGATATGGAGTCAAAAGAAATGGAGGATAATTTATGTGGAAGTTAATCAGATGGATTAAAGAACTGTTTGGTGTATATGAAACCGGCAATGAGTACTATGTAGATATTGATGATATTGAAATTACGGCTCAGTTTAGCGAAAGCAAGCCTAGTTTTGCAAAACAGGAAGCAAAATATAATTATTATCTTAAGACGGGTGAGCTGCCAGCTCCGATTGTATTAAAGAGAGATTTTACACTGGTCGATGGTTACATATCTTATCTGATCTGTCGGTCTTATGGTATTGATCGAGTGCCTGTATATTTTGAGGAGTGATTAATTAGGGTGAGTGAATTTGGACTTAAAATAAAAAATATCGAAGCAGCTACGTTATATGAATATAACAAAGGACTTCGAGATCACTACGAATATAAAGATGCTATGTTCGTAAACAGTTTATTCAAAGATTTTATGTGCGAAAATGGATTAAAAGTTTGGAAACTAGAATCTACAAGAGATCTTATCTGTTTAGAATTCAATTTTGGAACAAGATCTTTTGATGATGAAATTGCTCATATTAGGAAAATTGCAAAAAATGCGAGAATTGAATATAAAAAAGCAATAAGTTCTGGAAGTAAAAAACTAATAGAAATTCAGACAAATAAAAAGAAAAAATTAGCTAGTTTATATAATTTTGCTGTTGAACACAAAACGGATTATTTTTCACTATCTGCCGATGAGATTCGTAAAGAATTTTACAAAAATGGTGTAAATGTAGAATATATTACTAGAAAGAAAAGCGGTGAAATTGTAAAAACCGAAATAATACATTATAAGATGTTATATAGAAGTCCTGGTAAAGCTAAAAAAGGTACTTGCATGTTTATTCGGGATAAACTATATAATAAAGCAATTAAATATTTACGCATGGGTATAAAACTCCAAAAATATAACGCAGATATTGTTGGAATTAGTGCTTACTCTTCTCTTGTTTGTAGTGGAATTGTCGGTAAGGTAAAAATCAATCCTAAAAATATTTTGGTATTAAAGGATGTTGATAGATATTTCAACACAAATATTATTTCTGTCGAAACAGATGAAAATAAACATTGTATTGCAAAACTGGTTGAAAATTATAGATTAAAAAACACATTGTTTGATGGACAGGCTTTAATTGACTCTTCTATTTTCCCTGATTGGGGAAATGGGTATATTCTTCTCAGGCATCACTTCTGTAAAATGGCTGCTTTTTGTAGCAATATTCAATTATTTTTCCGAGACTATTTTGGTGATAATTACTACTCTGCTACTGTAAAAGATATGTGGGGAAACGAACATTATGTGAAAGATATAGAACTTATTACAACTGATAATGCAATGAAATGGGTCAAATATGATGTGTCATATGATTATTGGTGTAACAAAGTTTATGAAAATGGATGTATGTTTGGGATTGTTAAAACGGCACATCCGAGTAAACTTGGTAATGTTCAAAGAATGAGTTATCAAATGGTAAATTCCCTTAATACTGATATTATGGATGATGTGTGCAAGGAAAGTGTTGAGTATATCAATAAATTGAAAAATAATGATGACTTCTTTTTAGAATATCTCAAACGAAATATTAATTTTTCAAATGACTACGAAGCATTGATCGCATTATGTAATCAAAATAGAGAATTTATTAGAAGCTCTTATTTTAGAGAACGTAAGAAATCAATTATAATGACTTACGTTTTAAATTTTAAGAGCGGTAAAATAATTCAAAATGCAGATAATCTCGTAATTGTTGGATCTCCTTATGCAATGTTACTTTATGGAGCAACTGGTAATTCAGACATTGTTGATAAAGATAATACTTTTTGTATTGAAAATTTAGCCACTCAATGTTATACAACCAGATTTGTAGATAATGAATATCTGGCAGAATTTAGAAGTCCTTTTAATGGGAAATACAATTTAGGATACTTACATAATGTGTATGATGAAAGATTTAAAAAATACTTCAATTTTTGTGATCAGATTATTGCAATCAATATGAATGGAACTGATTTTCAAGATCGTAATAATGGATCAGACCAAGACTCAGATAGCTTATATGTAACGAATCAATCACAAATTGTATCACACGCACAACAATGTAAAGAGAAATATTTAACTATTGTAAATAATATTCCAAAAGATTCAAACGTATATAATAATAAAATGGAAGATTATGCAAAATTAGACAATAAATTAGCAGCTTCTCAACTTGATATTGGTGAATCAAGTAATTTGGCGCAACTTGCTCAGACTTATGATTGTACATTTAATGAACAAAAGTATAAAGATTATATTTGTATATTAAGTGTATTAGCCCAAATAGCTATTGATTCTGCGAAGCGTCTTTTTGATGTAGATGTTGGTTCTGAAATAAGACGTATAAAAAAGGATATGGATGTTGAAAATAATAAGTATCCTGTTTTCTGGAAAATCATTAGAAGAGATTTTAAAGAAAGTAATATTAATTATAATTTAATTTGTCCAATGAATTATCTCTATAATCTTAAGCTTGATCAATTCAGATCTGATAAATCAAGTATCCAAATTGAACATTTTTTTAGAAAATTTGAATTAGAAAAAAACAGAAAAACTTGTAAAAAGGTAGAAGAAATTATTGAAAATTATATAAACAAATGTGCAATCAATTATAGTAACAATAATGACGACTCTTATTTCTTACTAAAACTTGACTTTGATAACATGATTAAAGACATACGAGATATTTATATATCAAGAAACTATCTTGGATTATTTAGTTGGTTGCTTGATAGAGCGTTTTGTATTTCTACGGCTCAAAAGAAAAATCAATACAAATTAAAGTCTACTATTAAAAAAAGACGTTCTATTTTGATAAAGGCACTGTATGATATAAATAGTGAAAATCTACTAAAATGTTTCTCTAATAACTGTTAATTTTTAACAAAAATATGCTTTTTTAGGGACACCTGAACAAAAATGCAGTCTTGAAAGACTTGATTTTAGTGCATTTTTTACATTATCGTTAAGTTGTATAATGAGGAGAAAGGATTTTTCTGTCTAAGTACCTCTCCGCTTAAATGCAAATGCGGAATAAAAATATGCAACGATCGTTTTATTTATAATGTTGCCATGAGTAAAACTTGTGGCAACTAGATTTAAAAAGAGAGAATAAATAATTGTAACAGATAACAATTATCATATATGGAATTAAAAGGAGAAAAAGGAATGGTATTAAAAGAAGCATTTCGTTATCAGAATTTTTTGGATCTTATTTTAAGCAATGCTACTAATTATCTTTGTAGAACTGATTTTGTCACTGAGACAAAAGAGACACATAATCGAAAGAAAATAAATCCTCTTGCAGATGATGAAATTATTGAGGTGAAGAATGTTCATAATGTAGATTTTACTGCAAATGATCTTATTGATGTGGTATGTGCAGTTATTGCAGAGAAAGAAAAGCTAACTAAAGCTATTACTCTTGCCAAGAGATCTACTGAAATTGATATTGACTCTTCGGTTTCTATGAATAAATTAAAGCAGAGAATTTCTTCTGTGTTTAATAATATGGCAAGTATTAAGAATAGCGAGACAACTTCTCGTGGAACCGGCTATAAGTTCAATGAGGCTGGAGATCAGGTGTCTTATTATTATGATGTTAATAGTGTGACTACTATTAACTTTAAGCGTGATGATGTTCGTAATCTGGCTAAGAAATATCAGAAGGAAACTGATGAGATTTCCACAAAACTGGATGCAATCGAACTCACTACTGTTGTAGATTTTGTTCCTACATGGGATGTAACTGATACATTTGAGGAAGTAGTTGCTGCTTGTAAAAAGTAGCACTCTTCTCTCCTGTTGAAAAATATCAGGTACTTACGAGAGAGCTGAAGCGGATTGAATAATTGTCAATCGGTTCAGATGCAGATGAACTATGATGCTGCAAGGTTTGTGTGATATACCATAGATCACATATGATGAAAAACAAATGGTAAGTTTAATAAACTAATGAAGTTTAATTTACTTTATACATATAATTGGTTGGCTTAACTCTATGTTAATGCAAATAATAGTCACTATACGTTTCGTAAAGTGTTAACTCATTCTTTTGTTATTTCAAACTCTCATAAATTCAATAACATGAAATTTCAATAATCGTTTCGCCAATTTACAGATAAAATATATTATAATGATAATAATATATAAATTCTATTTAAAGATATTGGATTAATTCCGTTACTTAGTAACGTTTCAAATAATTGGTTGAAATTATGATTGATGTTTCAGTTTTCTTATAAGTATCTGATATTTAGGTTTCATTTTGTGTCACCTCCATTTCTTTGCCGGTGGCTGTATTGTCATTCTGATTGTATTGCTGCCGGTGTTCTAAAAATATATCACGGGATGACGAGCAATTGGAAGCTCACCTGGCTCATATCCAGGAGTATGTAGGATCATGCCCTACTCCCGTAATCTCCTACTTCTGTAGGCGGTCGGTTTCGGATCGTTAAATAAGCATGATAACATGTATAAAGCGGTATTGATGTATTACAGTACTGCGACTGTAGAAATACAGTTTGACGGAAAACACATAAATCTATGCTTGACCTAAAATCAGAGGGCTACTGCTAATGATACGGTTAAGTAGGCGTAATAACAATGCGCTGTATTAACAGAGAAATCTGGGGATGATTTATGTACAATTGGTGCGAATTCCGCAAGAATAAGTGCTGATTGGATTGTAGGTAATTCTCACAACTTGAAAAAGAGGGAATTTAATACAAAGTTAGACGATAGCAAGTCGAGCAGGATGGTGATGATTGGGTGGTACTCAAAAGGTACTAATGGTCAAATATACACCTCATCGTCCATAATAAAATACATACTTTTGATGGTAAAATAATAATATTACAAATTATATTAATTTTGAAAATATCAAAATACTGAAGCAAAAGTGTGTATGACTATGAAGAGAAAAACAACTTATCCATCTGTAATATGGTGGCATATAAGGCTCGCAAGGCATTATATGAGAAATTACAAGTACGTGCAACTCTAATAGGTCGCAACCTATGAATCTCGCAAGGAAGAATGTGCAAAAAGGAAATCTATAACGCTTCATAGTAAGAGTTTGCAGATTATGTCAAAATCTGTGTTGTTGCTAACTACAGTCTAATCGACCGTGTGATAAATTGTGTCCAACCACAATAGATGTTAGCGTAATAAGTCAAATATCTCAGCTTATAGTAAAAGGATTTCGTGTTTCACGGAGTTCTTTTTATTTTGGTTCATAGCTCAATGGTAGAGCACTCGGCTGTTAACCGAGGTGTTGTAGGTTCGAGCCCTACTGGATCAGTTTATTGTATTTTGTTTCTTTAGTGTAGTCTGGTTTAGCACGACTGACTTCCAATCAGTTAACGTGGGTTCAAAGCCCACAAGAAACTTAGTATCCTACTTACGTAGGAAATTTGAATAAAAGGATGTGTTTAAAATAGTATTAATTTCTAAAAGTGAAGCATTAAAATTGAATAAAATGGGCGTATGTTGGGGTTACGAAGGTATTAGCCATACATACAGTAATTCTCATACATATTATCTAGCAGAGACTAAGAATAATATGAGAAAGTTAAGGGAAATGCGCTCTTCTACTATCGTTAAGTAACGAAATCTATATGAAAGGCGGTGTCTGATCATCGCAAAGAAAAGAAAAAATTCAATACGAATATCATTTGTAGATTCACCATCATCTGAAGATGTGACAGGGAGTTTAATTTATATTTATACTGAAAATCACAAAATTTTGGTTGACTGTGGATTACACCAAACAAATGATAGATATGAGGATTTTCTAGTAAATAACAGAAAATTCAAAGAGTTTAAACCTCGTGATATTGATTTTATATTTATCACCCACAATCATGCGGATCATTCCCTTTTATGTCCTCGCTTGTATAAAGAAGGATGTAGGGCTGCCACTATTATTTCAAGTGGATCAAAACAAGTATTAAAGGACATGGCGTATGATTCTGCTCAAATCAGTGAACGAGACGTTTTATTAATTAATTCTCAGAATGATAAAAATTATAATCCGCTCTATGCTATTGAAGATGTTGATACAATGTTGGAATATACGTTAGAAAAGCCAATGAATGAAAAAATCACAATAGATGATGAGTTTGCATTTGAATTAATCCCAAGTGGACATTTATTGGGTAGCTGTCAGGTAAAATTATATATCACCATTGATGGACTAACAAAAACCATTTTAGTAACTGGTGACATCGGGAATAAAGTGGTCAAAAATCATTTTGTTGGAGAATATCAGCAAGTAGAGAAAGCTGATGTTATTATAGGCGAGTCAACATACGGAGATAAGCCTGAAATTAAAACCGGTTTGAAAGAGCGGAAGAATGATTTAGATAAATTTAAGTCTATTATAGAAACACAGATTCACGAAATGCATGGTAGAGTCATAATTCCGAGTTTTGCACAATCCAGAGTGCAGCAACTTGTTCTTATGATTTATGAGATGTACAAGGATTCTGATTGGAAGCCAAAGGTATATATAGACTCTCCTCTTGCGATTAAGATATTCGAAGATTATGGTGAATGCCTTGATGGTGAAGATAAAATTCTATTTGATGAAATGATTCAGGATGGTATGTTTCATTTTGTTGAAGATCCAGAAGAAAGCAAAGCTATTGTGTCAAGTGATGAATCTTGCTGCGTAATTTCGACGAGTGGAATGTGTCAAGTCGGTAGAATTCGTCATTATCTTAAGAGATGCGTTCCTGATCAGAACAGTACTGTCCTCTTTGTAGGCTTCAGCACAGAAGGCTCGCTTGCCGCTTTGTTGAAGGATAATAAAAGAAAATCTATTACCATTGATCAAAAAGAATATGCTTGCCGGTGTGCGTCTTATTCTCTGAAATCAATGTCTGGCCATGCTCCATTCAAACAGCTTGTAGAGGATTATACATCTATTACATGTCAGAAAATTATTCTACATCATGGATCTCCTCTTGCCAAAGAAACTCTTAAAAAGGCTTTAGAGGAAGAATTGTCTAAACAGTGTAAATCTACTAGAGTCGTAATAGCAAATTCTAGCTTAAAATTCACAGTTTAAAAATCTCATATAGAAAGAAGGTTTTATTATAGACGAATTATTGTTTGAAATTGACAAAGACGATGATATTTATAGTGAAATTGTAAAGAATCATTTAAATGATAGAAGAATTATTATTAATCAGGAAATTACAGATGATCTATTAGAAAATGTATGTCTTATGATTTTAAAATGGAACGCAGAAGACAAGAATCTTCCAGTTGATAAAAGAAAGAAAATCTTTTTATATATCAATAGTGATGGTGGGGATTGTGTACTTGGTACTCAAATTTTGAGCCAGATCACATATTCTAAAACGCCTATTGTAACTGTAGGTTTTGCAAAATGCGCATCCATGGCAAGTTATATTTTGGCAGCTGGTCATGAACGTTATTGTTTTCCTAACACAATTGTTTTATATCATGATGGACAAACAGGTTATGTATCAAGCGGAAATAAAGGTAAAGATATTCAAAAGTTCTATGATAAACTTGATGAACGAATGACGAAGTTTATGATTGAACATACAGATATGACGGCAGAATTTATCGAAGAAATAAAAGATAGAGAGTATTATATGTTCTCTGAAGAGGCAAAAGAACGTCATATTGTTGATAGGATTATTGGAATTGATTGTGATATAGATGAAATTATTTAAGGAGAGCTAACCGCTCTCCTATTTCAATGAAAAAAAGGAGAAAATATGTTTAAAATTACAACTACTGAAAGCAAAGTAACACCTGAGAAACAAACAATTAAGCTTGAAAATATTTCTGTAAAGGATTTACGTCTTGTAGACACCGACACTGGTGAAGATATTTCCCAGCAGGTAATTGATGCAATTCCATTCGACAAGATTAACTTTAAGATCACGTTTGAGACTCCTGATGAAAGTGAGTCTGATACTGAAGAATAGAGAGTTGGTGAATAATTGTTTAATATTGAAGAAACATTAAGTAAATACAATTTGACACCTGAAAAGTATGAACAGTTGCTTCAAGACTGTTCTAATAAAGTAAGCAAAATCAGTGATGATGATTGGTCTGAAATTTGTCAGAGGTATAATTTAGACTTTAACCCTGACACGATCAGAAAAGGCTCACAACCTCCTCTCATTGGATCTGCTTTCGTATCTGATTATTATAAATGGAAAAATACTCAGAGTAAGAACTTAAATGAAAATGACGATGAGTATTTCAAAAAGTTACGTTTAGAAAAGCAAGAAATACAGAAAGAAAAACGCAAGTTATATGATGAACGTCTTGATATTAATCGTAGACTTCGAGAAGAATCTAGGCTAGAGACAACAATCGAAAAGATTGACAATATGCTTAATAGTATTGCCGATACTAGATACATTACATATGATAAGAGTCCTTTTATTAAATATGGTGACAATGATATGATTGTATGTTTATCTGATCTACATCTTGGAGCCTCATATTATAGCTATGATGGCTGTTATGATTCTAAAATTGCAAAAGACAGATTGAATCAATATTTATCTGAAATTGTTGACATTCAGAAAACACACTCTGCCGAAAATTGTGTTGTGTTATTGCTAGGGGATCTTATCAGTGGCAACATCCATTCGACGATTTCTGTTACAAATAAAGAGAATGTAATTGAGCAGGTGAAACTTGCTTGTGAATATATCTCAGATTTCGTATATGAGCTTGGTAAACATTTTAATAATGTTGAAGTACGAGGAGTTTCAGGTAATCATAGCAGAATCAAAGAGAAAAAGGAAGATGCTCTTTTAGGAGAACGTTTAGACTCTCTTATTATATGGTTCATTAAATCTATGTTGAAAAATGCAGACAACGTTACTGTGTATGATGAAGATATAGATGATACTATGTCTATTTTCTTTATTAGGGATAAATCATATTTCGGTGTCCACGGTGATTTCGACACTATGAGTGATGCGTCTATTGCAAAGCTTGCATTATGGGCGAAATTTACTCCATATTGTGTATTATGTGGTCACAAACACTTTCCTGCAATGACAGATGTATCTGGAATTAAGGTAGTGCAATCCGGCAGTCTTGGAGGTAGTGGTGATGAGTATACACGCCAAAAGAGATTAACTGGAAAGCCATCGCAGACCGTATTAGTTGTGAATAATAGAGGTATTAAATGTTGCTATCCTATTGAATTAGACTAAATACTAATTTCATTCATAGTTGCACTTTCACTACATTAGTGAAACTATACATTCTAGTGAAACATATCGTAAAAGGTCATCAGTCATCAAGAATTAGTAATCAACATGAGAGCTTGATCACGGCTTCAGGATGAAGAATTATAAACTACCGTCTAGGCGATTTACGCCAGTACTTAGTTACTTGTTCCCACTTGCCAAAGCGAAAACGTTCGTAAGACCTGACTGATACAATATAAGGAAATACACACTTATTCATATCTTCGTCCTCCTTTCGTAAGAAAAAACAAATTCTATGGAAAGGCTGATGACCAAGAATGTGATATGAAATCACGGAATTAGTATAACATAAAATAGTCCAGACTCCAACTGGCAATTAATAAATGGAAATAACCTATGGTTAATTTTGGCTGACGAAGCCATATTGGGAGCAGTTCGATACTGCTCTCTTTATTATTTCGGCACTTTTAGAAAAATATTGCCGAAAAACACAAAACAAAATACTCGAAAAAGGCAAAATAAAACTGCCGAAAAATATAAAATAAATTTTAGGAAAAAAGGAGAATAATTAAATGAACAAGACAGAATTAATCGCAAAGACTCAGGAGAATATTGAAATTGAAGTAACCAAGAAGGATCTTGGCATTATTGTAGAAGGTGTACTTAAGGCTATTCAGGATGAAGTTGTAGCCGGTGGTAAGGTACAGCTGGTTGGTTTTGGTACTTTTGAGGCTGTTGAGAGAGCTGCTAGAGATGGAAGAAATCCTCTGACTGGTGAGGCTATGAAGATTGCTGCTTCTAAGGCTCCTAAGTTCAAGGCAGGTAAAGCATTTAAGGATGCTGTTAAGAACGCTTAATTTGACTGGTGGTGATTATGTTGGAAAAGTTACATTTTGATGACTTTGAAGATTTTGTTATTGAAGTCACTGAAAATTACGATGCTATCAAGGATAACGATGAAGGAAATGACGTTACTATTATTGCTAAGTATGCAGAAGCGACAGAAATTATTGAGAATCTGATTCAGTGCGGTTATAAAATCGAGGAAATTCAGATTAAGATCCCTGAATATGGTGGATACGAAGATGAGTATGTTATTTCTCTATGTAATGTAAATGGATCTGATATCTGGTGTGAGCCAATGAAGAGAGAAAATGGATATCTTGATAATGATTCAGCTGTTATTTATGTAATGGATAACTGCTCTTCTACTGCTTTGAAACATCTGGACAGTGAAGCTATTTTTGAAGTATCTGTTGGTGAAGAGGATGAAGATGATGAAGATGATTATGAATACTACATATGCGAATGTGATCGCTGTGCAAATCATCCTGAAACCAGTGTTTCATACTATGTTAATGGCAAGAAGACTTCCGAAGAGGAATATGATAAAGCTCTTGACAGAGTGTGTGATGCGTTTGATGAAGCAAGACAGAAATATAATGAATTTGCGGATATTATGAACGAATACCGTCATTTGTTTGACTGGTAATAAATATAAGTGTGTGGTTTAGACTGCACACTTTGGGTGTATAACTCAGCTGGATAGAGTATTGGTCTTTTAAATCAAGAGTCGGTGGTTCAAATCCACCTACACCCATCACCAAGCATTTCTTCTATGGTGTATATGTGTCACAGCATATGCACTTTTATGGACAGGTCGCATAGTGGCAATTGCAGCGGACTGTAAATCCGCCGACTTTTTTGTCTACGTTGGTTCGAGTCCAACCCTGTCCACTTATTTGAAGTTTTATATATTGATTGGGAGATGCCAGTTACGATTTGCAGAAATGCAAGAGACAATCACTGGAATGGCTAAAAGCCAAGTATGAAGAAAAATACAGTCGGCAACGAACTTTATATGAAGCGGAGAATAAATATATAGGTCAATCAGTTAGATTGATAAAGAGATTTACAAGCGGTTGCTTATCTCTACCTCTGTTAGTGAAACGCATGTATAGGGTATGTTCCTATCGCACTAATTAATGGAGAGGTACATGTCGTGAGACAGTATTAAATCCTCTCCTTTTCTAAAAATAATTTAGAAAGGAGAAATTATATTGTGGGTATTGAAAAATCAAAACCAAGAAAATTTGATATAGAAAAATATGATTCATATGTAAAGGATTATATTGAGAAAAGTGAAAAATTAGGAAAACCTATTTCACATCCTATGTTAAGAAAGCCACCATATAACTTACCAGATGCTAGATGGTTTGTTGTAAATTGTCCTGACAAAAATGTTACATCTTGGGCGGAATTTATTGATTGGTGTGGCTTTGTTGCAAAAGGTAAATTACCGTCAAAAGGAAAAATGATAAATCTAATTTATAAAATGCAATCTGAATTAGGAAGACCTTTAATGTATGATGACTTTAGAGGCGTAGGTTGTTACCATCCTCCAATAAAAGCAATTAAATATTATTGGGGCACAATTAATAACATGAAACGTGAATTGGGATTAGAAATAATTCAGGAATCTATGATTGATAGATCGTTATCAAAAGAAAAATTTGATACTGTGTTAGATGAAATTATTAATCATGTAATAAAAGATGGAAGAAATTTTATAACAACTTCTGAAATAGATAATAATCATGAATGGTTGAATACAGTTTCGTTACAAAGAACAGCCAGAAAGTATTATAACAGTTCTCTACAAGATTTACTGTCTAAGAAAAATATATCTCTTGGTAAATGTGGTAGAGGTATTATATTTGATTTTGATGATGGTGAACGTGTCACAAGTCAATTTGAATATATATTTTCAAAATATTTACGAGATTATGGACTAAAATATGGAACTGATTATATAAGAGATGTAAAATATTCCGAATTCATTCCTGGCTATACACAAAATATGAATTGTGATTATTTAATACATGTAAAAAATCATGATATCTACATAGAAATAGCTGGAGTTATAGAAGCATATAAAACATATTTCTTTTCTAATAAATCTATATTGAATAGCAAATCAAAAGAAAATTATCGCATAAAATTATCCCAAAAACAGTCTATGCTTAAAAATAATAATTTAAATTATTACATATTATTCCCATGTGATTTAACAAAAGAAAATACTTATAATATTTTGAACAATGATTCAATTGATCTTCGCAAAAATATTGAGTCATTTATTAAAAATAATATTGATTGGAATGCAGTTTCTAAATTAGGTGAATTAAAATATTCTAGTGAAATTAAATGGGGAAGAAATGTTATTGATTATGGAGAAGTAGTTTAGTTTTTACTACTGCTCTTTTTTATTTTGAATGAAAGGAAGTGATCATATTGGAAGGAAAGATAGCCGATAGAACGGATGAGATTACAGAAGAAGAATGGTTAGGTGTAAACAAGTATAATAGAGATATGGTTCAGGATTACCTTGATAATCAATCTGATCTTTCTGCAAAAACTAGACCGGCTTATAGATCAGGACTTCGTATATTTTTTAAATGGGTTAAGGATTCTCTTGGAGACAAGGATTTTACGCAGATTAAAAAGAAGGAATTCCAAAAATATTTGAATTGGCTAACTAATAGAGGGATGTCTGATTCTGCTATAAAATTCAAGAAATCTTGTGTAAGTGCATTTTGTAATTATGTTATGATGATGTATGAAGATGAGTTACCTACATTTAGAAATTTTACTGTTGGATTAAAAGTTGTTCAAACTGGTTATGTGCATGAAAAAGTTCCACTTACGCCAGATGAATATATTTCTCTTTGTCAAGAATTAGAAAAAAGGGAAGAATGGCAAAAACTTGCCTATTTAGTGTTCTCATACAGTACAGGATGTCGTAGAGCTGAAGCAAGGCAGCTTCTAAAAGAAGTCGTTGATTATCCTGCTAAAGAAAAGAAAATTAAAATTATTGATGAGAACGGTAAGGAAGTTGAAGCCATCTCTAAACAGTACCAAACACATGTTATTAGATGTAAGGGTAAATCGATTCAGGGCAAGCCAAGGCGTCTTAAATTTGGAGATGATGCTATGCATTGGTTAAAAAAATGGCTTGAAGTACGTGGTGAAGATGATTGCCCATATATGTTTGTTATAAAAAAGAAAGACGGTTCTGATACACGTCAGGTTGGAGAAGGTGTATTTAATGATTGGTGTAGCGGATTATTTACAGAAATAGTTGGGCGTAGGTGTCATCCGCACCTCTTCCGAGAAAGCAGGGCGACGAATCTTGTTGTATATGAACATAAATCCGCAGAAGTTGCGCAAAAATTATTGGGGCATAACGATGTTTCAACAACAAAAAATCATTATATTATTAAAAATGACGAAGATGATGAATCTGATGAGGCATTTACCTAACTTTTCTGTCTTGATATTTCCACATATCTGTGTTAATATATTACATGTAAAAAAGAAACAAGCAAATTTCCGTTAGACGGTTTGAGTCAATATGTGGTAGTATTGGCTAATATAATATTCTATTAACACAAGAACGACCGCTATCAACTATGGCGGTCATTTTTGTGTACTAATTTATCTACGAGGCGTACTATGTATGTGGTAAACAAACCACTTACAATTCTGCCAAGAATTCCAACAACAAATTGTACAACTTCTGTCACGTACTATCCTCCTTCGTAAGTATTTCCTACATGCTGTCACGAGGATATCTATGTTAAACTGAATGTCACCATTCAGACGTGACTCAGAACCGCCTATTGACCATCTCGATCTAGCCTAAATCAAAATGATGGAAATCTGCTTGTCTACTCTATTATATTATTCACGACATATTCTGTCAAAACATTTCCATAAAATGCCGTATATTTGCGGAATTTTAGAGAATAACAACTTAGGAGGATCTGTCCAACGCCATATTGTCGGCCAGTGCGCAAGATAACAGGCAGTAAAATGTTGGACTTCAAATACATTCCAGGATATTGGCGAGAGTCAATGCTAAAAATCCTTGAATAAAGGCTTCTGTCTTGAACAGTGTAAGATTCTAACGGTTGGATACCGTAACATCCTTGCGACTGGAATAGCTAAATCAACAGAGAGTATCGGTTATACGGCTATCCGATTAATAAATTGCCGAACGATGAGGTGTTGCCTGGTGTGGGCACAAGACAAATAATAACACTGTCGCAACTACTCTAGCGGCTTGATCCCATCAACATCTCGGATAATAGGTATCTCTCAACCATAAGTGAGAAGATGTTCGTATTCTCTGCGTTAAAGAGAGAATAACAAAATAGTATTACTAAGGGCAAGATACGTGATATGCCCTTACTTCCTTGAGCTGTAAGTATACGTTGAAGATAAATGTTGGACTGTCTTCAGTGTTTATTGGAGTATTCATAGGGTTACTGCTATACCCCAAGACAGTGTAGGATTATAAATCCGAAAGAAAAGCACTTGCATTATGAACAAAAATCTTCGAGATTTTTATCAGAAATGGTGCTTGCACTAAGTCTGAATTTGAGATAATGAATGACTGCTGTGCGGTCTGGCATTCTGGAAAGACGGGAAAATACTAATTATACAGGTTATTAGTATAACGGATAGTACGCTGACATAAGCAGAAGTCTTTGTTCGAATCCAATGATGGCATTGCAACTGGATAACAATAGCATGGATGGAATTGTGCGCACTCTTCTATCCTAATAAACTGAGTTCCATGGACTCAATATCAGTTAGTTAGTGCTTCAGGCTGATATTCCAAAGAATAAATGGGTGATAATGACTTTACCAGAGTTACAAATCTGGGTTTGTGATGGTTTTTGAACCACGTTTGCCATCTATTTCAGAGAATTTTCAACATTCTCTTTGTCGGTTGACTGGTAATCAATTGGCAGTGGATCTTACCAATCTATATGATATGTGGGAGGGCACTCCTCTCCTATTATCATAGCGGAATGACGAGCAATTGGAAGCTCACTTTGTTTATAATCAAGAGTATGTAGGTTCGAGTCCTATTTCCGCAACTCAACGATTAAAAGAAAACGAAAAAATAAAAGAAAAGGAGTACATATAATGGCAAGTAGATTATCTATTGAAAATGATAGATTAAAAGTCGGTCAAGTAAAACGAATAACATCGAATAATGGAAATAAAATTGATTCTATTACTCTTCTACTCAATGAATCTGTGGAAGTTTTATTTGCACCAAATGGAAATACATTGGAGTTTACGGTATCAAATCCGAATATTGATATGAGTAATTTGGACTGTACTATTGATAAAGAAACTTTAAGGGACTTAGTAATCAGTTTCAAAGATGCATACAACCAAATAATTGTAAACGAAAGAGAGGGTATAAATTCATGAAATTAAATATTAGCAAAACTATTGATGAAAATATTATTGGTGTAGATATTTCTGTTGCAGAATTAGGTACATCTGATACTGATGCTGCTACTGAAAAAGATATGTTACATAATTTTGTCAGAACAATCGAATATTCTAAAATATCCTTTAAATCTAATATGAAAGCTGACTCTAATGGAGATCCAGTTACAACTGATAGTGAAGTTGATGATTCAACTATTATCTCTGTTGAATTAAAAGATATTATCAACCAGTCATTTGTTGTAGATGAAAACCTTCACATCACATTCTCTGTAGATGTTACAAAGATTCCAGAATCAGAAGTCAAAGCACCTTTTGATAGTGTTGAGAAACTTGGCAAGGCAAAAGTTGAACTTTTCGCTACTAAGATTCAGGAAGAAATCGGTAAGAAGCTTGCTGAGATTCGTGTTTTAAATACTAAGTTTGAAGGTAAAACAGAAGTTATTCTGTAAAAATAATGGGTGGTACTCTTCCACCCTAAATATGCTCGGTTAGTCAAGTGGTCAAAGACCTCCGACTTTCTATCGGATAACATGGGTTTAAATCCTACTCTGACAGCTGAAGAAAGAGTTATTTCGTTTGGAATAGCTCTTTTTATTTTATACGAAAATTTAGTTCGTAAAAAGAGAATAAGTTATTAGCTGACTATGAGCGAATTGTAACTGTTTCGATTGCAGGTAGTCGGATTTATGGCAGTAGACATAAGAACTGATCATTCTTATGTATGTGGGTTTTGCACCTAACCTCCCCACTTCTACTGCTATTTTTAGTTGTTTGAGGTTAGGACGAAAGGTTATAGGTGAATAAATGAATAATGAAACAAAAGATATTGATAAACCAAAATTTTCAGGAATTTATTGTATTAAAAATAAAGTAAACAATATGGTTTATATCGGATTAAGTAAAAACATACATAACAGATGGATTGAACATAAGTATCGTCTTAATACACATATTCATCCAAATGCAAAATTACAAAATGCATGGGATAAATATGGAGAGGATAATTTTGAATTTATAGTATTAGAAAAATGTGATTATGATGTTATTTATGAAAGAGAAAAATATTGGATAAAAGAATATAAATCTTCTGAAAGAGAATTTGGATATAATTTATCAACTGGTGGTGAAAATACATCAGAAGGTAGTACATGGACAAATACACAAAAGGAAAATGCCTCAAAATTGAGGAATCCTGATGAAATTATACAAATAGATATATATGGGAACATTATAAAAAGCTGGAGAAGTATAAGTCATGCAAGTAGAATTTTGGGATTATCAAATGCAATAATTAAAAAATGTTGTGAGCATAAGGGAAGTCATTGTGGAAATTATTTGTGGTTTTATTCTAATGATCCTCTTATTCATGATAAAGAATATATTAAAAATCATGTTATGAAAAATTCACGATATTTTGATATACCAATAATACAGTATGATTTATATGGGAATTATATACAAAAATTTTCATCTTTTAAGGATATACAAAATAAACTAAATTTTGATAGTGTAGCAGAAATTAGACAATGTTGTAGACATAATTATAATTGTTCCAGAGGGTATATTTGGTTATTCGAACTTGATGATTTTCAATTCACAAATGATTATTTGTTAAAATGCAGGTTGTTATCTGAAACATACGAATTAGAACAATACGATTTAAACGCAAATTGTATATGTACATACAATAAACATAATCTTCCAAAAGAATATTCTTTAGGGACTGTAATAGCAAATTGCAAAAATATATGTAACTCTGCTTATGGATATATTTGGAAGTTTCGTGGAGATGAAAATAAAATAATAACAGAGGACTATATTATAAAAAATAATATATTTGGCAAATCTAAAAATGTTTATGCATACAGTGAAGATAAAGTTCTCATAAGAAAATATAATTCAATGGCAGAAGCTGTGGCAGATGGTTATACTGCTTCTTATATCAGAGATTGTTGTAATGGGAAAATAAAATTGTATAAAAATTTATTTTGGAGTTATAGAGAAGTGTGTTAATCATTCTACACTTCTCTTTTTAATTGATAAAAAAGGAAAGGATGTGATTACTATCGCCAATTTAAAACAAGCAAAAACAGATGATGATATTAAACGTCTTAGTGTAAATTCGGTAAAAACAGCTTACCATGAATTAGCTTTAGACTATAATCATATTCTTGATTTAGATTATATATATTGTCCATATTGTGGAAAGTGGAAATCAACTAAAGGAAATAGTAATTTTTATAAATCTAAGAAAAGTAAAAGTGGTTTTGAACACTTCGCATGTAAGTCATGTTTGTTAGATCTCTGCACAGACGTAGACCCTAAGACCGGTGTTAGAACAGATAACAGAGAAAAAACAATAAATACATTTAGACAACTTGATTGGAAATTCTGCGAAAATGATTATAACGCACAATTGCAAACAATTAACGAAAATGTAGGCGAAAAGGTTCGAGGAACTGCGGTACAAAATCTTATAGTAATGGTGGCTTCTCTTCCACAATATCGAAATACATCATTTAAAGATTCTGAATTTTCTATTGATGATATAGAAAATAATCAAGAAGCAAATACAAAAATTGTTCAAAAAACCTTAAAAGACGCTAAAAAGAGGTTTGGCACAGATTATAACAATGAAGAATTGATGTTCCTTGAAACTGAGTATCAAGACTGGATTTCAAGATACGATTGTTCTCAAAAGGCTCAAGAAGAAACTTTTCAAAATTTATCAATTATTAAGTTAATGAAACGTAATGCAATTAAAAAAGGTGCATCTACAAAGGATTTAGATAATTCTTATCAGCAATGGCTTGATACGGGTAATTTAAAACCAAAGCAAAACACATTAGATACATTTTCGGATGCACAGACAATGGGGACGTTGATTCAGAAATATGAAGAAACTCGACCTCTTCCAGAAATAGATCCAGAGCTTGCAGATGTTGATAAAATTGGTACTTATATAGATGCGTTTTATAGAGGCCATGCATCTAAAATGTTAGGTTTAAAAAATAGATTTTCTAATATATATGAAAAAGTAATGGCTAAATATACTGTTAATCCACCTTCTTATGATGAGGAATCTGATAGTGAGGTATTATTTGATAAAATTTTTGGTAGTAAGGACGATGAGTAACTATGGCTACCGAAAAAAAAGAAAAGAAAAAGTCATTACAAGAAGTATATCAAGAAAAGTCTGAGCGCGTATTAGAAGGAGTTGCTTATTGGGCTTCATTTTATAGAAAAAATCCACAGAGGTTTGTACTTGAGTACCTGAATGTAAAATTAAAGCTATTTCAAAAAATTTTAATATATATGATGATGGTTAGTACAAACTTTATGTATATTGCTAGCCGTGGTTCTGGTAAAACGTGGTTAACTAGCTTATATTGTGTTGTACGTTGTATCCTGTATCCTGGGACAAAAATCTGTGTAGCTTCTGGGTACAAATCTCAATCACTTGAGGTCATTCAAAAGATAAATGATGATTTTATGAAAAATTATGGTTGGGGTTCTGCAAATCTACGGTCTGAAATTTCAGAAATTTCTACTTCTATAAACAATGCTCATGTTGATTTTAGAAATGGTAGTTGGATAAAAATTGTTAGTTCTAATGACTCGGCTCGCCATAACCGAGCAACACTCATAGTCGTGGATGAATTTAGGATGGTTGATTTAAATACAATCAATACGGTTCTTCGTAAATTCTTAACTGCGCCACGATCACCTGGTTATCTTAACAATCCTAAATATGCACATCTTCAGGAACGTAACATCGAAATGTATATGTCGTCTGCGTGGTATAAATCTCATTGGAGCTTTGAGAAACTAAAAGCTTACTATGCTAATATGCTCGATGATACTAAACGTTATTTCTGCGTTGGATTACCATATCAATGTGCCATACGAGAGGGGCTATTGTCTCGTGAACAGGTCGAAGATGAAATGTCTGAGGCAGACTTTGATCCTACTGCTTTTAAAATGGAAATGGGTGCTGAATGGTATGGAGATACAGATGGAGCATTTTTTAAATTTGACGACATATCTCCAAGAAGAAAAATCAGGAATTCATTTTATCCTCTTGAAATCTACAAAAATCATCAAATAAAGATTCCAGAATTAGCTCAAAATGAAAAACGTATATTATCTGTCGATGTAGCATTGTTAGCAAGTAAGCGTCATAATAATGATGCTGCTGCTCTTTTGATAAATTCTGCTATACCAACTGAAAAAAATGATTATATATCAAATATTGTATATTTGGAAACTCATGAAGGATTAACTACTGATGAATTAGGTATCCTTGTAATGAGACTGTTTTATCAATTTAATTGTACTGATTTGGTATTAGATACAAATGGCCAGGGAATTGGTGTCTATGATTTTATAATAAAGCCTCAATATGATGCTGAATATGGAGTTACATATGATGCTATGACATGTATCAATGATGATAACATGGCTAGTAGATGTAAGATTCGTAATGCAAATAAAGTTGTTTGGTCTGTAAAAGCAAATGCTGATTTCAATACTAAAGCCGCTATTGCTTTACGTGCTGGATTCCAAAATGGCTCAATTAACTTACTTGTATCAGAATTCGAAGCAGAGGAATTAATTAGAAAAATTCGAGGATATTCTAAGATGTCACCGAAAGAACAAGCGATGCTAAAATTACCTTATGTTCAAACGTCATTGATGGTAAATGAATTGATAAATCTTGATCATGAAATCAAAGGAACTAATATAAAAATTATAGAAAAATCAGGAATGCGTAAAGACAGATTTTCAGCACTTCAGTATAGTTTTAAGATTTGCCAAGATTTGAGTGTCAAACTTAAACCAAAGTCTCAATCTCCCACCGACATATCTAAACTATTCTCAGTACGAGCACCAAAGAAAGTAACACGATTCTAAAAGAAAGGAGGTATAACACACATTTGAGTAATTCAAAAAATACAAAGGAACCGATTGTTCAAAAGATTTATACAAAAACTGACGAGTCAGGATATACAGTATCTCGTGATCGTGCGCAAAAAATTAGTTTTGCAAAGTTTCAAGAGCTATTGCAGAGAAATGTAACCAAAACAGTTTCTAAATCATATACACAGTACACAAGAGATCTGCTTGATCAATATATACAATCTCCACTCAATAATATAGATAATATTCGTGAAGTATCTCGTTTCTTAACCAGGGTCTCAATGCTTTATAAGCAGATGATTTCTTACTTCTCTACTATGCCACTCTATACATACAATATAACTCCACTTGCTAATTACACAAAAGATTTTGATCCAGACAAACAATTAAAAAATTATGAAAAAGTATTAAAAGTTTTTCACCATTTTAATATGGCAAAAGAGCTTCAAAATGTAATCTCAAATACTATTCGTGATGGAATATATGTAGGTTGGATGAATGGCGACGATGAAAACGGAATCTTTTTAATGCCGTTAGATATTCAATATTGTCGTATCTATGGTAAAACACAAGAAGGTGAATGGATTACATATTTTGATGCATCATATTTTGACAAATCAAATAATAAAGATTTTATTAACGGTGTCAATAATGATGGCGTTGGTGTATGGGATCAGGTATTTATTGACGGTTATAATCAATACAAATCCGGTGGTAGAGAATATCAATATTTCCGACTACCACCTGAGAATACATTAACACTTATCGCAAGTACAGATGATGAATTTTATGTACCACTACCCTATTTTCTACCTTTGTTCAAGTCTTTGTTAAATCTTCTTGATACAGAAAATCTTGTTGCTGCAAAAGAGGAATTGCAGAACTATAAGTTGATCTTAAATAAAATCCCATTATTAGATTCTGAAAATGTAGATGATTTTGCAATCAGTTTAGAATTAGTTGATAAATTTGATGCAATTATAAAGGAAATCCTACCTGATCTAGTTGGATATGGGACTGTTCCATATCAGAGCGATGCTCAAATTGTCGATTTCGAGAAGTCAACATCTGCCACGGATACAGACAATCTGAATAAAGCAATGAATAACCTTTTTGCAAATGCAGGTATCAATAGATTAATTGTCAGTTCAGGCGATTCAAGTAATGCAAATGGTATTAAATATTCAAATGCGAATGATTTAGGTAAAATATCTGTTTATATTAGACGTATTGAGTCATGGTTGAATTATTGGATTAAGAATCATATTACTGATGGGGTATATTTACAAATCTTTGATCAAACTCAATATAATCGTGATGAATTTATAAGTCAGAAAAAAGATTCTAGTGCGTTTGGTGTTGGAAAAATGGATTATATGTGTGCATTAGGAGATGATCCGTATGTAGCATATAATAAGATTCGATTTGATGTATTAGTTCTTAATGTTAATCAATACGCAATTCCATTTAACTCATCATATACGCAATCATCTGATAATCAAGGTGGTAGGCCATCTTTACCTGAAGAAGATTTGAGTCCCGAAGGGCAATCGACAAGAGATTCTGGAAAGAATGATGATAAAGGCAATAAATAAGAGGAGCTATTATTTTGGAAAATAAGTATTTTTATTGTTACTCTAAACCATTAAAGGATTATTTCTTAACAAATGGTTTGAGATATATTATAAAATCTGTTCACGAGAAAACGCATAAAAAATATTGGTTATTTGAGGGATCAGAAAAATTAAATGAATTATTATCTGAGTGGAGATTAAGAAAAAGCTAATCTCTACTCTTTTTATTTTGGAGAATAATGTTATGTAGGTGTTTATATGTCATTGAATAAAAATGGTACTTATACGGGTTATATATATAAAATAAAAAATATGGTTAATTGAAAGTGTTATATAGGTCAGACCACTACTACTATTGAACATAGATGGGGACAGCACAAATCCGATAAGGCTAATTCAAATCCTATGTATAAGGCATTTAAAAAATATGGTATAGAAAATTTTTCCGTTAAAGAAGTAGCCAATTATACACGAGATACAAAAGAAAAGCTGCTAAATATATTGAATAAAAAAGAAATTTATTATATAGATAAATACAATTCCTTAGTAACTCAAAATGGATATAACTTGTCTATTGGTGGTGATAATAGAGGAATACATAATTGTTATTCGATAGATGTTTACAACCGTGTAGGTGATCTTTTATACCAGTGCGCTTCAGCAAAAGAAGCTTCCAGGATATTTAGTGGTTATGATGTATCTTCTATTCTCGACTGTTGTAAAGGAATTTCAGTACCTAATATTGATTATATATTTAGATATAGAAATGAACCTTTTGATAAATATTCTATTGAAAGAAAAACAACAGGAATTCCTGTCTATCAATTCACTTTAGATGGAAAATTTGTGAAGAAATATGATTCTATATCAAAGGCTGCGCTTTCTGTAAATGGAAGTGCCAGTGGTCTAAAACTTCACCTAACAGGAATTAGAAAAACATATAAAGGGCATTTTTGGAGTTATGATGATAAATTCAATTATATTCCAGCGAAAGATGTTCGTAAGAAGATTGACAAATATACTTTAGATGGAAAATATATAACAACTTATAATTCTGCAAAAGAAGCACAAGAATCAGTTAATGCCACAAATTCTCATTCCATTATAGGAGTTTGTAATGGTAAATTTATGAAGGCATTTAATTATGTTTGGAGATACTCAGGAGATTCTTATAATAAATATCAAAATTTTATAGACTTAAAGGATAATAGTTTTTCTTATGGAAAATCTGTTGATATGTATTCGAAAGATAAAAAATATCTCAAAACATTTAGTTCGATGGTTGAGGCGGCTACTGAAATAAATGCTGATAATGCAAATATCAGTGCTTGTTGTTTAGGAAAAGTAAAAACTGTTAAAGGATACATCTTTAGATTTCATGGTGATCCAATCAATGTATATCAATGTGATGGGAAAACTCAAAAGCAGTCAATTCTTATATTTGATTTATCTGGTAATTTATTAAATACATATTCAAGTAAAAATAAAACTTTCAAAGAAACCGGCATTGGTTATCACATGATTGAAAATTATTGTGATGGCCGAAATAACCATGTATATGAAGATAAAGTGATATTATATGAAAAAGACAAAGCTTTAATAAATGACATAATCAAGTAAATAGCAATAAATAAGAGGTGATCATATGAAAAACTCAACACAATTCTTATTCACCTCAGATGAGGTAGTAAAAAATAATTTAGTTAAATTAGGATTCACAGAAATTCCTTCTGGTGGATCTTTTTTTATATTTATAAATAACGCAACTTTAAAATTCGATGATACTATCCCAGTTGATAAAATTGGATTTACAAATAAGTTGATGTTTTAATTTACTCCCTCTTTGGGAGAATTTTTGAAGAAGGGAGGAAATATACGATTGAATAAAAAGCTTTTAACTTTAGAAGATCTTTACGGTTTCTACAGTCAGAAGAAAAAGTCAATGAGCTTTAGTGCGGAGAAATCCGGTTATAATATCGCAGTTCAAACACATGCTGTATTTGAATTAGAGGATGATTTAACAGAAGGATTATTATACGGAAAAATTAGAGCCTTCCACGATTTGTCCAACAGAAATAATTCTCATATAGAAACAGATGTTCTCGAAGAAAAGATGATGTCTATTAAAGACAGACCTATCATGGCTGATATTATAGAAATATCTGAAGAAGATGAAAATGGAAATCCCATTAAAGATTTTTCTGGACATACGATGTATTATGATGAAAATTTGGACAAGATGATTTATAAGGAAATTCCAGTAGGTCACTTTGTTCATCCTGAAAGTATTCATCTTGAATATGACGAAGAATTTGATAGAAATTTTGTATGTTCTGATGTCGTTGTATATGAGGAATATACTGATACTTGTGAAATTCTGAGAAGACGGAAAACTGTGGATTGTTCTATTGAACTTGTGATTCGAACAATGCATTGGGATAATACAGATAAAACACTTCATCTCGACGATTTCTATGTACAAGGCTGCACTTTGTTAGGAAAAGGTGTACTCCCTGGAATGGCTGGGAGCAAACTGACTCTAAAAGATTTTTCTGAAGAAAACAATTCTTTATTCTCTTCTATTTCAGAAGACGAACACTCTAAATTAATTGAAACTCTGGATAACCTTAATAAAACTTTATCCAGTATCAATATAAATTCCAAAACAATTCTAAACACAACTGAAAAATTTGAGAAAGGAGGAAATGAAAAGGTTAATATGACAAAATTTGAAGAGTTACTTAAGAAATATAACAAGACTGTAGATGATATTACTTTTGAATATGAAGGAATGCCTGATACAGAACTTGAAGAATTATTTACTACTCTTTTTGGCGAAGAAGGAGAAGGCGAGGAACCAGTAGAACCTAAACCAAATGATGAGCCAGAATCCGTAGAGGAACCTGTCACCACAACAGAAGAACCTATTGCAGATAATCCAGAGCCAGATACTGTTGTTACTGAAGAAAAATATTCTAAGACATTTGAATTATCTCACGAAGATATTAGAACAGCATTATATGCTTTGCTTGCTCCTATTGAAGAGTCTTTAAATGAATATTATTGGATTGTAAAAACTACTGATGATTATTTTATTTATCAGGTTGGTTGCAATAATATCTTCTATAAACAAGCATATACAAAAGAAAATGATGAAGTTAGATTCGAAGGTGAACGTCAGGATGTTTTTGCGGAATTCGTTACAGCAGAAGAAAAGGCTACGTTAGATAATATGAGAGCTAACTACTCTTCTATTTCTGAAAAGCTTGCACAGTATGAAGAAGCAGAACAGATTGCTGATAAGATGACCGTATTTGAAGACGAAGCTTATAAGAATTATCTGGAAACAGATGAGTTTAAGTCTTTGATGGATGTGGAAAATGTAAAGAAATTTACAAAAGAAGAATTAACAGAAAAGGCTGATGCTGCTCTTGGCAAAGTTGTCAAAACAACTAAAACTTTTACTATGAATATTGAGGAGCCAAAAAAGGACGAAAAGAGACCTGCATTCTTAGCATTCGCAAGAACCGAGCAGAATTCTTCTTTCTTAGATGGTCTGCTTAATAATAAAAACAAAGAAACAAAATAACTATTTAACATTTTAGAACGTTTTAGAGACGTTCTTTTTTAATGCGAAAAAATAACAAATAAGGAGGAATTTTCTAATGGTTTATACAAATCTCAAGGCCAAGGAAAGTGACATGCATGGCATGTTTGAGTCTTCTTTAATGTCTGCTACCGACATTGGAAGAATTTTTGATGTAATTGTACGTGATGAAAGCGAAAAAGCTATCGCAGTTGATAATGGTGTACCTGTAAAGGTTGGTGACTATACCGGCAACGGACTTCAGGAAAGATACGCAACTATTGCAAAGGCAACTGATGCTATTGCTGTAATTGGTTCTCCTGCTGAAGTAAAGACCGCTATGACCAATGAACAGGGTCAGGCTTATCACTTTGTAAACGCAGCTGGTAAACCTGCAAAGGCATATCAGGTAAATGATCCTGCTGTATATGAAGAAATTTTTGCTGTAGCAAGTTATCAGTTTACCGATGAGTCCGCTGAAAATGTTAAGGTTGGAAGACTTGTTATTACTGATGGTAAAGGTATGTATGTTGCACAGGCTGATGGAACTCAGGTTTCTACTCTTACTTCTACCAATGGTTTCATTGGAAGAATTCACAGTGTTTCCGCAGGTACTTATTACACCATGATTCGCATCCAGGTTCTTCAGAACAAGGATGTCGCTTAATAGAGAAAGGAGGAATAAATAAATGAGAGAAATTACATATTTTAGTGCAAACGTTGTAGCACAGTTTGATAATAAATATGACAATATGCTTGAGTTCAATTCTCTGATGATGGACGCAAGCAATAATATCTTTAATACATATAATAAAGAACAGACTCAGACTATTCTTAGAAATCAGTTTGACAAGATTCTCGGTCTTAACTTTAAGGAAGCAAATTCCATGAAGCGTAGACAGGCATGGCGTGAGCATTCCAAGGAAATCGCAACCTTAATTGAGGACGTAATCGTTGATAAGATGAATTCTGGTTGGAATGCTGCTAATGCTCGTTTTATGGAACTTGTAGACGAAAGAAATATTGCAGAAGGTGATGCAAATGAGTTTTTCGTTAACGACAACTCTCTTCTTACTGTGTCCAAGTTTGCAGGTAATCATCACAACCTGATCCGTCAGGCAGTTAAGCCTGGTAAGTCTTTCTCCATTGAAACTTCTTTCTATGGTGTAAAAGTATATACTGACTTCGTACTGTTCCAGACTGGTAGAGTTGACTTTGCTGCTCTTGTAGATAAGATGTATACCTCTATCGAACAGAATAGATATGCTGCTCTTTATACTGCATTTATGTCTATGGATGAATCTCTTCCTACTGACATGATCCATGAATGTCCGTTTACTGAGGCTACTAAGTCTGAAATGATTGATCAGATCGAGGCTGTTGCAGCAGCTACCGGTAAGGATGTAATGCTTGTAGGTACTAGATCTGCTATCCAGAAGCTTCAGAGTACTGTTAATTACAACATGTTCTCTGACGCAATGAAGGATGAGAGAAACAAGAATGGTATTCTTGGTAACTGGGAGGGATATGAGTGCCTTGCTCTGGCTCGTGTAAATAAAGCTGGTACAAGAGAAAGTGTATTCTCCGCAGACGATCAGAAGAAGATCTTCATCATCCCTATCGACCCTGAGTTCAAGCCTATTAAGCGTGTAAACGAAGGTGATGTTGCTTACTATGAGACCGGTATGGATGGCCTTAAGAAGGATATGACCGTTGACGCAGAGGTTGTATACCAGGAAGGTATTGGTATTGTTATTGATGAACTCTTCGGAGAACTCAAGATTCAGGGCTAATACATAAATATTGTTTAGGGGAGTGCATATGCACTCTCCTATTTTATAAGGAGAAAAAGGATGAAAATTTTTGAATTAGCAAAAGAATTGGATGTAACTCCAAAAGACTTAATTGCTTTTTATAGAAATAATGATTATCAGGTATCTAGTCATATGCAAAATGCCACTGATGATATGATCGATTTTGCCAAGGCACATATGACTGATATTGCTAATAAGAAAACTGAAATAGAAAAAAATGAAGATGAAGATGAAAATACAAGTAGTAAAACTTCTTTTGTAGAAGTAAAAGCACCAATGAAAACATTCAAACCTGATGATGAGATTCCTTGTAAAAGTGTTACGCCTTGGAAATTATCGGCAGTTGGTGTTGATAAAAATACCGTATATCATTGGGAGTATTTCGGTGACATTGAGTATTTAAAGTATCGTGATTTACAGGCACTTCGCAGAACTGAATATATTACTAAGCCAAAAATTCTAATTATGGATGCTGATTTGAGAAATCAGTGGGGACGTGAATTGGGCGACGTATATAAGTATTTTGATGGCATCGAATATCCAGAAGAATATTTTGACAGATCCAATGATGAATTTGAAGAATTGATTAAAAATGCTCCTCATTGGCTTACAGATATTATTAAGGTAACTGCAATGGCTATGATTCGTGCAGAAAATTATCCAGATGTAAAAAAGATCAGAATCATTGATGATACACTTGGTACTTGTATTAAAGATTTCTTATAAGGAGGTATCTTATGCCTTCTCTAAAATATGAATCAATATATAAAAAGGCTTTAACCATGGTTAACGACCTTGAACTGGCAACTTATACAGAAGAGGATTTTTATGATACTCTCTGCGAATGGTTGACCACCACTTCTTCTCTTCCACTTCTTCGCAAGAAATTTAGCTCTTATGTTTTAGATGATGAACTCATGGAATTAAATTTCACACTTACAAATAGTGTAGATGATTTATATGATACGAATTTTGTTAAAACTATTTTGGCAAAAGGTATTATCATCAATTATTTCCCATCTAAATTAGAGAACACAAAGAATCTTGCAACGATGATTGGTGGCAAAGAGGAGAAAAAGCTTATAGATAATTATTCTAAGAATATGGAAAGGCTTGCCACTTTACAACGTGAGTGGGAACGTGATTTGTCACGACATACATACTACTTTGGTGAGTATGGTGATTCAAATGGATAAGTTTATTACTCATAAGTATGGTGAGTTCAAAGAATCTCAGGTAGATTACTATAAGCAAAAATTACGAAAGAAAATATTTTGGTTGGTGTTATACACTGATCAGAATACAAAAGATGATTTTCAAAATATAGATGTTGTTGAATATCATAAAAACTTATTATCTGAAATTTCTAGTTGTAATCAACTTTTATTATATCCCAAAGATTTTGTAGAAATTGTTAATAGCTTGGAATCTGCTCTTACTGTTTTAGAGTCAGATGAGTTTGATTTTAAGAAGTATAAAAAGCTAGTTTTTGATGCAGGAGCTTTGCTTCAGCGAATGAAAGTTGGTGATAAATAATGTCACTATACGAAAATTATAAAAGACGTATGCAAGTTGATACTTGTTCTACCGGTAAGAACTATCTTACTTTGGGAGAGAAATTAAAAAGTGATTCAGACAAGGTTATGGAATTGACGTGGAATAACGACGTGCAGAGTAAAAAAGCATACATTTACGATTACATGCATGATGATCATCCAGATATAAAAGATCATATGACTTATGAAAATACGATTAAAACTCCTATTGATGTGAAACTAATAGTAAAAACGTATTCATCGTTAGATCAGGATCAACCAGAGTTCTATTGTCAATTTAAACCATCTCAGAAGATGGAATTTGAAGAGAATGATGACTTATATTATTTTGAAACAGATTATCGCCAAAAGTACGGAATAGAATTCCCGATAGGCATGATGCTCGATTTACCTGACGATAGAGGTATTTATAGGAAATGGCTTATCTGTGAAAGAGAACTTGCCAATCAATTTCCTAAGTATCTAATTCTTCCGATAGACTATCAGTTTATGTGGATTGAAAAAGACGGAAATAAAATATACAAAAGAAAAATGTGGGGAGTTAGTAGAAGCCAAAAGTCGTATACTATTGGAGTCTACACTGACCGTGTATTTACACGACCAGATAATCAGCAAAAAGCATTATTACCGTTAAATCCAATTACCGAAAATCTTTGGTATACAAATGAAGATGATAAGAATATGAGAATGGTTGTCTCAGCAAAGACGAGCCACCCTATAGTGTGGAAGCTTACTAAAATTGAAAATAGTACACCACTGGGAATTCAGACATTAACATTTTATCAGAATTATTGGGATTCTCATCGAGATTACATCGAAAAAGACAAGAATGGCAATATTATTGGTATGTGGGCAGATTACTATGATTCATCTATTGAGCCTACGGATCCTGATACTCCATCTACCACTCCATCATCTATCACAGCTAAAATCTCTGCTTCTACATCATCAATAAAAGTTGGTGGAAGCTTCAGAACTCTGACGACAAATCTATTTAATGAATCCAATGAAGATATTACATCTGAATATGAAAACAGTCAATTTACATGGACTTGTAGTATAGATGGTGAAGACTGGACTGATATAGTCACATGGCGATCTGGCGCAAAGTTTAACCAGACGAAACTAAGCTTTCCTTTGGACAAAACTCAGTTAGGTAAAATCTTGTCTGTTAAATGTGTGATTACAAAAGACGAAGGAGATCCGATTGAATCAGATCCACTTCAATTAGAAATATCAAGTTAGGAGGTGTTACTGTATGGAAGAAAAATTAGTCACAAAAGATGATTTATTAAATAAGCTTCGTGCATACAGCGATGTCAATGATAATCCTGACGACGATAATATTGTATATAAGCAAAAAATCAAAGATGCTCTTCTATCAAACCCAGCTCTCTTATATGCTCTCCATGAAAAGGATTTAGAGTCTGAATTATTTGATGAAGATGGTAATATTAATTGGGAGTTTGATGAAGAGATAAATAAATATAAACCTTTAGGTGAATGGGATAGATATTTTGGTGGAAACTCTAATATCCGTCCTTATTTATTTATTCCTGACACCCAGACAGACGTAAAACATTATATCTGTTATCAGGTCGGTTTTGATGAATTGCCTAGATACTCAAATATTCAAAAATACGGAGAAATAACATTCACAATTTTCGTCCATGGTAATGATAGGGATGAGGAATGCAGTGGTATTGCACGACATGATCTTATTGCATCCATTATCCGTGAACGATTTAATTGGTCAAGTATTTTTGGTATGCAAGCTAAATTAATATCTAACAAAGAGTCAATAACTGATAATAACTATCTTGTCAGGACTCTTGTATTTCAGATTTATGATATTAACAGCATTACAAATACTCCATATAATGGATCTTCTCGTATCGTGAATGACGATTATTGGGGGTAAATATGGAATATAATATGAACGATGAGTTGCAGGTATATCGTGGAAAAGATTATGTAATATCAAAATATATTACCATACATCAACCTACTCTAAATGAGATATGTGATATGGGTGAATCGAAGTATTATCAAATGGTATATAATCTCACGGCAACGCCACAGTCTATGAAAGCTCAGTTGTGGAAAATGGGGATTGATTATACCGAAATCACTCCGTATATGTTGTTCTATATTATGTTGTATCGTGTTTATTCAAAAGAATTTACTTCTATTCTGTTTGGAGATTTAGACTTCCAAAAGTTTAAATTATTAAAACATTTAGATGACGAATCAATATATCTTAGTCAATATATAAATGGCGAAGAAGTAATAATAGATGAATATACATACACATTAATTATGGATTATCTCAGAAAAGTTCATTTTATCGAAAAAGATGAAAGAATGCCCGCAAACAACACTACAAAGATGATACTTATAGAAGACGCGCTGGATGAATTGAAAGCGAATGAAAACAAAGAATATCATTCATTATTAACTAATTTAATATCTGCACTGGTTAACAGTGAAGGTTTTAAATATAATCATTCCCAAGTATGGGAAATGAAAATAAATGCATTCATGGATTCCGTAAAGAGGATTTCAAAGATTAAGAATGCAGAACTGCTATTACAGTCTGGTTATTCCGGTTTTGGAATCAACCTAAAAGAAATAGATAAAAAACAATTAGATTGGCTCGGAGAACTCAGTTAATGAGTTCTTTTTTATTGCCTAAATTTGAAAGGAGAAAATATTATGGCTTTTAATCCTAATGAGCTGGTTCTGGAAAGAATTCGTTCTGTTGAAGAGTATGATCCTGAAACTAAAGAGCTGACAGGTAGATATACTCAGGTTGAGGATCCCAGTCTTCAGACAAGTGCGGAGGGTACAGATGTAACTGATGCTATGGGTACTCCTATTATGACATTCTATAATGCTCAGACTGGTACTTTTGGCTTCACTAACTCTATCTTCTCTCTCGATCTTGCTGCTTCTCAGTTTGGTACTACCAAGAAAGTAGCATCTGGCGAAGATAAGATTGTTGCGCCTGTATCAGAAACTCTGACAATCGGTGCTGATCATACTGTAGTTCTTAAGTATGTTCCTGTAGGTACTACTGGTGCAGAAGTTAAGTATGTAAAGGTTATCAATGATGATAATACTTTCGGTAAGACTTATGAAGTATCTGCTGTTGCAGGTGAAGGTAAGTTTACTCTTGATGCAGCTACAAAGAAGATCACTCTTCCTGATGATGTAACTGGTAGAGTATTCGTAAATTATGAAAGAGAAGCTGAAAATGCAGTTAAGGTTACTAAGACAACTGATAGTGTTCCTGCTGTTAAGTCTCTGCTTATTCATGCAATCTTCCATAATCCTTGTAATAAGAACATTGTTTATGCTGGATATATCTATTGCCCTAGAGCACAGATTGATCCTTCTAGTGTTGAACTGAATCTGACCGCCGAAGGCAAACATGCAGCTTCTTATATTCTTCAGAAGCCTTATTGCGATACTGAAGCGAAATTGTTTGACATTATTGTTACTCAGGACTAATTGAATAAATAGTAAGAGGGGAGCATATTACTCTCCTCTTATTTTTGATGGGAAGGAAAGTACAATGAGTGAACCTTTAAATGGTGTTTGTGATATCTGTGGCAAAAGATATTCTGTTTGTAAAACATGCCAAACCGTTAAAACTTTTAAACCATGGAGAACTATAACAGACACTCTTGAACATTATAAAATTTTCATTGCTCTTTCTGAATATACGAGAACAAAAAATAAGGAAGAAGCAAAAGAACAATTAAGTCATTGTGACTTATCTGATTTGGAGAGTTTCCCAGATCGAATCAAAAATGTAATAAAAGAAATTACCGTAGAACCTAAAATGGAAACTGTTGAAAAAGCAGAAGAAATTCAGGTTGAACATAAAAATGTAAAAATGAAATATGCTTCTAAGAAGCGTGAAAACATTAAAGATGAAAATATTGAATAGTAAGTTATTTTTTGTAGATAGATTGTAGGCTACACATTAATTACTATTCAGTATTTTTTTGTGTAGCCTATTTTTTACGATTTTGGGAATGAAAGGAATGATCAGTTATTAAAGAATATAGTGAAGTTTTTGACAGGAGTGTTAATGGGTATGAAGTAGATGATGTGCGGTTTATTCCAAATATGGCACAGAACTTTATGTATCTAAACTCTCCTCTTTCAAAAGGGCAACTTGTAGATGTAATACCTGGACAAAACAAACGTGTTGTTTTTGTTTGGAAGAAATCAAAGGAAATGACAGAATTGTACAAACAATGGTGTGCTGCATCTGAACAAGAGAAAGGAGTTTAATGGCATTTATAGATGAAATTGCAGCTTATGTTGTTAAGTATGCTCCACAATACGGAATTAAAGTATATTCTCCTATTATTGCTCAGTCAATTTTGGAATCAGCTAGTGGAACTTCTGAATTGGCTAAAAATGCTCATAATTATTTTGGGTTAAAATATAGAGCCAACAGATGTCCTAGTGCATCTGGCACATATATTAAAGTTGGTTCTGAGCAGTCAGCAAATGGTAAATATACTTCTTCTACTATGACTTGGTTTAAGTTCAAAAATATGGAATCTGGTGTGAAAGGTTATTTTGAATTTATTAGCATTTCTAATTATTCAAATTTAAAAGGGATCACGGATCCAAAGAAATATCTCAAAACAATCAAATCTGATGGATATTGTACAAGTCTGAATTATGTCAATAACGTGATGAACGTTATCAAAAAATATAATCTCACAAAATATGATAAACAATCAAATATTATTGAATCACTTGGAGGTGATAAAATGGTTATTAACGTACATGGTGGTCACAATCCAAAAGGAAAAGTGGCGTGTGGTGCAGTAGGCTTACTTAACGAGTCTGAACAGGATAGAATTATTAAGGATAAAGTAATTGCTTTACTCAGATCTAAAGGACATACCGTATATGATTGTACTGTGGATAATGGTATAAGTCAGAATGATGTTTTAAGAAAAATTGTTGCGAAATGTAATGCACATAAGGCAAATCTCGATGTGTCTATTCATTTCAATGCCGGTGCTAAAGATCAAAGGGGCAACGGTAGAACCACTGGTTCTGAAGTATGGATTTACAAAAATACATCTTCTGCTAAACCGGCAGCACAGCGAATTGTAAATAATTTGGCATCTATCGGTTTTGCTAATCGTGGAGTAAAAGCAAGTACTGGATTATATTTCTTAAGAAAAGCTGCTGCTCCTGCACTATTAATTGAAGTATGCTTCGTAGATGATCGTGATGATTACAATGTGTATATGGCAAATGTAGATAAAGTAGCAAAAGCTATTGCTGAAGGAATTCTTGGAACAACCATTAACTCTACTTCTAGTACTACAACAACTACTCCTGCTACAAAACCTTCCACATCAACAACGACTTCTTCTAAATATATCTACAATGGTCTGGACTATTCTTTAGTTTTCAATCCCACTTATTATGCTAATACATATGCAGATTTGAAGAAAGCTTTTGGAACTAACGCAACGGCACTTTGGAATCATTTTAAGCAGAATGGTATGAAAGAAGGTCGTAAAGCAAGTGCCAATTTCGATGTAAAAGTATATAAGAATACTTATGCAGATTTGAGAGCTGCATTTGGAGAAAATCTTCCACTCTACTACAAGCATTACATTGAGCATGGCAAAAAGGAAGGAAGAAAGGCGGTCTAAATGAAGAAGCCATTTTCAAAGAAACTGTTAATTATTGATTATGTTGTCGCTGTTGTATTGATTATGGGATATATGGTATGTGTTGCATTAAATGGTCTTTATGAGATGCAATACATATCTAATATCTTAGTAAACGGTTATGATTCAGGCTATCTTACTACTGTCCAGCTTTTTAATTTAGATGGTTTTGGTGTTTTACTTGGAATCTGGATTGCACAGTTAGGAATTTCTAGTGGTGCGTATTATATGCTGATTAAATCTGAACACAAAATTCAGCTACCTATGCAGATGATTAATGAGTTGCCAGATGATGTAAAAGAACAGGTGGATATGAACGAGTTAATCACTACCGTATTAACAACAACTGATAACTAGAAAGGGAAACCCTATGAGCGATAATATATTTAAATTTATTTTGACATTAGTTCCTGTGTTTGGAGCTATTATCACCTATTTCGTAATTCCTTATATCAAGTCTAAAGTATCTCAAACTCAGATGGAAGAAATTATTAAATGGGTAACTAAAGCTGTTGAAGCTGCTGAAGTATTATTTGATGCGCCAAAGTCTGGCGAGGAGAAAAGGGAATACGTTATCAAGTTCATTGATAAGATGTTCAATTCAAAGAAAGAGGTTATCACAGAAGAACAGATTCGTATTCTTTTGGAAGCTGCGTGGAAGCAGATGCAGGATAACACTCAGACCAAGTAAGAAAGGTTGGGTGTTTATGCATGGGAACAATAGAAGGATTTTTCAATATTGATTGGAAAATGTTTGCCATTACACTTTTTGCTGTACTTTTAGGCTTTCAAGCGATCGTTAAAGTTGTATCTTGGTTTCTTTTTGATTTTCTGGGAATTGAAACGAAATCAATGAGGCAAAAACGTGAAGAACATAATCTTGTCATGTCTACTGCTAATGGTTTAAAAGAGTTGACAGAAACGCATAAGAAAGATATTCAAAAAATCAATGAGGATGATCTTAAACACTATCAAGAGTCATGTGAAATACGAAATAATTTAGTAAAAAGTATTGAAAATATTTCGAATAAAATTGACCAGATGAAAAATGATACAGATAAACGTTTCAAAGAAAATGAAGCCAAAGAAAACAAACGTGTTCAGGCTGAGTTAAAAGATAGGATTTCTCAGTCCTATCGTTACTATCATATTAAAAATCAAATAAACAAAATGGAGCTTGAATCACTTGAAGGATTGATTGCTTCATATGAAAGTTATGGCGGATTAAATTCATTTGTTCACTCTGTTGTGCAAAAAGAAATGTACACATGGGAAATAATAGATGACTAAATAATACCGCAAAATCAATAAAGGAAAGAGTGATTTCGTAAGGAATCACTCTTCTATTTTGTAAAAGAATGTACTCACCTTCCCCACGATGTGTGTTAAACAAACATGAGAGTTTAATCACTGACATCAGAATGAACTCAATAATTATCTATTTGGTAATTTACGCCAATGCTGACAAACGTTTTCGACTCTGCCAAGTCTAATACGTTTATATTGGCATACATATACACAATATTCCGTTGTTGGAAATAACATAGAAATCACCAAGAACTTTCCCTCAGAATTATGAGATAAGGTCGGTGAGTACATTCCTATTATAACACTAAGGAGTGAAAAGGAAATAGCTGTAAAAAGAAAAACTTCTAAATATCATGTAGATATTTCGGAGCAAGGAAAAAAAGACAGGACATATAAAGGTATTCAATATGATTCTAAAACAGAAATGCTTTTTGTCAAAGAATACATAGAACCTAGACTAGCATCAGGAGAAATTATATCATATGAACGTCAGGTTGAGTATGTACTACAAGATAAATTCAAATATAAAGATAAAACTATCTTACCAATAAAGTATCGATCAGATTTTAATGTTTTATGGAATGACGGATCTCTACAGGTCTTTGATGTGAAGGGAAACCCAGATAATTTGTCACTTCTAAAAAGAAAACTGGTATGGGCAAAATACCCAGAATTAAATTTAACATTTATATGTCGTAATCTTAAATATGGCGGTTGGATCGAGTATGATGAACTTAAGAGATTACGACGTGAGGCAAAGAAGAAATGTACTCAGAAGAAATAGATGCTTTGCTTAAACAACATAACTTCCATATAACCCCTGGTACATATATGGAAATTTGTCGCTATTCTCCTCAGATCAGTCGAATCAAATACACTCCATTTGATAATGGATATTTTGAGATTTGGACTAATGATGGATATTATTGGAAATTCTTCATGACGCATTAAATTTTAGTATAACATACCTATATTCATCCATGGTTTATTTTACCTGCCGTAATATTGTATAAAACAATTATATTAGTAAATCTTAAGGTGTATGGAAAATAAATTATGGTATTATAGAAACGAAAGACATATGACATTGAAGGAATTGTCACGAAAAACCGGCATAACGGTTACTGCTTTAAATAAAATCGAAAATGGTAATACTAATGATATAATGCTTAGTAATGCAATAATACTTTCCAAAGTGCTTAAGGTTGATTTGTATGAATTGTTTTGTATAAAATAATATTATGAGCTGAGAAGGAGGTATTATTATGGAGAATTTATTTTTCAAGGTTGTATGTGTTGACGAATCAGATCCTTTTGAGTATAGGGTTCTTGAAGAGGCAAACAGGGGTAGTCTTAAAGAAGTTCATGATTTTGTAAACGAACGCTTGGAACAACATGAGGGTGCAAAATGGCTGTTAATACCTTTCAGTTGTAAAGCAAAATAATATAACAATTATTACAAGAGTCAGGTTATCCTGGCTCTTTTTGTATGGAGAGAAAAGGAGAAAATAAAATGAAAGTTTTAGAATTTTGTGAAAGATATATTAATACTGCTGATCAGTTAAAGGATAGTTTTATTAATGAGAATTTGGAAATCAAGCCTTATGCTTCTATCATTAAAAAGATGGGCTATGCACAGGCTATTTTAAATAAATCTATGTATGATCAGGAAGAATATACAGATGAAGAAGGTAATAAGAGATTTCGTAAAACTGATAGAATCAAAGTAAATTCTGTTATTCAATATGTTCAGTTTTGTCGCTTTATTATTACTACTTATACAAATTTGGAAATTGAAGACGGAAGTTTTATTAAGGATTATGACGCTTTAAAATCTTCCGGTCTATTAGATATATTAATTATTGGAGATGAGAATACCCCTCCACTGATTCCAGCAAATGAGATTGCTGAGTTTAGATCTATTTTGGATATGAAGGCGAAGGACATTTTGACAAATGAATATGAGCCTCATGCATTTATTTCTAATCAGGTTGAGCGATTTGCTATGCTGTCTAACGTAACTTTGAATCCTATTATTGAAGCCGTTGGTGAAAAGATTGGAAATATGCCAAAGGAAACAGTTGATAAGATTATTGATTTTGCTAAGAAGGGTGAGTTCAAAGAGGTGTAAGGTATGGATACATATGCTACAAAAATGTATATTGAGGGGAAAGATATATATGAACACTTGTCTCCATCTGATAAAATCAGATTTGAAAAAGCTCATATATGTGACGTTAAATATGATTTTGATAATGACTTAGTAACCATATCGGCAATTTGTATAGAAAGAAAACAGTATAATTTGGACAAGTATATTGAATTATATGATTTAGAAAAGAAATCATGTAATGCTGAATAATGAAATTCAAATTTCTTTGGAGGTTTTATATGCTTGATGGAATAATTTATGGACTTATTGGCGCATGGTTTCTCAGTCTATTTGGAGTTGATAATATCTTTGTAGAAGCATTACAGCCATTTGTGAATTTTACATTAACAACAAGTCATTATTATTTTGTATTTGGATTTGTTGGCATGATATATGGAATTGCATATTATTTAAGAAATAAAGATTAAATATTTTAGGCTCCATAGGTGTCACAGCTTATGGAGCTTTTATTATGGAGAGTTTGGCACTCTCCTATTTTAGTGTGGAAATAGTTAAATCGTAGTGAAAAATTTGGAGGTGAAATAGATGGCAATAAGAGCTACTGGATTAAAAATAAATGACAAAGAACTGCAAAAATTCGCAGATAGTATAACTGAAAAATATGTTGATAGATATATTTCTGCCGGTAATAAAGCTCAGAAAGAAATCAGACAACAATCTACTATTGAATGGTTTGTAAATGGACATGATACAATGCTTGATTCATTAGAATTTGAACATAAGTTGGTTCAAAAAAATGGATTTGCCACTATTTACTTCACTTCATATGTAAACATGGTTAAATTTGATACTTTAGCTAGAATAAATGATCCGTCTATTTATAGATGGAGGGCGAAATATAATGCTTCTATTGATCCTGCTGATTTTTTAATCAACTTACAATGGAATCAAGGAATTCACGGATTACCTCAAATATGGAATCATCCAAACTATAGATTTGGTCAATCATATTCTAGTGGTACTAACACATGGATAAACCCATATTTTAATCAGAGTGATTCCATGGAATCTTTTACTCGTAGGAATTTTGAATCCAAGTGGGAATCCACTGTTAATAAATATTTGAAAAAATAAGATGAGGAGGAATTTAAATGCCAAATAATGTTGCTGCTTCAATGACAGCGAGTATCGTAATAGATAAAAGTGATCTATTAGCACAGATATTAAAAGGACTGTCTGAAGGTCAGAAAGAATTAGAGAATAATAAATTGGAGATGTATTTTGATTTCTCCGATTCTAAAAATAAAGCAGAGTTTGAAAAAACATTGAAGAAATACAAAAAACAGCTTGCTTCCAATGATTTTGTTGTAAAGATCGAAAACGAAGGAATTGAAGAAACTGTTAAAAGCTTAGATAAGTTGCTTGATGTGGTTAAGTCTATTGCTTCTGGTAAAGGCTTCGGAACTGGTAGCGGAAATGGCAATGGCATCGGAAATTCTATTGTAGATGAAAATCAGTTAAAAACAGTGATTGATTTATTCACAAAGATGGAATCTAACCTAGCTTCTATTAAGAAGATTTTTGTTGATGTCGGTGATGGAGAAGAGTTCAGCCCTCTTTTCTCTATGATCAATAAGATTAATTCTTCTATTTCTGAATTAAGTTCTAGTGTAAAAAGTATTGGGCTTAACATGAATATTGATGTAGGCTCTAATACAGAGCTAGAAGCAAAGATTCAGAGTAAAATGTCTAATGCTCTACAAGCATATCAGAGGCTATTCGAGCATATCAAAATGTCTGGTGTTGGCGGTTCCATGGTCAACACAAATTTCTTTGAATTCGATATCAATCAATTTGATACTATGATGGCTAAAATTCAGGCTTATCGTAAATTCATTGAGAATATGCGAAATCAGGTCAAGTCCGACTTTGGTGGAAAAGATCTTTTATACACAGAAACAGATAAGAAATATTGGACTTCAGCTGCTTCAGCAATGGGACAGCTTACTAAAGCTCAAAATGAAATGAATAAGTCTGCTGATGCCAATCCATTGGATGATCTGTTTGGCAAGACTGATCTCACAGGCGTTATTGAACAGTTAAATCTTATTGTATCTAAACTTGATGAGATTTCTGTGGCAGCTACTAAATTCTCAGAAACATTTAGCCAGGGATTGAATGTAACTACTTCTGTTGAAGAGGTAGCAAAACTTACCGAAAAAGTCAAAAAACTTGAGGCAGAATTGGCGAAAGTAAAGTCTGTTTCTACGGGCTCGTCTGAATCGAATATTTCAAATGGTAAAAAGTCTAAAAATGACACACCGATTGCAAATAAGGAAGCTTTGCAAGCCGTTAAAGATCAAAGGGAAACAGAATTAGAACTTCAAAAACAGAGAGATTCTTTTAATAGAACCAATCTAAATGCTATTGATATGGAAATTCAAAAACGTCAAGAAGAATCAAAGGCATTTTACAGTTCATTAAAAGAACAAATGAAAGAACGTGCAAGTCTAATAAATTCCGTTCAATCTTCTATTGATGGATATAATAAGAAACTTGCAAACCTCTCTGCTACTCCTGCTGATTTTAATCAAAGCGAAAAATATAAAGCAAATCTTACCGAACTTAAAGAACAAATTTCTCAGTTTGAAGCCTTCCGAGATCAAATAACTTCAAAAGATACAATCACTGAAGAAGATATCCAAAGTATAGCGAAATATAAATCAAATATTGAAGATGCTACTCGTGCTATTACTTCTATGACAGCGGCTGAAAAAGGATCTACTTCTTTATCAAGAGACAAGCTGTATAACAAAATTGGCGATTACATGAAGAAAAACTCTGGCTTATCTAAACAGTTCAGAGTAGAACTTCAGAAACTACAAAAGCAGTTAACAATGCGTGGTGCAAATGCTAATGTATCTGATTTGACTGATGAGTTTTTGAAACTTCAGATCCGCATTCGTGAAGCTGGTGAAGAAGGTAAGAAATTCTGGGATGTTGTTAAGGAAAAAGCTTGGTATGGTGCTGCAAGCCAGATTGGAATGGCTTTTGGTGTTAATGATATTATCAGATATGGGCAAAATGCAATTAATGTAGTAAGAGAGCTTGATACTGCATATACAGAAATGCGAAAAGTATCAGATGAGACTGCGCAGAGCTTAAAAAATTATCAGAAGACCACTTTTGATACTGCCGATGCGGTAGGCACTACTGCTATGCAAATTCAGAATTCAACAGCTGATTTCATGAGACTTGGTGAAGCCATGGATGATGCGGCAGAGTCTGCTCGTACTGCAAATATTCTATTTAATGTATCTGAGTTTGACAATATCAAAGATGCTACTTCCTCCTTAATTTCTATGCAACAGGCGTATAAAGACTTAGATAAAATAACTATCGTTGATAAACTTAATGAGGTCGGTAACAATTATGCAATATCAACAGATGAATTAGCATCTGCGCTTCAGAGATCAGCAGCTACTCTTTCCCTTATGGGCAATACAATTGATGAAGCTGCAAGTTTGGTAACAACTGCCAATGCTACAATTCAGGATGCTGATTCCGTAGCAGCAGGTCTTCGCACAATTTCTCTTCGTCTGGTTGGAACTTCTGAAGCCGAGGAAGAATTATCTGCCATGAATGAAGAAGTTGATGCTTTTGTTAAGGCAACGAATTCTAAAAAGCAACAAATCATCAAAGATTATACGGCCGTAGCTTCTAATAATTATCAAGGTTTTGATATTCTTGATGAGAATGGAAACTACAAAAATACATACGAAATACTTTTGGGCATAGCCCGTGTCTACCGAGAAATCCAGGAGCAAGATAAGAAGCTTGGTACGAACCATGCAACGGCTTTAATTGAAGAATTAGCCGGTAAGAACAGATCAAATATTGCATCTGCTATTCTACAGGATCCTGATCAGCTTGAAGCTGTTCGTAAATCATCTGAAGAAGCCTTCGGATCTGCTGAAAAGGAGCTTGATAAATATCTCGATAGTATTGATGGTCGTTTACAACAACTCACTAATAAAGCACAGGAACTTGCTTCTGTGGCTATTGACGATGATTTAATTAAGAACGGAATTACTTTAGCAACAAAATTTTTAGATTTAGTCACTAATATAGTTGATAAAATGGGATTGATTCCTACATTAGCAACTGGTATTGGTGCAGCACTCTCCTTCAAAAATGTTGGTATACTCGAATTATATTAGTTGAGTATCAAAACTGTCTGTTAAAATGTTTTGAATGTGCCAACGGTGTATATAATTTACTTCGGATACGAAGGTTTAGAATACACTAAGTCGTGAGATACACGATGATAAACACCATATAACGTCTGAATAGATTTGCATGTCATAAACATGTAACTGGGAAGCACGTAAAACTCATACTACTCCGCTATTTTGGTAACAGAATAGACATAGTAACAATGTATGAACTCGTGTGGTCAGGTCGGAAGCTTCCTTATGGGAATAACCGCCACAGTAATGCTATGGGTGGAATTCGATAGATGAAACGCTGTCGATGACAATAGCCATTCGGTACTATTACGGAACGTAGCCGTAAAATTATGAGTTAGGAACTTATCTCCTACTTCTACGTTTGTTTGAACCTTTATGTATTAAGGTATGATAAGAAATGCATAAAATAAAAAGGAACTGCTCTACTCAGTCCCTAGTCATTTTGCTCGTGTAAATCAACTTCAATAGAAGTATCTTTGTGTTTGGCTTTTGCGTGAATTTCTTTATATTTTGTAACTTTATTTACTATGTATTGAATTAATTTGCATATAGCAAGCACAGCTTTATATAAAAGCCATGCAATAAATCCAAATAGAGTACATATTATAAAGAAAGCGACTACATTATATATAGAGTCACACTCAACAGCATAATAAAAAATTTCCATATTTTCTATTCTCCTTTATAAGCATTTGTTTAGAACATGTGTTCTTATACTATATAAATAATAAGAATAGTTTTAATCTCTCCAATATTTTTCATGATTTAATAAAAATTTTATATTTTCTGTCGAATAAAAAAGATGAAAATTTTGAAAAAACGGAAGAGTTGTCCCTTTACATTTTCACAAAAATATGTTACTTTCAAAATATAAAATTTTTCAATTTTTGAAGGAGGTAACATAATGGATTACACATGTAAAACGAGATCTCTTCAGTCACTTGTAAAAGACATGAATAAAGGAGCTATTACACTCTCTCACAAGTTACAGCGACCAGAGGGACAGTGGAATAAAAAACAGAAGACAGACTTGATCGATTCATTGCTCCGTAGATATCCTATTAACCCCACATACGGGATCGTACAAAATGATAACACATTAGCAATTATTGATGGTGTACAACGTCTTTCTACTATTAGAGATTTTATTGGAAATAAGTTCTCGCTTTCTAAGGATATGGAACCTATTATTGTTAATGGAGAAGAAAAGAACTTAGCTGGACTAAAATTCACAAAATTAGATGAGGATGTTCAGAGCGAAATTCTTAATGCAGAATTAGAGGTATATAGAATGTCTGATTGTACTGAAAAAGATGTTCGTGAAATCTTCCGCAGACAAAATGCCGGTAAACCTTTATCTGCAAGACATATGCGTGTAGTAAATGAATCTGATGTATTAAATAGTGAAATCGGAAATCTCGTCGATCACGCATTTATGGATAAAGTTCTTACTCCTACTATGCGTAAGAATGGATCAGATAGAGATATTATAATTCAGACATTGATGCTGATTTCAACGAATCAGGAGAATGATTATACATCATTCAGATCCAAGGATATAAATGCATTTGTTGCTGATCATGGCGATGAGAGCATTGAAAAGATTACTACTCTTACAGAAGCTCTTGATAGATTAAATGAGTCATTTGAAGAAGAAAAATTAAAAGTTCCTTCTACTTCTCTACCTATGATTCTCTATAGCGCATATAGAATCACTAAGGATAAAAAATCATTCAGTCGTCTCGTAGAAGAAATTAGAACATTCCTTGATGGTTATGATGCTAATGATTATTACAAGCAGTTTCTTCAGTCTGGAACTTCTAACCAGGAAAACGTTCGTGGAAGATTTGACTACTGGCGTGAAACTGTAAAGAGAATTGGTTAGTTCTATCAACTAATTTAATCTAATAAACTTCACACAAAGAAATAGGAGAAAGGTTTCAAAGCCTCTCTCCTATTTTAGTGCAGAAAAATGCCCCTTTCACTTTTCCGCTGTTATTATATATTACTTTGAAGTTGTGAAGCAATAAAATATAATCGACAAATGGTGACAATATAAAAAAATAAGGAGCCGTGATATGTTACGATCACAGCTCCCTATTTCATTTTTACCTCCACTCTCTTTTCAGCCATTCTAAACGATATTGAATTTTTGAAATGAAGAAAAGTTACTCCTTGTAGAATGAGCTATCGACTTTTACGCCGTTCTGGTCAACGGATGCATGAAAGTCTTTAGTCCTTTTGGAAAAGACATTATGTACCAGATAGTATCCAAGTCCAATTTCTACAAGTTTCACAATAAATTCGAGTAATTGTTCTTCCATTTTTCACCTCCTTTCCGTGATGTTGATAACGGTCGGGAATTTGGTGTGGAGAACCCACTAGATGATTTTCTTCCAAGAGCGTTACTCTCACTTTCTCCTAAACTAGGATTGTGAAATTAATATGTTACATGATAGAATTACACACGAGATCGTGGTGTGCTCACGATCATATCCTATCATTTATATTGTAGTACCTCTTGGAAGATATTGGTAGTCGGAACGTATGTTTAGAAAAAATAGTTATGGGAGGTAATTATATTGATCAAAAATATTATTGACAAACTACACTACTCAGCACTACGTTTGAAAGCTAAACATGAGTTAGAGCTTAACCAGAAGCGATATAAAAATGGAGAACACATCATACTTGAGGATAGAGAGTATTATCAGCCGGTAGATAAGAAAATGATACGGTATATGAAAACTTCTTATCTCCTGGTATGTATAAAGAAAATAGTTAATCATTGAGCACATATGTTCTGATGGAATTCTGTAATATCTTGTCGTATAATATTAACATGGTAATAAATACCAAATAAATTTGTGGAGATTATTATATGATAGGATCTGATTATATATTATTTTTAGACGAAAGTGCGCAGACAATAGCAAATCCATATTTATTGCTGGGTGGTATCATAATATCAAGAAATGACTACAAAAATATTTTAATTCCATCTATACAGAATACTAAGGCTATTTTAGGAAACCCTAATATCGTATTCCATTATACTGATATAATAAAAAAGCAAAAATCATTTAAAATGATGTGTTCTGATACCATCATGTGTACAAATTTTTGGGATTCATTAAGAAATAGTATTAGTAACGTAGATTTTAAAATAACAACTGCATATACTAATGTAAAAGAATATAATAATGAATATCCCGAATTTTCTCATGATATATATGAGATATTATTTTCTTCTGTTATTAATAATTATATTCATTTTTTAACTAAGAATAAAGCTCGTGGAAGTATAGTATTCGAATCAAGAGAAGAATCCCAAAATAGAAAAATACAGAAATATTATTTTGATATATTACAAAACGGCACAAATATTTATATGCCAGATGCTATTGACAAATATATAACCACTACAAGCTTTACTGTAAAAGAAGAAAATAGCATAGGCTTACAAATTGCAGATATTGTCGCTTATAATTGTGTCAGACATATAAATGGATCAAAAATCACACATCATATGTGGGATGTTTTTGATCCCAAAATATATGATGGATATAAAAATGATATTAAGTCATATGGATTAGTTAAATTATTTTAGTATTGACACTAACCATATTTTTTGATACAATTCTTATACAGACAAGGAAATGGGTGTCCATTAGCTTTGTCTTGTACCATATCAAACGGAAATGGGTGTCCATTAGCTGATAGATATGTGAAAGAAAGGATAAATAAACAATTGTCTTTTGACATGCGTTTAGGAGGAAATAGTGCGGAGTCGTAGGTAAAACTACGGCTCTGTGCTATTTTACTCAAAAAATAAAAGACTCATCTTTCGACAAGTCTTTTACTACTCTTCTATTTTTTATCAAAAATCAGATCCACATTTATTACAATGTCACTGCTTTTCTATCTTTTTTCTTGCTAATCTAAACATACAAGCCAGACGACTTACTGTGTCAATCTTAGAGGTGTCGAGTGAATGGAAATATGGACATTATTTTTTATCTTGTAACAATTCATACAAAATACTTTTATCTAATAAGGTTTGAATTTTGTAACACACTTCCCAAAATGAATCACTTGTTATATGTAATGTTAGACAATTATATAAATCGTATAATATCTTATCATTTTCAAAATCAAAGTGTTTCATCTCATATTTTTTACATATGGAATTATAATAATCAACGTATCCAAAATAATACATGTAACCATATAAAATTCCGTTCCATGAACTGAGGTCTTTTCCTTTATTAAAAGATTCAATATTTTCTTGGATTAGCAATTCACTTTCTAATATATTTTGCATAATACAATCAATACTCTTCTTATTTTGAGAAAATAAATATTGTGCTTGAATATATGTTGCATGATATTCTGTATAAAGTGACAATGCCTTTGATTTAAATTTTGGATTTCTGTCATTTAAAAGCGAATAATAATCGTTCATATGTGTAAATTCATGTGTTAATACATTTTTATAATCAAAATTTTTATCGCACATATATCCCATGTTTATATTAAGTGCCATAGGATTTTTTGTATGTTCGACCTGCATTGAGTAATTGATGTTTTTAATTTCTTGAATAAAATTTATTTTATAATTAGGTAGTTTCATATCAGGAAACATATTTAAAAATTCTTTTTCAAAATTTCGTATGTTATGTTCCCATATTAATTTGTCCTTGTGAAAAATATCATTCATGTAATTATCCTCGGAGGTGATATAATGCAATTTATTGATTCAATTTTAAATTATTACAATGAACAATTAACCAATTTTGAAAAACTCGAAGCTGCTTTTTCTGACGATCAAAAAGAAAAATGGGCAGAGCTTGAAGTACAATTAAATGAAGTGTACGATTCTGGTGTAGTTTCGTAACGTTAGTTCTATTGATGTGGTTACCACTTATATCCACAATTTTTACAGTGCATAGTTTTACCTATATTACTACTTGCAAGACCAAATAAACCAGTAGTTACAAAACGTTTTATGCCAGATATTCTTTCTATGTTGGTGCTGCCGCAGGTGGGACATTTAGGCATGTTTTCGCCATTGTTCTTAAAAGCTGTCTCAGGATCAGCTCCTTGTCAATGATCATATCAGTTTTAACTCCCCAAAAAAAAGAAAGGATTTATATGAATAATATTACACAATCTCTCGATGCAGATTGGGAACAAAAAATACTAAGCACTAATTTAAATGATGATTTTAAGAAAACTTATATATCTGCCATCAGAAAAGAAAATAGTATTCAGAAAAAATTATATTTATATACTATGTTCTTTCAATGGAATGAAATAGCCAATACATTTTAGGAGTTTATGGAGATAAAATTATGAAAAATATTATTAAAGAAAAAATAAACGAGATTATTTCAAACATTGTCGATCAGAAGTTAAAAGAAAATAACTCTTTATCTGACGCTATTCAAAATAATCTCGAAAATTGTTTAATGAAGAGGATTAATAATTAATCATTGAGTATTTTATTTAATACTTCAGTGATTGTATCGCAACAATTTTGTTGAGTCTTGTGATAAATAAGAGCAAACATTTCAATAATTGTCTCATTGTTACTTTTGCCCTCTTTTGCTATATCTAAGGCTTCATCAATAACTGATTGCATATTAGTTTCTAAAATGGTGTTAGAACAGTCTGACACTATTTTAGAAATTTCTTCCTTTGAATAATTTTTCATATAAATACTCTCCTTTTACATATGATATAGTCATCATACAACAAAATGGCATATATTTCCATTCGGAACATATGTTTTATTCGATCCTTAAAAAGTCGCTTTACAACTATTACACTTGAAATTTTTATTAATCTTCTTTGAAAAAATACCCAACATAGCAACAGATGCTACTCTTTCTGTGTTAGATATTCTGGTAACGTTTGTGGAATGACAATAAGGACATTCTACTTTGGGAATATAAGCTGGACTACTAGGATCCTTCGTAGGATCATATTTTGGTTGATTTTTCACAGCTTCAGCTCTGTCAGTATCACAATCTGCGTTATCTATATAAATTAATCTTCCACCACATTTTAAACAAAATTTACTATATGGCTTTGATGAATCAAAAAAATACATTTTTTTACAATCCTTACATTCAAGTATATCTTTGTTTATAATCATCTGTGATTTCTCCTTTTTAATTTAATTATACTCCTCAAACAAGTATAACACAACAAAATAGTATGATATTCACAACAATTAAAGACAGTACAACTCAAATAAATGAATCCATTGGTTTATTTGGTCATTCAATTAAAGAAATCAAAGATACTATATATGATATACAAACATTAGGATTTAAAAAAGCATTATTAGAAGTTCCAACATATGATATATCTGCCATTCAAAAATATAATGATGCAATTGAAGCAGGTTTTACAATTGAAAAATCCAGATCATTGGCTATTAAAGGAACAAATAATGCCACAAAAGAATTAATAATAAATTCGGATGGAGCAATCCAAATTACAGAAGAATTAACAAGTGCATCTAAAGCCTCTACTGTTGCAGCGAAAGCTCAATCATTAGCATACGGAGCAGTCTCAATGGCAGCCAATATGTTAATATCTGCACTTGTAGTAAAAGGCATTGAACTGGCAGCGAACGCAATTGATCATTATGTAAACCGTGCTAAATATGCTGCTGAAGCCATGGAAGAAGCTCAACAAAAAATTGATGATGCAAATTCTTCCTTGAAGAAATTATCTTCCACTCTTAATGAGAATAAAGACAGATTTTTAGAATTATCTACCGGTGTCAACGAGTTTTCAAAGAATGTGTCATTATCTGAAGATGATTATCAGGAATATTTAGCTATCTCACAAGAGTTTGCAGAGCTATCTCCTTCTCTTATTTCTGGTTATGACGACCAAGGCAATGCTTTATTAAATATTGGGAAGAATGCAGAAGAAACAGCTGCTAAACTAAATGAAGTATTAGAAACTCAACAAAATATTGCGAAGCAAACGTTAGTTGATAATCTTGATAAAGTAGCAGAAGGAATATATTCAGAAGTAGACACAAACAAGGGCAAAATCACTCAGCTTAAGCAAGAACTTGCTGATGCCGAACAAGAATTTAGTCAGTTAAATTATGATATTGCAGATATTGCTAAGAATGGGAATGGCATTTTTACATTTAATGATGTAAATGATCCTCTGAGAACATATAGAAATAATTTTATTAAAGCACTAGAGACTGCAAAAATAACATGGGAAGATATGGGTAATGACCAGATTAGAATTGCTGGTTATGAACATGCTACTAATAATGGTGGACAAAATGCTTATCAAATTAGAGACATCGCATTAAAGGAAGCTCAAGAATATTATAATTCATTACAGCTAATGGATAATAATCTTCATGCGGCTAATATAGCAGGTCTTAAGAAAGAAATAGCAGAAAAAGAAAAAGAAATTAATAACTCTTATTCTAAGATGAGTGCAAATTTGCAGGCATGGGTTGAGCAGAATTATAGTTATCAATATTTATCAGACGATTCTCAAAATTTAGTGAATACACTTATTCCTAAAATTGATTGGAATGATTTAGATATTGATCTATTATCTGGATCTGATTATCAAGATTATATCACGAAAAATATTCTAAATCCTTTGATGAGTATACCAAAAGAACATAAAAAGGAAATAGATGATGCTTTTTCGAAGCTGCTTTCATTTGAAGATGGTGATATAAATATTCTTCCTCTAGCGAAACAATTACAGGATAAATTAAAAGAGTTAGGAATCACTATTGATTTAACTCCTATTATCGGTAACGAAGAAGAAGCTAAACGATCATTGCAAAATTCGTTAAGAAGTATAACTGATGATCATGGTATTTCTAATAGAGGTGACTATTCTAAATTAGAAGAATATACAAAAGATTTTAATGTAGACCAAATTGAAGCCTGGGAATCTGTTACTCTAGGTATAAAGGATGCCGATAAAGCTATCCAAGCTTATGAAGAACATTTAAAACAGATTACAGAAGAATCACAGCAACTTTCTTTTACCGAATCTGTTTCTCAAGTTCAAGCTCTCTCAGCTGGTTTCGATCAGCTTGATAAAATCTATGCTGACGTTCTCAATAAAGATGATTTTGACTGGTCTTCCATTCTCAATAATACTTCATTTTCTGAAGCTTTTGGAAGTATGGAAAACGTAACTGATGAATACAAATCTGCTTATGATGATTTTATCAAAATAATTTCCAATAATCCAGATGATATGGATAAATGTCAAGAAGCATTTAATAATCTTGCCACCGCATATGTTCAAAACTCTGGAGCATTAAAGAATCTGACTGAAGAAAACAAACAAGCAATTACTACTATGCTTGAACAGATGGGTGTTTCTAATGCGGAAGAAGTTGTAAATAGTACTCTTATATATCAACAAAAGGAATTAGCCGCGCAAAAAACTGTCCTTGCGAATACAACAAGTGATCTTACGAATGTTACCGCAAGTGAAATAACAAATCTTCAAACCGAAGGAATTGTATCTGAAGAATCAGCACAAGAAATTTTGTTATTCGCAATGCAAAAGCAGGTCGCTAATCTTACTACTATTTCTACTGCTGATGATATAGGAAATCTTAGTTCTCTATGCGTTGCTTTAACAGCTACCGGTGTTGAATGCACAAAGTTAAAACAGCTGATTGATCTGTTAAATGACGACAGTACCATTATGTCAAATGAACGTAGACAGACAATTATCAATCGAGTCCAGAAAGAAATGGAAGAGATCATGGCTGGTAAAGGTCTTGAAATTAAGTTACCTACTATAGATTATACAGGTGGTGATAAAACCAAGTCCTCTGCCGATTCTGCCAAGAAAACAGCCGATGATCTCTATAACAATCTCAAAGAGCAAATCGATGCTTATATGGATTACATGGAGAAATCCTTGGATGCCGGTAAGATTGATTACAATACATACTGCTCTTCTGTCAAAAATTATCTCGACAATCTTTATAATTCTGGAAAGCTGAAAGCGAAAGATTATTTTGATTATACTGAGAAAATGCTTAACAAGCAGAAAGATATCTATGATAAGGTAATCTCTGCTGTAGTAGACCGTTTGGAAGAAGAAGTAGATAAATGGCAGGAAAAGATTGATGAGTTGGAATCTACTAACGATAAACTTAATGATAATCTTTCCAATATGGATTCAGCTCTCGATGCGATTGATAGAGTTTACGATAATGAGATTGATCGTATCCAGGCTATTATAGATGGATTGAAAGATGCAAACGATGAACGTGATCGCACTCTAGCTCTCGAAAAAGCTAAGTATGAATTAGAAAAAGCATACTCACAAAAAATAAAGAAACTTTATGTTGAAGGGAAGGGATATATATATACTCCCGACTATGATGCCATTAAAGATGCTCAAAGTTCATATGATGATGCTGAATTAGATATAAAAACATCGGAGCTTCAGAAACAGATCGATACTCTGACCGACTTCAAATCCAAGTGGGATAATGTTAAGAACGCTTATCAAAATAATATTGATGAGATGAATGCATCTGCTCTACTTGGTTCCGAATATCAGAAATTGATTCTCAATAACAATATCTTAGATGTTGAAAATTTCAAGAACCAGTATGTCGGCATCCAACAGCAAATCAACAGTAATGAAGAACTGATTAAGTCTTATAATGAAAAAGTTAATTATTACAATAAGCTGAAGGAACAATGGCAATCCATTACTGATGAATATAATACACAGATGAATGCGCAGTATGCCAGTCAGGTACTTGGTGCAAACTGGGAGAATGATGTCCTTAATGGCAGATTGTCTACACTGGACGGCTTTAGAACGCAGTATATTTCTGTTCAACAGGCTATTGCGGATGCACAATGGCAGTCTGCTAATGAGCAGATTAAAGCATTACAGGCTTTAGCCAATGCGGCATGGGCATCAGCAAATGAGCAAATCAATGCCGCTAAAGAAGCACAGAAAGCAGCTTCTGGAAGTACTGGTTCTGCCGGTTCCGTAGGATCTGCTTATAATGTGTCGGGAATGATTAGTGCCGGTGCACCTACCAGTGTCATCAACAAGATCACTGGAAAAAAGAGTAATACAAGTGCGGCGGCCACTGCTGATCAGCGGAAGAATAATTCTAATATTATCATGTCCAATGAACAGAAAAGGATTATTGCTGCATCAAAGAAACATGTTAGAAAGTATGCAAACGGTGGAGTTGTCAAGATCAATCCTGACGATTTGTTAGCTGATCTTGCTAAACAGCATGGCGAAGATGGATTCGTTATGGCTCGTAATGGTGAACGTGTTCTTACACCTAATCAGAATGCATCTTTTGAGAAGTTTGTTGATTTGATTACTGGTATGAATATTACACCACAGATGCTTATGCCTGATTTTACAAAATTTGCACCTGGAACCACTACGGATAATTCTTCTGTCATTGTTAATATTGGCGACATAAATCTTCAGGGTGTTCAAAATGCAGAACAACTTGGAGACGCTATCATTAAACGTCTTCCTGGATATATTACTCAGAAGTTTAACAATAAACAAAGATAATTTTATGGAGGGTAGTTTTATGCTACTCTCCTTTTCTATGGTGATTTTATGGAAAATACTGAACGTGCATTAGATACATTAACACAATGTATTTATAAAGCAATTGATAAAAAAATAGAAAAATTATTTTGTGATTATGAGGCGATTGTTCTTTCTAGTGAAGAAGATTATTGCACTGTTTTGATTAATAATGCCAAATATAAAGTTAAGAATGGCACTGCTATTACTTTCCAAAAGAATGACAAATGCTTGGTTCATTATATTAATGGCAACCAACAGAAAAAGCTTATTATCGCAAAATTATAGAAAGGAGAGTATCCTAAGCAATCAGATTTATTGACCAATATGATTAAATGTGTTTAAATATACTCAAAGGAGTAAATTATTATGAACACATCAAATATCACAAATTACAAGCCAAAAGATTTTGCTGAACTGTTAGGTGTATCTGTAAAAACATTACAGCGTTGGGATAGAGAAGGAACTCTAAAGGCAAATCGGACTCCAACTGATAGACGTTATTACACTTATGACCAATATCTACAATTCAAAGGAATAAATACTGAAGATGACCAACGTCAGGTAGTTATTTATGCCAGAGTATCTACAAGAAATCAAAAAGATGATTTACAAAACCAGGTTACATTTTTACGACAGTTTTGTAATGCCAAAGGTGTTATTGTAGACCAGTGTATTGAAGATTATGGAAGCGGTCTTAATTACAATCGTAAAAAGTGGAACGAATTATTAGATGAAGTGATGGAACAAAAAATCAAAACTATAATCGTAACTCACAAAGATAGATTTATCAGATTTGGTTACGACTGGTTTGAAAAATTCTGTACGAAGTTCAATACGACCATCGTGGTAGTGAACAATGAAGAACTATCACCACAAGAAGAACTCGTGCAGGATATTGTTTCAATACTCCATGTGTTCTCTTGTAGGTTGTACGGACTTCGTAAGTATAAAAAACAAATAGAAAGGGATGTGGAAATTGCTAAAGAGCTTCAAGACGGAAATAAATCCGTCAGAGGAACAGAAAGTCAAGATTCATAAGACGATAGGAACTTGTAGATTTATTTATAATTTCTATCTTGCTCATAACAAAGAACTTTACGACAACGGTGAAAAGTTTATGAGTAGTAACAAGTTTAGAGTCTGGCTTAACCATGAATATCTTTCTGAGTATCCAGAGTATTCGTGGATTAAGGAAGTTTATTCAAAAGCAGTAACTCAGGCAGTAAATAACGGACAAACTGCTTTTGCAAGATTTTTTAATCACGAGAGCGCTTTTCCTAATTTCAAAAAGAAAGGCAAATCTGATGTAAAGATGTATTTTGTAAAGAATAATCCCAAAGATTGTCGTTGCGAAAGGCACAGAATCAATATTCCGTCACTTGGTTGGGTTCGCATCAAAGAAAAAGGATATATTCCAACAACTAAAGACGGATATGTGATTAAAAGCGGCACGGTCTCAATGAAAGCTGACAGATACTATGTTTCAGTTCTTGTAGAAATTTTAAATAACAAGATAGCCAATAATTCCAATGCAGGAATTGGCATTGACCTTGGATTAAAGGATTTTGCCATTGTTTCTAATGGTAAAACTTATAAGAACATTAACAAATCTGCAAGATTAAAGAAACTTGAAAAACAGCTTATTCGAGAACAGAGAAGTCTTTCTCGAAAGTATGAAAATTTAAAGAAAGGAGAGTCCACTCAAAAAACAAATATACAAAAACAAAGGCTTAAGGTACAGAAACTTCATCATAGAATAGATAATATTCGTACTGATTACATCAATAAAACAATCGCAGAGATAGTAAAAACCAAACCATCTTATATTACGATTGAAGATTTGAATGTAAAAGGTATGATGAAAAACAGACATATTTCAAAAGCTGTTGCTTCACAGAAGTTTTATGAATTTAGAACAAAGCTTCAAGCTAAATGCAATGAAAATGGAATCGAACTTCGAGTAGTAGATAGATGGTATCCATCATCTAAAACCTGTCACTGCTGTGGCGCTGTCAAAAAAGATTTAAAGCTTTCAGATAGAATGTTTAAATGCAGTTGCGGTTATGTCGAAGACAGAGATTTCAATGCTGCACTTAATTTGAGAGATGCGATAACTTACGAAGTTGCATAACTAAAACGCAAACGTAAGTATGTACCGAAGGCTATTTTCGGGAATTTACGACTATGGAGTGTACAAGAACTTGTGAGTAGATATGATTTCGGTCAATCCAAAGCATACACGATGAAGTAGTAAGTAATGTTCGTGAGAACTTACATTATCTCGATGTGATCATATTTAATCACATTTTGAGTGGCAGATTTATGGCTATACCTCAAAAACAAATTGACTCTTACGATGTGGCTGAGATTTCCGATGATACAGTTTTTATTGCCGTTGATAACGGTAAAACAATAAATACAAAGGGTGAAAATATATCAAACTATGTCATACAAAGTTTACGTTATGCTACTAGGGCTGATATAGATAAACTCTTTAAACAATAAGGAGGAAAATCATGCCTAATATTAGTGAATCCATTCTAACATTAAGTGGAATGGAGTATTATGAAGGGAAAAATAAGGATAGACTGGATTCTGGACTGGCAAAGAAAGCTGAAAAAGCGCATACACATATTAAATCAGAAGTAGGATTAAATAATGTAGATAATACTTCTGATATAAATAAACCGGTTTCAACTGCGCAGCGAAAGGCTATCGATGATGCTTATACTAATTCTAATGCTTATACAGATCAAAAAATTGCAGATCTAATTAACGGTGCTCCTGAAACAATGGATACATTAAAAGAGCTTTCCGATGCAATCAATGAGAATAAAAATGTAGAGTCAGCTTTAAATGAGGCCATTGGAAAGAAAGCAAATCAAACAGAATTAGATACGCATACAGGAAATACTACGATTCATATTACTCCGTCTGAACGCACAGATTGGAATAAAGCAAAAACACATGCAGATTCTGCTCATGCTAGAACTGATGCTACCAAAACAGAGAAATCGAATACCAATGGAAATATTAAGATTAATGGTACGGAGACGAATGTTTATACTCATCCAGGATCTGGGACTAATCCTCATGGAACAACCAAAAGCGACGTTGGATTAGGAAACGTAGATAATACTGCCGATGTAAATAAGAGTGTTAAACATGCAACAAGTGCTGAAAGTGCGGTAAATGCATCTACGGTTAATAATCATACCGTAGAATCTGATGTTCCCGCAAATGCCGTATTTACAGATACAGATACATGGATACCTTTTGTTGGAGCTACTGCGGATAATCCAGGTACAGCAGGTTATATTCCTGCACCATCTGCCGGTGATCAAGCAAAGTTTTTCTGTGGAGATGGTACATATAAAGAAATTAAGGCAACTAACACTCATGGATTTGTAAATCAGGATGAAGAACCTGTCAATCAATCCACGGGCGATGAATGGTTAAAAGATTATGAATAGGAGGTGATTCATCATGGCTATTTTGCCTACTCCAATATTATCTTTTGTTCAAGCATTCGATCCAACAAACATAGAAGTATTTCAATTTTATTATTCAGGTAATCAGATTGAGAAAAAAAGAGTTGTTATAACAGATAATACAACGTTTGAAACTGTATTAGATGACACGCAATTAGGTATGAAATTATCATATGAGCTTGCTGCCAATACATTAAAACCTGGACAATATTCTATTCAAATTCAAGTATTTGATTTTGATGGTAATTCCAGTGAGTTGTCTCAGCCAGTACTCTTCTATTGTTTCTCTACTCCACACATCACATTTGTTGATTTTAAAAAGAGAGTCAATAAATCAAGTATAGATGTCAAAATTTCTTATTCCCAAGCAGAAAATGATGTCTTAAAAGAATATATTTTGTATTTATATGATACCGAGAAAAATTTAGTTGGACAATCTAGTGTATTCTATAATCTTGATAATCCTACTTACACATTTTATGGAATTAAGAATATTACTTCGTATTATGTGAGATGTGTTGGTAAGACTGTACATGATATGGATGCGGATACTGGCTATTGGGAATTTACGGCAGATTATATCGTACAACCTAATAACATGTTTATCCAAGTAGTGAATAATCGCTGCGAAGGATATATTACGGTTGATTGTAATATCGTAGATATTGGATTTAACGTTGAAGGAAACGATCCAATATTCAAAGATGGAGAGGTTATTCTTGATAATTCCAAGGTAACGTATATATCAGGATATAACTTTTCCGATGCATTTAGTATGTTTATTAAAGCAAGAAATGTTCCTCTGAATAAATCATTTTTTGGATATACGACATCCGACGGTGAAGTATCTTTGTCAATACAAAAAATAGCTACTGCATATTATTGTGTATTAGAAGCAACATCTGTGTTAAATAATTATGTTAGATATGTAGAATTACCAGATGCTATTCTGCTAGATAAGGAAAATAATCAAGTTACTGATACAGATTCAAATGTGACTATGGTATCATTAAATAACGATAGTGCTTTTCCAGTAATATTTGAAGTAAAACGTAAAAATAATTTATATAACCTGAAAGTCTATTATGAAGAGAACGGTTATGTTAAAGCATAAGGAGGTGGACTGACATGCTTTTTCTTGGAACTACTTTTTTGGGAGCTAGGTATGTTATGGATCCATCTCCCACTAAGGCAAAAGATGTAAAAAATATTTATATAAATAATGGTACATTTGACCAGCTATTTGTTTCAAAAAATCCTGATTTAAAAGCAGAGAATAGATTTGATGATTGGGATTATGATACTATTCTTAATGCAGATTTTGATGATGGCACACTTGAAGCAGGTAACTCTGGATTCTCATTAAGGAATACAGATTATGTAGTTATTAAATGTAGGCAAGTCGGCGATCTTGAATGGAGAACTATATATACTAAGAAGATCAACGTGGAAGAAGATTTTAAAATTAATATAAATGATTATTTTGAACCATCTAATACACAACTTGAATATATGGTTGTATCTGTATGTAATGGCATTGAAAATACTTATGTTACAAGAGAGCTTAAATCTGAATTTGACGGATTATTTATCTGCGATAAAAATGAAATCTTTGGCACGTTATATAACCTTGATACAATGGACACTACAAGAAATACACAATCATCAACTATTGATCTCTTAAATAGTCAATATCCTACTATAATCAGTAATGGACAATCTAATTATGATTCTGGTACTGCTTCAGGTACATTTATCAAATTCGACCAAGATAATCACACAATTGACATACCGAGTGGATTAAAATATCATTCTGAACTTAAAAATTGGCTTGCCAACAAAAAGCCAAAGATACTCAAATTCCACGATGGTCGTATATGGTTAATAAGCGTTACAGGAGGAATCACGGATTCAGGAGATTCAATAAATTCTTTAAGAAAGATTAGCTTTGATTGGGTAGAGATTGGAAAGCCTGATTCAGAAACGTTATATAATTGTGATTTGTCTGATGTTGGAAGGGAATGGTGGCATTAATGAATTATGTTATTACCGAGCTTGATAAGCAAACCATTTTGCAACCTACACTAAAATATACATATAGGATTACAATAACTGATGATAATGGAAATGTATTGCAAGTAATGAATGACATTACTCCGTCCAACTATGACATATCTTCTGATAATCAAATTAGACGTAACATACAGAGTACTATTCAAAACATTAAAAATGTTGAAGAATGGATGAATTTATACATGCGTCTAAATTTCGTATTTGATATTGGTGTGTTTAATTATTTTAAAGGTAATTATATTTGGTATCCTTGCGGTACGTATGTACTTACAGATAGTAGCACAACATATGATGCAACAAATAATTTGTTGTCTACGACATTAATGGATTGGTTTTCTAAGATGGATGGAACACGCAATGGACAAGTTGGTGGTGCTCCTACCATTGTAATTCAGCAAAATGATGCTGATGGAAAAGCTACTACTATTCAAAAAGCTTTAAGAAATTTTATCACAGCTGAAGAGATTACTGATAAAATTTTAATTGAGGATATTGGTGAATTTTATGGTCAGCAATCTACTAATCCTACTGGATATGAAAAATATCGTAAGGAAAATCCAGATTGGAATAAAATGCCATATGATCTTGAATTTTCCGCAGGAGATACACAAGCTACTATTGTGGCAGGAGTTACTGATCTATATCCAAATATTCAAGCATATTTTGATGTTTATAATAATTTCTGCTGTAATATGGTTCCGTCTTGTGTAAATGATCCAGTTGTTTTGGATAATGATTTTTTACAAAAAGTTTTAATATCTGATAATTCAGAAAGTACTACATATTCGCTCTCTTCTATCAAAAATGTTACAGAAGTTTTTGGCAAATCATATGAGATAGATCGGGATGCAGATGATAAATGTGAAGAGTCTAATGGTGTATTTACTCTCACATTAGATAAGTATGATGAATATACTGAGTATCAAATCATAGCATTCAAACCAAAAGTAACAAATACTGATAATGCACAAATAAAAATCAACTCATTACCGGCTTTCCAAGTCTACAATGAATATTCTACCACTTCTATCGCTTCAGGCACTTTTATCCCTAACGAAGTTAATACTATTATGCTAAGAAAGAAAAACGAAACATGGATTTCGTATTATCTTGGTCAGTACCAACCTCATGCTTTATGCGTGTTAACTGCGGACGAAAATGACAAGAAGTACACTAAAAAGTATTTTGCAGACAAATATAATTGTAAAAATATTACATTTAGGGTTGAATCTGAAAGTCCATATACTATTCAAAAAATTGGAGAAGTACTTGACGTAAAGACTGGTGATGAATTTGATAACATCATATCTGAATCTGTGGCAGCACAAAATGCAGTATATTTTAATCAGCAAGCTTCATCTATGAATGAAACAATTGAAATTAGTACGAAGATGTTGCCATGGTTAGATATTAACATAAAAGTTGAATATAAAAAAATAAATAGCAATGATATTAGGCAATATATTATAAAAAATATTTCGAATGATTTGAGCAGCGGAACTTCTACTCTTACATTGCAAAGATTTTATCCATTGTACTTTGTTTGATATATTTTAATATATAGTTGTTTATATAATGGCAAGTTAAATTGGTTTGATATAAAAAATGTATATGGCGAATATACAGCAGTTGGCTCTAATAACAGTGTAGAAATTTGTAGGTTATCATTGACACCTGGCACGTGGCTTTTATTAGGATATATAGATAACAGTATGAGTAAAGACACTATTTATAATAACTCTATATTTAGAGAGTCTCTAAGTCATCATTGCCAAACTGTACGTAGTACTTTAATTGGTGGCGGTGGAAGTGTTAATTCCTATGCAATTACCGTACAAACCAATATGGATATGCTATTGGGCACTTATGATAATTCTGATATTAAAGGCAATATATTTAAAGGGACACTTTTAGCAATAAGATTATTAAAATTATAATATTAATAGTACCATATGCGAAGTTTAATAGTTTTTGCTATATCCTCTATATTATAAGTAATATGCCGCTTACAGTACATTTCAAAATTACTGTGCTTGGTATAGAACTCCGACATATGCATTGGCTGGTATCCTACCTGTGGCAGATGAATTAGAGTATCTTCCCTGTATATAAACATATCCAGTATTTATTCCTGTTCCGACTTCAATGCCGTTCACGTGGGTATATTGTGCGTCATCTCTATTATAAAGTGCCCATGAGCAGACAACTATAGGTATATATCCTGTTTTTGTAACATTAAATGTGATCGTAAAATTGCTACTTTTGTTTAATATTACATCCGAACCGAGTTCGACTTTTTCTGTCACAAACTTATTTAACTTGCCATTTATAATAAGTTCATCCAATGCAATTTTGATGTATTTTAATATAACTAAATGGCAAGTTACATGTGAATTTTGATAATTATTTGGGCGCAATAACGAACAGTGGAAATATAATTATACCTAATGATTGTTGGTTAATTGGTACAATATCGTCTCCTACATCAGAGCCATCTTATATAAAATATGGTGGATCCGATGGAATACTATTATATAGTGCAACAACAAATGGAGGAGTAATTGACATATTACTTCCTGTTAAAGCGAATACAAACCTATATATTCGTGGTGGAGCTACTGTTGCACTTAAAATGTTTAAATAAATCAAATCCATTGCGTCCATGTGCCATTAAAATACACACAATGGGCTGATTTGCCATAGGCATCAATATAGTGTAAATATAGCATTTCGGCTGTTTCCGTATAATATATAGATCTCCGAATTACAATCAGCATGCCAGCAGAATCAAATCCGGATGGTATATCTGTTGCTTCGGATCCAATTGTATATATTCCAGTTTTTAATTTCGGATTTTTAATAGATCCATTTAAAATAGATCTGTTAAATAGGGTATCATCCTCGTGTAACTTGCCATTATTATATATTTATTTTTTTAATTTTTACTATAAAACTAGAAAGGAAATTTTAATTTAATGACTTTCGAACTATCAAACTATAAAGATGTTGATAGTATTATTATTCCAATTATAGATGAATTTTATAGACTTCGTGATTCTGGTAAGAATGATGAAGCCTATAATTATATTAAACAATACGAATCTGATTTAAAACCATATTCTATTGACTGCGGATCATTCAATAAAATTGAACTTGGTATTTGGGAATTGGCAAAAGAAATTTTTTATAATCAAAAGATTATTTTTACAGATATTAATTCCACAGAGCCTGATCCAGATGTAGAACGTATGAATGTCAATAGTGAATGGTTGAAGGAATATGAATAGGAGGTGCAATATTGTCTAGTTTAAATAATTTTAAACCGCATCTCAGAAATGATATATCCTTGGATGATGAAAAAATATACAATCAACATTCTAATTTAATAAAAACAAAACAATATAAAGAAGCTGTTACTCTTCTATCACAAAATAATCAGATAGATAGTGTAACAGCTTCTTTATTAAATTCATGGGAACAAAAAATTTTTAAATTAAATGAAATCGGATCTGAATTTTATGATCCATATTTATATAGCCAAGAAGAACCTTTTGAAACTGAAATGATCGGTAAAACTATTTGGCAACAAGAATATTAAGAAAGGAATTATTATAATGAGTATTTTAACTGGATTTAAAAAAGTTAAAAATTACATATTAACAAGTTCTGGATATCAGCTTTTATCACGTTGGACAAGTTCTCAAACTGTTGAATTTGATGATGGAAAGACCGCTCAAGCAAAGCTCGGAGAAATTAACGGTATTGCGAAAACTTATGTTGACATGAAGAAAGCAACAGATAATTCAATGGCAGCCTCTGCAAAGGCAGTAATGGAAGGATTAGAAAACTCTTCGGCATTAATATCAATGACTCAAGCAGAATATGATGCGTTAAGTGATGAGGAAAGAACAGACAATAATATGAGGGCTATTCTTGATGCAAATCCTGATGTTGTTGATGCAAAAAATGTCAATTTTGACAATACAGATACTAATTTAACAGCTACAAACACGCAGTCTGCTATCACTGAATTGAATGGCAATTTAGTTAAAACAAATGAAACAGTATCATCATATTTCAAAGCCTATAGTATTGGTAGCGGTAGTGAATTAACTGATTGCAATGATTTACCACTCTATTCCATCGGGTACGTCTATCCAACTGCAAAAAATAATGCCTTTTCAATTTCAAATATGGTTTTTACGATTGGAACTAGCAGTGTTTATAAAACACAATTTGCAATTAGTTCAGAGGATGGGTCATTAAAGACTAGATATAAATCAAGTGGCGGTTGGACTGCATGGAAAGCTAATTAATTAATTATCTAATGTAGAATGTTACGAAAAAACCACTTGTTTGAGCAGTACCATTTTTAACGTAATCAACTACATTGATTTCTGCATCACTAATATAAATAGTACACGTTTGCCAATTTGATGATCCCAGATAACATCCTGGTCTGGCATACCCAGTACCATTTATATGACCATTAATAATAGGATACGTTTCGGAAGTTTCAAAGTAACTTAATGTCGTTAATATCAATAATTCCTTGTATGACGATAGATCTGGTATTGTAAGACCTTTTCCAGAACCTATAGCACTTAATGTTGTTACTGTACTAATAAGCTTCCACTCTTTTGGTAAATTGCCATTATCACAAGACTATTTTTCCAAAAAACAATTTAATATTATTATTTTAACAATATAGTGACATTTTTCTCAAAATCATTTTGCAATATATGTCACTTTTCATTATTTTTATATATTTTATTTTTAGAAAGGAGAAAATTAAAATATGTCAAAAATTATGTATAAAGACAAACAAATATTAGGATGTATATCAGACTCAAAATATGCAGCATATGATAATACAGGCACTGGACTAAGTGCCACTAATGCTCAAGACGCTATCACTGAATTGAATGGCAAGTTAACAAACACATATGCTTTTTTATATGGTAATTATTTTGCAGCAAATGTAACAAATACGGTAGAACTTAAAGATGATTTTCAGAATTACAAACTTCTTTTATTCGTATGTAACAACGGAACAGCTCAGATGTATGCTCCTACTGTGTATCCAGCATCGTATATCAAAGAAATATATGATTCCACTAAAAATACTCAGTATCTTGGGACATATCCATCAATTACTACATTTATCGGTAGTACAATAAGTGGATCTTTTATTCCAATTGCTGGCAATAAATTCAAACTTACTACTGGTATGAGCGGCACATTTATCATTTTGGGATTAAAATAATTAGTTAGCCCAAATAATAGTCACATCTGTCGTAACAGATGATACATTAGTATTTAGGTATAACTTAACAACACCGTCTGTATCACATAATGCGCTGGTAATATAAGTAGCTACAGTGCCATTACTTATTACATTGCGCATAGCAATAATACAGGCACCTTTTTTAATACCATCTATTAAAACAGTTGCTCCATCACTACTTTTTGTGAAAGATACTTTTACTTTGGTTATATTAAGTAACTTGCCATTATCACAAGTCCACATTATTTTGTCTTAATTCTGTTGATTTATTTATTGTTTTTTATAAATGGCATACAATTAATTAACGGCATTTAGTTAATAACGTGATATATTTTCTTTATTAGGTTATATCTATTAATTATTTATAAGGTTAATATGTTTATGTATTTTTATATCAGGTTTTCGTATGACTTAATTTACTCTAAAACTAAATTTAATAAGGTTTTATTTCAAGTTAGAAGTAGCTTAGATATAATCTAATAAAGAAATATTTGTCTATAATGTTTGATATTAGAAATTTATTATATAAATAATGGCAAGTTACAAACAGCAAATTTATATCTTGGAGATATAATAAAAGTAAGTGCAAATGTAACAACTATTGGTTGGCATAATAATGATATAAACATACCAACCGCTGCTAAGATTGATGGTTATGAATTTGTGGAGTATATACTAAGGTAAACGTCAAATCCTACGCCGACCCTTAAATTTAACGCCGCTTTTATGAGCGGCGTGGTTTCCGACATTCCTCGGGAAGTTCCTCTGCCCAGGGCATCAGCTGATCTAGTTTTGCCGG